TTAAAACATCACGCCGCGATCATTCGATAAATAGCAGCCCTCTAATGAGCTTGCAATTTTGTGGTATCTATTATCAAGCTCAACAAGAAATGTATTTATCATCTCATTATAAATATGTGCAGCCTCTTCGTAAGTATCAGCAAATGCATAATACGATTGATTTGTATTCACGCTGATTGTGCGATTCTTTGTTTTAAACTTCGAGTTCCAATAATCCTTATTATGAATAGATCCTTGTACCGGCTTGCAATTGATGCCGGCCTTCGTATCATCAAATCGAAATCCAGTGCACCAGACTTCTTTATCTTCTGGAACAGACATAAGTGTATAAGTCATGTTCTTTACTCCTTCTATCACCTACAATATGCATGTAAAAAGGCGGATTCTCTTGCAAGCAATCTCATTCTAATTCCACAAGTGCATTTGCACTCAGGACATTGGATCTCTGCCGGACGCCCTGTATTATCATAATTTCTTACCGTTTCACTAACAGGTCGTGCCGGCAAAGGCCATACATGAAATTCAGATCTTTTAGCTTCAAATACACAGCCACAAGAGTCACAAGTTACTTTATATATTTTCTCAGAATCTTTTGTCTGACTCGTTCCGTGTTTTACAACATTCATATTTTTATTCCTCCCACCCACCACTACGATTATGTATCAGATACCAAACTTGGCGTTTACCTTTTTCAGATTGTCCGCCGCCTCGGCATATGCGTCGCGTGCGGCATGATAATCGGCCATCTTAGCAGCCAGAATTCGCTTTGCTTCCTGTTCGGCAGTATCAGCATTTGCGAGCTCCTGATTCAGCTGAAAACCTGCCGCCTTGATGCCACTGGTAAAACCCTGCAGATCACTGGATGCAACCTTTTTCTCAGCGATATAAGTACCCCTCTTACCGTTGACAACAGAGTCGGTGTTGAACATCTTTACGATACGATCAGTGGTGCCATCATTAACGTGATAAACATAAAAATACTTAGCCATAATTTAGTCCTCCTTAACTTTTTCAAACGTATAAATCGTATGTGCTGTTTCAATTTTGACAATTTTTTCATCTTCTGTAATCGAGACAGAAGTAACGGGAGATGTATGCATCCCACCTGGATACGGATAACCCTCATTGTCTTTTACATATCGGAACTGAGCAATCCAGCCGACAGGAATTGGACGGAACTGCATTGTCATACCGATCCATTCTGGATACCACCCGTCAGTACGAGTTTTGCCTGTATCTACGTAAGCGGCATCCTTCATAATGTAATCGCCTTTCGGCATTTGAATCAAATCGTTCATTAGTCTCTCCAATCAAAAGCTCCGCTTGTACTTTTTATGAGCTGCACTGATACTGTTGCAAGATCTCGATTGGCAATATAGTTCGACCCGAGTTTAATCCAGCCAGTTTCCTGCCCAAGATTTTCTTCAACCAGTGCTTCTATTTCTTCTTTCTTTTTGGTTGCATCCGATTCCATAGCTTCTCCAGCCTCTTTGTGGCTCATTTTATCGCGATAATCGGAATTTTCATAGTCAGCTGAAAAGCTATGATCTGTGCCATTTCTTAGACAATAGTTGACATAGACAGTCCAGCATCTATATGGTTCAAATTGTCTTTGCTCTTTGACTTCTTCTGCCTTTTCAGGTTCTTCTGACGGCTTTTCTTCTGATTTATCCCAGAACATTTTACATCACCCGCTCCTTTTCATCCCAGTGTTTGATACCGTATTTGTCACGAACACGATTTAATCTTGCAAGAATTTCTTTGTATTGCAGATTGTTTGGTTCTGTCTCGAACATGGCCGTCTCTGCTTTCCCAAGTTCTTCGTTATATCTATAACCACCATTTCTTAGCTTTTCCCCAATAACAATCAATTCGTCATCACTTTGTACCGATTCGTCATAGATACCATTTTCATCATAGTATTTAACACGTCTTTCTACATATGGGGATTTAACTGTATATCCAAAACTACATCGCATAAGCAATACTCCTTAATTGTTAAACACCAGTGCTTCCGAAGCCATTATCACCACGCTCAGTTTCATCTAGTACTTCGACAACATCGAACTGTGCCTGATAATACGGAACGAACATGAACTGTGCGATACGGTCACCATGGACGATTTCCTGAGACATATCAGAGTGATTGTGCAAAGGAATAAAAGCCTGGCCACGATAATCCTCATCCAACACGCCAACTTTGTTCGCAGGAGCCAGCCCCTTCTTGGATGCCAGGCCACTACGGGCAAATCCGAGAATCGCCCAGCCAGGTGCAGGAGCAAAACGCAGGCCGGTACCGATCATACGGGTCTCATGTGGATGGATATAGATAATAGGATTCCCCTGCTCGTCATATAGGTCGGCCTGATCCGCCGGGATATAAGCGTACACATCAGCACAGGCGGCCTTCTCGGTGCCATAAGTAGGGATGTGAGCGTCAGGATAGATCTTGTTTACTTTTACAATAGGGTTCATATTAGTTCTCCTTCCATAATACGACTTCGTTCTTTTTTAAACTCTGCTTGACATCGATCACTCTTTGATTATTGCTGCCAGCCCATGGCAATGAAATATCGCGCTGAGTTTCGATATATGGGCCATCCACTAGAACATCCACATAATTTAGATGATCCCAGTCTTTGATTTGATCCCACTCGTATCCAGTCCACATCCAGATATCCTTAGTGTCGCCGAACTCTTTGCGGACACGCTCACAGATATAGCCAACGATAAGCCGGTTCTGAACGAACAGAGGGTCTCCCCCGCTGAATGTCAAGCCTTGAATATAATCGGGGCGAAGCAGATCAAGCAACTCTTGCATGGTGTCTTCGATGAATGGATTACCGGCGGCCGCATCCCACGTCTGAGGATTATGGCAACCGGGACAACGATGGGAACAACCTGAGCACCAGAGTGTGACCCTGCAGCCGATTCCATTTGCGATATCTGGTGTTGTTATCTTGATATAGTTCACTAGTATTCCTCCTCTCATGCCACCACTCCCACCCTTACTTGATTTATTTACTGCTTCTTACTATTCGCAGATCTGCCAAAGATAAGCAGCACCAGCCAAATACCAGTTGCTGCCCATAGATTAAAATCTGGCCCAAGCAGCTTCCAACTGCCATATAACACAACAGTCGTAATGAACCACGACAGAATAAAACCAAGAAAACCCGAAATGAATTTTGCAATATCATTCATGCGATATCACCTGCCTTTCTTTAGTTGTCGATTTTGTTTTTATAACAAAACCGTCCTAATTCGTTGCGTCCCATGAAACCATCTGATATCGCGTATTTCAGGTTTTCTTCTCGTGTAACCCATTCAAGATTGGAAGCAGCGTTATTATGTCTGTTACAATCCAAATGATTTACCTCGTCAACATTACGAATATTAGGAACAAAAAGTTTTGCTATGATTCGATGTATGTAAACGTCTTCTCTTTTACCGGTTGACTCTCTACGAATATAAACTCTGTCATATCCATGAAGAGTCGGTCTAGGCTTTACTTCTCTTGGCGCAGTTCGCTTTGATAAATCATAACGATCTCTGCATCCTTGAGCCAGTGTGGTCTAAATATGCCCATCGGCAGATGCGTAGTATCCTGCAAAATCAGGAATCTCGATCAAACCTACTTGCAATTGCGTCATCTCCTTCCGTGAAATCCTCCCACCCTCCACTTTCCTTAAATATTAGTTATCGCTCAAATGAACCACGCGATCTCTAATCTCTTGCGTTCTTCCTTGGTTCCAGAAGTTGCTGCCGATATCCTTAATACCCTCGGTTTCCCGATATTTTATAGGGAGTAGAACATACAATAATGATTCGATATTATGTTCGTTGAACGTCCTCCATATCAAAAAGACTTAGGAGTTTCGATGCGTCAGAGGAACTTTCATCCTCGGTCGCCCAATCACAACAATTTTTATGGTCTATACTTTATGCCGCTTTCACGCTTGCCGTTTCCAGCTTCGTTGTAGCTTGTTGTGCTCTAAGGGGTTTCCCGCAGTTTAATCGATTTAACGTGGACCATATCGGTTTATAATCCACAGGTACGGCGGGCGACATTCATCTTACTCTGGTCACGGTTGCCGCAATTTGGGCACTCCCACACCAGCTTGCCGTTATCCTCAACAATCTTGATCTCGCCGTCGTAGCCGCAGCACTGGCAGTAATCGGACTTGGTGTTCAGCTCGGCATACATGATATTGTCGTAGATGAACTTCATTACACTGAGAACTGCCGGAATGTTGTGCTGCATATTGGGCACTTCCACATAGCTGATAGCACCGCCCGGGGATAGCTTCTGGAACTCGCTCTCAAACTTGAGCTTAGTAAAAGCATCAATATGCTCACGAACGTTTACGTGATAGCTGTTGGTGATATAGTCGTGGTCTGTGACATCAGGAATAATGCCGAATCGCTTTTGCAGGCACTTGGCGAACTTATATGTAGTAGACTCCAACGGAGTGCCGTACAGAGAGTAATCGATGTTTTCTACTTCTTTCCATTCTGTGCACTTATCATTCATATACTGCATGATAGACAGCGCGAACGGTTTTGCTTCAGGATCGGTGTGGCTCTTGCCAGTCATATACTTCACACACTCATACAGACCAGCGTAGCCCAGGCTGATGGTGGAGTAGCCGCCAAAGAGCAGCTTGTCGATCTTCTCGCCCTTCTTCAGGCGTGCCAGTGCGCCATGCTGCCAATGAATAGGACTCATATCAGAAATAGTGCCGAGCAACCGCTTATGACGAGCCTGCAATGCACGATGACAAAGATCAAGACGTTCATCAAAGATTTTCCAGAATGCGTTCATATCTCTACCAGAGCTACATGCTACATCCACCAGATTGATGGTGACAACACCCTGATTGAAGCGGCCGTAGTATTTCTGACCCTTGACCCAGTTCCCTGCATTCGCTACATTCTCAGTAGTTCGGTCAGGAGTGAGGAAGCTCCTGCACCCCATACTTGTCCACACGCCGCCTTTGAGCTCTTTCATAACCTTTGCAGAGATATAATCAGGAACCATACGTTTTGCGGTGCACTGTGCTGCCAACTCAGTCAAGTGATAATATTTAGAATCCGGATGGATATTATCCTCATCAAGAACATAAATCAGCTTCGGGAATGCAGGAGTAACATACACACCAACTTCATTTTTGACACCTTTGATACGCTGTTTTAACATCTCTTCGATAATGACAGCTAAGTCATCACGAGTCTGACCGGCAGGAACCTCGTCCAGATACATAAACACAGTGATAAAAGGAGCCTGACCGTTGGTTGTCATAAGCGTAATCACCTGATACTGGATGGTCTGGACACCGCGAGAAATCTCAGCTCTTAAACGACGATTTACAATACGGTCGATAGCTTCCTGTGATGGCATTTTTTCGATATCATCGTTCTGAAGCATCTCATAGAATTCGTTATGAACTTCTGCTGTAATCTTTCTGCGTGAGACATCCACAAAGGGAGCCAGATGAGACAGCGTAATGCTCTGGCCGCCGTACTGGTTGGATGCCACCTGCGCAATGATCTGGGTGGCAATGTTGCAGGCGGTGGAAAAGCTGTGGGGCTTATCAATGCCAGTACCAGAAATAACAGTGCCGTTCTGCAGCATATCCTCCAGGTTGACCAGATCGCAGTTGTGCATGTGCTGAGCAAAATAATCTGCATCATGGAAGTGAATCAAGCCATCTTCATGTGCCTTAACGATCTCCGGGTCCAGCAGAAGACGAGCGGTTAGATCCTTTGATACCTCACCGGCCATATAGTCACGCTGGACGCTGTTGACCGTTGGGTTCTTATTACTGTTCTCCTGATTGATCGCATCATTTTTAGCGTCGATGATTTCAAGGATACTGGCATTCGTCTTTTCCTTGTCGCGAATTTCCTGACGGAGCTTTCGCCAGTGGCTATAAGATTCAGCTACATCAGCAAAAGGACTTGCTTTTAACTGCTCAATGACGATATCCTGAATCTGCTCGACAGAAAGAGTGTCTGGCATTTCAGCGATATGATCCGCAATTGCATTCGATACACGAGAGTCAATACCGCCGGGAGTGGTGGTCATCGCCTTTTCGATTGCATTCACGATCTTAGACTTGTCGAACGGAGCTTTTACGCCATTGCGTTTGATTACATACTCCATATTTCATCACCTCCAAATCAATAGTAGCGCTGTTCGTTCATCATTTTCACGGCATAATCTTCGTACCAACGAGCCTTCTTCTCGTCCTGCTCTGCGGTTACACCGGGCTTGGAACCATCACGGAAGCGATACTTGTAGGCATTGCAAATACAGAACCAGCGGACAGCCTCGTCGCCAAACAGCTTGCGCATATTCTCGATGCACTCAGTGCCATGATAGTGAGCGGGACCATCCACATACTCATACGGCTGCTCATCGGGTTGTGCTGCATTTTCGTTTTTATCTGGATCACAAGAACAGTCGCTATCGGTAGCAGGTGCATCGCTCTTGCAGTGGTCACAATCGCCATCACACAGGTCTTCCTCGTCATCCTCTTCATCGTCATCCTCATCGAGGTGGCAGATAACATCACCATCAGAGATTTTTTCGGCACAATCGCAGTTCTCACAGTCATAATCGCAATCGTCCATATCAATATCCTGCTGGCTCATAGTATTGATCAGTTCGTCGCGGAACATATACTCACCATCTTTGATGCCGCAAGCTTCGGCCAGAACGTGAAGAATGCCGTTGTCCAAAGCCTCCAGATCGGCAGTGTTGAAATGAGCGATACGGTGGCCGGTTTTCTCGTCGATGTCTCCAGTGGCCTCAAGAGTCAGGTAACCAAGAACCTTGTCGTTTTCATCAACATCATCGTCATATTCATCGTCTTCCGGAGTAACCATAATAGAAGAATACAGATCGTGATGATTCTTATAGATGTCGGCCAGCAGATTATGCCAGATAGGACTCTCCTTCCGAATACTCCATTCAACGACATTCCCTACCCAGTCCTCCTGACCAAAGAGATACATGCCCTTTTCGTTCAGATCGTGATAGGTCTTGCTGATTGCCAGAGTCATAGGCATCAGCAGTTCGTCGGTATGATAGATCAGACGCAGGCAGCCATTTTCCATGGTGACATCGCAGTTTTCGATATTGAACATCTTGCTCATATGTAATCTCCTTATCTCTCGTTGGGTTTATAAACATCTGCCAGCTTCGGGTGGCGGCCACAGCAGCGACTCCCCTCGGGACAGAACGGATACTTAGGATTCGCTTCACAGGACGGAACCATCCATGCGCCGAGTTCAGGGCAAACCTGAGAAACCTGGAATTTGATTGCCATAAACAGTCCACGGATCTCACGCTGGGCACGAGTGCAGAGCCGCAGGTGGCTCATTTCAATCAGTGACCGTGCGTTGATGGTGACATAAAGTTCAGTACAGCAGGCATTGGGCAAAACAGCACGAGCGTCTTCATTGGCAGCACCGTGATACTCTTTTAAGATACGATAGTCATTGGCGATATCTGCCATCATGCCATCAAATACATCCGCGTCTTCCCCACTGAATGGATTGACATACTGCATAACGCTTTCATCACAATAGCGCTGGCTGCGAACACTCAGACTGATATGCCGATGGCGGCTCAACTGCGCCAGAAGTGCTCGACTGACACCGGTGACATGGAACGTAAAGCTGATGTGTTCAAGCACCGATGTGTGTCCGGTCGCCTTGCATCCCTTTGCAATCCGATAAGTTTCAGTCGGCTCAGAATCATAACAGACACTTGCTGCCAGCTCTGCAATACTGAGCGGATTCTTGTCTGCATCCTTCTTTACCGGCTGTGAATATGAAATCAATTCGACTTCCATTTACTGCCCCTCCTTGATAAAATCATCTACTGTTTTTCTGCCTGTCAAAACCTGTTTCATTTGTTCTGGCGACAATTTATATGTAATAACCTCACCACATTCATATCCGTAGCGCCGAATCTGACGCTCGCATTCTGCTGTGGCGCGTTCTTTGCGGCCAAGCTCTCTTTGATTGATCCCTCGCATGGGACCTCACCTCCCTCCTTATTCAGTATTTACGATCTCTGTTTCAATGTCGTATGCGTACTTGCCGTACTTGGGGAATGCAATCATCGTGCCATGTGCCCAGAGAAAATAAAATTCATCCAGTTCTGCGACAATTTCGAAGCGTTCTCCATAGCGAAGCCGCCAACAGAGAGATTCATCTTGATAATTAAGTCTTAAATATCGACGTGTCCAATTTTTCATTGCGAATCTCCTTTAAGATTCGGTCGAAAGCTTTCTCAGCGTGAACGAGATCATCAATTGCGCAATCGATATAATCAGACTCGCAACACTCAAAATGATTTTGGGCGATTGTAATTTCTCGTAATGCTTGTCGATACCTTTCAAAAAGCCACTTCTCATTGTTCATACACCGTTCCTTTCAGCACCTCGAAATATGGGTCGCTATCCCGTTTTTCCAGCTGAGTCAATTGGCCATCATCGGCCACAGAATATAGACGGAAGTTTTTATAGATCTTATCGCCTTTGATCGTAGCCAGAGACGTAATGACGTAGTTGATATTGTGTTCTTCTGTGCCATCGGTAAGTTGAACTTCAAGTCGTTCTTTCTTTGGGACGGCTAATTTACTGAGATCAATCATAAGACACCTCACAAATCAGCAAGTTGAGCAGGAGACCAGATATCTGGAATACCCCAATCTTTTTCCGATTTTCCATTATAAATTCCGTAGAAATATCCTTCGGACGGTATATAGACGATTCGCTGCCAGTCATTCATTCCGTGTGACTCCTTTGGCTCAAAATCACGAGTCAAAATTCTACGTCCACCGCTGCTATAAGCAGATGTCTTTGTAGGGATCTCGATACATTTGTTATCCAGAATCCTAAGAATGTGCTTAATGGACTTTTTAGAAAGATTCATAACTCCTCCTTAGCCGTAACTCACTTCATTCTTATCATCACGGAATCGTACAAAGGTCGGGAATTGCAGTGACTCAAGGCCGGTCTTTTTATCCATTGTGACCTCTTTGTACTTTAATTCGATGATACGTCCGATATAATCACCCGGATTCGCCCACACGGTAGCTCTCGTAGCATCATCAAAACCGGAACCAACACGAAGCTCGTTACCCTTGTAATCAACAACCAGAGCACCCATCGTACCAGCCAGACGGTTCTGACCCTCTTCAATTGCAGTGACACGAAGATCAACAGTATAAAAACGCTTGATTTTAAGACAGCCAGTGTGACGCGCCCGCTTATAAGGAACCGATGTATTAAGCATGAGCCCTTCCCAATCATGTTTGACTGCATAATCGAGCCACTGAGGAATCACACTTTGATCAGTACCTTCGTAGACCATCGGCACGACCTGGATATTTTTGAGCCCTTTCTGCTCGATCGTAACGGCTAAATCTTCAAGCCATTTACGACGGAGTTTATATGGCGTAACAAAAGAACCATCTTCATAAGGAAGGCTGCCTTTGCCGTTCTCAAACTCATCAGTAGGAATCAAATCAAACACAACGAACTTGATCTGGCTTTTATCTCCATCCGAGTTCAACATACCAGTGCCAACCCGAAATGCCTCGCCGTCTGATAGCCCTCTGCTATTACGGTATACCAGCTCGCCATCGTAAACGTATTCATCAATCAGCGATTCATCGCCAAGCTCTTTGATGATGTCGTCCTTAATATGGTCGAGGCCGGTAAACTCTTGTCCCTGACGGGAAATGAACTTGCCACGGTAGAATGTACCCCGGTTACCATTCATCTTGCGGCTGAGACTGAACCAGGTGCCCGGCTTGAGTTTGACTTTATCGATAGGATATCCTTGCTGGACTTCCCAGACCGGAATGACCACTTTGTCAAAAATCTTATTGACCGTAGCAGCTTCAACACCCAGGGGCAAATTCTTAGTGAACACTCGAATCAGAAAATCTTTATGTGAAGCATTCCAGTAGATATAACTGGCTGCCATTGACAAAGCCATGTCAGAGCCGGTGTTGCACTCCGCCAGGAATAAGCAGATATCTTGGAAAGTGTGTGGAAATTCATCCACGATTCGCACCTTTTTGTTGATCTTGGCCTTAGAGATCCCTGTTGTGATCTGCGGATCGAGAATAAAATCAAGGAAGAAAAACAACGGATTCTCACCAATCTCGTTCTTGGCATCTAACAAGATTGTTGCCTTGTCGGTCTTTTTTGTGGCCTTCTGAAGCTTTTTTGTCAGTGTTTCCAACTTGTCCAGCAGCACACCGTCCAGAATCAGCTCGCCTTCGAAATCAAGTGATGATGTCATCTTCAGTCCCCTTTCTTGTTCTCTTGGGTTTTTGCGGTAGTTCATAATGGGTCAGAGCTTCACGCATTTCGTGCAGAAGAAACGCATGGATCAGCCATGATGTAGTATCTGGCTCGCAAAAGATGATCTGACAGTTATATCGAGCAAGCCATGTGGTGAGACTGCCCAGCAATGAAGCTGGAGTCATCTTACTGCGGTAAGCACCGTTATTAATCTTTTCCCATGAACCGTTTTCAATGAGTATGTACGTCTTTGCTCCAGCGGCCGCAGCCCTGTCGAACTCTTTTGCGAACCGGATGCGATTCGTTGTGAAATTTCCGCAAATCTCTGTCAAGTCATATTTTCTTTCGACCACTACTTTGTCTGCCAACGAGAATTTTTCGCCATTGGGCAGTGTCACCTCAGCACTATAGTCACCGAAATCCAGTCTCTTACGCATATAAGCACACGGGAACGATGAGAGCCGCTGATGTAGAAGTGGAGTGTTCTTTTCGCGGTCATCCACAATAATCACCATTGACTTGAGGATCTGAGTGATTTCGTTATATGTCACTTTGTCACCTCCTTTCACCGCACATGCACGTATTTACGAAGAATCGTTTCTTTGTCGGTCTTGGACTGAATCCACTGACCCTGCTCGTCTTTCGACCAGCGGCCTTCTTCCCGCTCTTCATCAATGCGAAGGATGTCGCCTTTCTCGATTGGGGCAGCTTCCAGAGTGCGGCCTTTCACCTTAAGCCGGCGCTGTTGACCGGTTTTGAGGACGTAGGCGCTTACAGTTTTATTGGCGAACTTACCATCAATATCCAAGACGTAGATGTAAGAATCTTTGAGCTTCGGCATTGTAAGCTGGATGTAGCCAAGGTTGTCACCTTCATACTTTATTCTGTCAGTGATAGGAGTCTTTACGGTATCTGTCTTTTCGCAGAGCAGCCGAACGATTTTCATCCAGTCTACGTTGACATATTTCTTTTCGGTCTCTTTCTCACACAGTTTGGCCATGATGTCGTGAGACAGAAGCTTGTCCATCTCGTCCTTATTGAGCTGTTTTGCATCAAGGAAGTTATTGAAGATATCAACCTGTTCCAACAACTGATTGGGATTACCGAATTCAGAAAAGAAATCAAGCTCAATTAGAATCCCTAACTGCCTACTGTCCGCAATTTTTCTTTTTTGGTTCATCAACAACAAGTCAATGAAAGAATCGAATTTATGGTTGCGGAGCTTATAAAACTCACGACTGAGCCGCTTGTTCAGATACTTGATAGACTCCATTCCCTGATAGATTTTCTTGTCTGTCTTATCGTAGACATATTCATCCCGGGAATGACGGAACTTGATGGGCATGATCTGGATGCCACGTTCATTCGCAAGCTTGGTCGCATTAACGATTTTTTCTTGCGTGTCCGCAGTGTTCAGAAGTGCCGTTACAAATTCGTGGGTGTAGTAATAGCGATAATACGCACAATAGTATGTAAGGATAGAGTACCCGGTAGCATGGTTCAAACCAAACTGATACGAGGCCGAATTCTCGATGACCTGTAAGAATTCTTTTGCTTCTGTTTCGGCGGTTTCTCTTGATTTTGTTGAGTGATTACAATAGCCATTCAGGATACGAGGCATTGCCGCATCCAACTCCGCCTTGTTCTTGTGACCGATTGCACGGCGAACACTATCTGCATCACCGCCGCTCATATCACAGAACTGTTGGAGGAACGCGATGGTTTGTTCCTGAAAGACAAGCCAGCCCAGGCTATCTTTTAACAGCTCGTCGATTTCAGGCGACGGATTGTGATTTGCTTCATGCCGGAAGAGCTTATCTCTGTAAGAAGCACCGCCGGGTCGAATGGCTGCCGTGACCAAGCTCAGATCTGCGATGCTGTGAACATCGTATTTTTTGAGCGAATCAAAAGCGAAGTCCTCAACGAACTGGAAAATGCCAACCGGAGACGTTTTCATATCTGCCCAGACTGCCTGGTCATCGAAATCCATTTCCCAAGTGTGCGGGTACGAAATATCAGCCAGCTTACAGGTTTTATCAATAACAGACACTGTATCAAGACCGAGGATATCGTACTTTGCCAGACCGACTGCATGAGACGCTTCCATGTCAAGACACAGAATGGGCAGCCCGTCTTTATCTTGGAAGACACCATACCTTTTATAGAGGTCGATTGGAGCGATGATAACGCCAGCCGGATGATGTGACAGAGACACGATCGTTCCTTGCAATCCATCAAAGTAGTAGAAGATATCAGGATGATCTGCACGACACTTTTCAGCGCTGGCATCGTATTCCTTTTTCACTTTTGCGATTCGATCAAGGGAATAAGGATTCTTAGATTCGTCTGCATCCGGATTTTCACGCTTCCAGACCTTTGCAAGAGCTCGTCCAATCTCGTCGATTGTCGCTTTTCCTGCCAAAGTACCCATAGCCAGAACATACGCACACTTCTCACGACCGAACGATTCAAAGATGTGGTTGTAAATCATGGGACGATAAGCATCTGGCACGTCGATATCGATATCACCAATCTCGACACGGTTTTCATTACAGAATCGTGAGAACACCAGATTCCAGCGAGCCGGGTCAACATCGATGATATCTGTGACGAATGCACACCGAGAACCTGCAACAGAGCCACGACTTGGTCCGAACGGAATGCCCTCTCCCTTGCCCCAAATCATCAGGTCGCTCATAGAAAGCATAAAGCCCAGCATGTTGGTTTTCTTAAAGACTGTAAGCTCCTCTTCAACATCTGCCTTAAACTGGGCGACTTCATATCCAGGAATGATACCGCGACGAATTTTGTCGTTCAGCATATCATGGGTACGTTTGATATAAACATTGGCATCTGATTCAGAAGTCCCGGTCAAAATGGGATATCGTGCCTTTGTGCTTAGAGTGAAATCAGTGACACTATCTGCCATCCGATTCGTATTCTCGATTGCTTCCATCCAGACTTCACGAGGGAGTGCATCTTGCACAGTGAACGCGTCGACCAGCTCATTGTAAGACTTGAAGGTCAAATCAAATTCGTCCTCACCAGTGAACTCGATTCCCTTGCCCATCATAAGGATCTTGCGGCACTCTGCTTTATACGCATTCAGACTATGGGTATCAGTTGCAGCAATCAGTGGCTTGTGATATTTCTTAGAAAGCTCCCAGAGATACTGGTTATACTCTTTTTGATCGTCACAATCGTGATACTGAATCTCATAATAGTCATAGGTCTTGCATAGTTTGTCATAGACTTCCTGACGAAATCCATCACATTCTGACGTGTATTTACGAAGCGGACTTGCCAGACAGGCAGAGATTTTGATGATGTTATCAGACAATCCAAAGAATTCTTCAAAAGTGATACGGGGCTTATAATACTTGTGATCAGCATCATAAGACGTGCCCATCACCTTGTTCAGTTCCAAAACACCACGAGCATTTTTGCAAAGAAGAATCGTATGGAAGTTGTCGCGAACTTTATAGCGTTCAGCATCCATCATTTTACCGATTTCCTCTTGTGCTTCCTGCGGGTCCCATCCCTGATAAGATTCATAAACCTCATCAGGGATTTCTGGATAGTGGTATATCTCAGAAGTAAGATATACCTCGCAACCGACGATGAATTTCAAGCCCTTTTTCTCTGCATACTGTTTCTTTTCAGTCCAGTTAAGGTTGTAGCCATGGTTGGTAGAAGCAATCGCTTTCATCCCGTAAGAAGCAGCGAGATCAACATAATCCTCCCATTTTGTACAAGAATCAAGGAGCGAACCTTTATCGTCGTGCAAATGGTATACAACATAGTTTTGCTCCATGAATCCTCCTTAAAACAAATCGTCTATACCGACCACACTTGGGTCTTTTGCCGCATAAAACGGCCGCTTGTTGATACAATCCCGAAGCGGTTCACAGGTTTTACGATGACCACAAAGATTGGTACAGAAGAAATTGGGACTGCCATTTTTCTCTTCGATCTCTCGTGCAGGCCATTCGCCACTGCGTTTCCGCTCCTCGAACTCGTCCGCTGTTTCGTTTATGTAATCAATACATTCTTTGCGCAGTTCATCGGTGACAGGATACGGTCTGACATATGTAGTCAATTTGAACTGGCAGCGAATATCTTCCGGCAGATCATTGATATCGTTCGATTCGATAAATGCCTGGGTAACAATTTCGATCTGCTCACTGTCATACCCGGCGGCTTTCATTTTGGAACGAACTGTGGACCGCAGCGTGTAACCCACTTTGCATCGATCAAGCACCTTTTCGGCTGGTTTTGCACGTTTTCCGAATCCGGTTTCGTATGTAATCTTGCAGTATTTCACCATGATCCACGCTGGCGACAAACAGGTGAATCCAGCCTGTTCAAGCGCTAGAGTATAAGCAACCAGCTGACGACCATAGTGAAGCAGGTCCTCATCCTTAAACTGACTGGAAGTCTTGATATCCAACACCTGCAGCCGCCCGTCTGGCAGGACACGAATCAGATCCGCATAACCTTGAAGGTAACGATCATCACGAAGCTTTAGAATGAGCAGCTTTTCGATTTCGTATTCACCCTTTGGACTGACCCAATCACGAGCCATACAACGCATGTTTGAGATCCATTTATCGCGGATGCCATTGCCGCCATCTCTCGTTTTAGGAAAATCAATTCCAAGCATATCGAGTTCATCCAGACCGTTTTCGATGGCAGGACCGATATCCGCTTCTGTGTTCTTCCCTTCAATGATTCCTTCCAGCGTATCGTGGACCACAGTACCAAGAGAGGAATACACATTGGCGCACTGATCTCGCGGCTTGATATAAGTCAGATATGCATTATATGGGCAATCGTGGATCGTACTCAGCTTTGAATAGCTGTACACCTGTGCCCCTTTGTCATACAGTGCCTGTAGCTCAGGGGCTATTACTCTTTGTCCCATTTACATCACTCCTCTACCCATTTCACATATTTTGTTACGCCCTCTTTGTAAACATCCTTACCAAGATCAGCGATATTCATTTTGGAGCCCTCTTGAATCAACCCGTCAGGCCATATGTATCCAACCTTTGTTTTTAAGATCGGATTGTTCACGATAAGTTTTTTACATTCGTTGACCAGGTGCTCTTCTTCGAGCCCTTCATCATAGGCCAGAATGATTTTCTTTGGCAGCATTCGTTTGATGTATTTGGCCTGTGTATCCGATACATGACAGCCGCACGTTGCGAGGGCAATATTGCAGCCGAACGAATCACATTGCTGAACTGCTTTTTCAGATTCAAACAGAACGATGTTCCCTGTTTCCTGAATCCGATGGTAGTTCTCCGCGTATCCAAACAGTGTTTTGCTGCGTGGACAAGAGATCAACGGATACCAGCGTTTATCATGCTCGCACTCGTAATTGGCGCGGCCCATGATGCCGATTAAAGAACCATCAGTTGCACGCTCTGGGATCGTAATTCGATTTGATTCCACATCATAACCGACACCGAATTTGTGCTGAGTATCCAGGCTGATGCCATCTTTGATGAAGCGGAGATTGTATTTGTTGGCATACGGTTCCAGAGTCTCCTCCGGGTACGTTTTCAAATCTTCCATCTCTTCTTCATAGTCAGGCATCAGTTTTAGAAAGAATCCACCGAACGGCCAATGCGTTTTGATGTTGATCTCTTCTTCTGAGATGCCAGCCTTTTGTGCAGCGAATTTCAAAGAATCTGGAAACGAACATCTTTTGACATCCATAATCAGACTGAAAAGATTCCCCTTTTGGTTTGTAGAGAAAACAAAGAACCGAAGCGTGCCGCAATCGAGCATACAACTGGTTGGATTTCGCTGCTCTTCCCGAGCGAACCGCAGATTATTTTTGAGAGGATTGAACTTGATATTTTCAAAGCCAAGTGCTTCAAGGATCTGAATGATTTTGTCTGGCTGATTTTCAAGCTTAGACGTTAATACATTGACATCCATCCATATCGAAGCCTCCCTTCTTATTTATCTGCGGTCGTACTGGCCATGATCGTTTACAATGGTGCAAAAACCGATTTCGATCCAACGGTTCCAAGCTGAATCCCACTGATAAAGAAGAGTTTGGCCATCTTCATCAGAACGAGTTTTGTTCAGAAAAAGAACCATATACTTTTTGTCTTTATCCATGATGAATGGCTCTTTGATTTTTGGATTGTCCTTATTCCGCCGATAGGGATTACAATCAAATTTCTCACCGGTGTACTCATCCTGCCAGGCTGGTCTTGCGAATACGGCTTGAGCCACCACTTCTTTTATCTGTTTTGAGTTTGACAAACAAGTTGCATCAAGCCATCGCTGATTCGTAGTATGTAAAGCCAACTGGAAAGTACAGATCATAGCGACCTGTTCTTTTGAAACGGTATTAAAAATGCGACGGCTGTTCATCAACAATGCCTGCCACATCTTATCGTCAATACCGTCATCCGATTTCATGGTGTCATAGATGATTGCCTTTGTGCCGGATCTTGCAAGACGCTTGATGTACTGAAGCACTTTAGAAGTGTCGTTTTCGAACATTTTTACAAAGCGAATATTGGAATACTTTTCTTTTGTAATGGCTGCTGCCTTACGAAGCATCTCCAACTCCTCTTCATTAAAATGGCCAAGACTGAGCTTTTTACGAGTGATTTTCCAGTAGTCCAATTCTTTCGTGAGAATGTGAACCAGTAACATGTTTTTATATGCCTTGCTCTGCATCTCGTTTGAAATAATCGCAACGCCTGTACCACCTTCTGCAAACGGGAGAACCATATTTTCAAAGATAAAACTTGATTTTCCTGTGCCGCTGTGACCAGCAAACAAATACATATCCCCAACAGGAGCTCCAAGTGTCAGATAATTCAATAGAGGTGCTCCGGCTGCATAACTGATTCCCTGATCCATGCCGGCATTGCACTGCTGGATGTATTTTTCATCAACAACAAGATTTTCGATCTTTGAATCGTTGCCGGTTGTCAGCGCCACACTGTTATTGAGCAGCTCGAAAGTGTTATACACATCTTCATTCGTGGCATCATCAAAGCGCTCCGGGTGACTGAGTAGCTCATCATACTTGGTGGCCAAGATTTTGAGCGTATTCATTTTGGCGATTTGGTTGTAATAGCTGTCCGTGTTCTCCGGATCGACCAGATCCATCATCGCCTTACAAGCACGCCAGCCGTTCAGTTCTTCGTAATGCCGACGGAGTGTAGGTTTGTCAGCCAGATATGTATCAAGAGTGATGTTATCGATATTAGAAAAGCCCTGCCGACGAATGCCGCGACCGACCATGAAATAGAAAACCTGTTCTTCACAGATCAGGGTTTTATCTGTTCCTTCGTTGATGTTTTTGTAATCGTCGTATCGCTGGGGATCTTTCCACAAACAAAAAACAAAGCTTGCTTCGGCCTGTACACGATTCACTTCGATTTTTTCAATCGCTTTGGTTAAATCCATAAATCGTCACCTCCTAGCAAGCTGCTAACATCTTTTCCTTTGTGTGCAGTACCGATCGTTGACAAGTCGAGCATCATGTCAAGATTGGGTTCTGCTTTGTTTTTGACAGTTTTTTCTGCCTTATCTTTTTCACGCCGGTAGACAGCGCCGATATTGTTGCGAATAATCGCCATCAGATAGCTGCACTTCCCTGCGTCATCCTCGAACTTCTTATTCTGCATTGCCCACCGAATCGACTTTTCGTTTTCATCCATGGTTTGCTGAATGATTTCATCCGAGTAGAAATCCAGTTCCTTCAGCCGGCGAAATACGATCGTTGGCATTGGCTGACCATTTTCCGGGTCATATCCAATAAAATCAGCGATCGTACTGCACAGCTTCTTGTAAGATTCCATCGTGCGGCCTGGCTTCTTTTGAGGAGCGGGCTTATTCTTTTTCGCCTTTTCCATGCGCCGCCCGGACAACCACGCCTGATAAACCGCTTCCGATTGAAAGTAGCGATTGTTTGGCGCTTTATAAAATTGACTCCTGGGGCCTTGCACCCCGGTAGCCATACATTTAACTGTAGGTTCCTTTGCCATATTTCCTACCTCAACATACCCACCATCCCGCCCTGCGTATTTACTTCAGAATGACCATATAAAGTGTGAATGATTAGACCAAAGAATAAACGCGTTTCAATGCGTCAATAGGAAATTCCGGATCAGAAAACTTAAGACCGATCTCATCGCGGATCGCCTTGATCTGAGCCTTAACATCGGCAGAAGCGTTACCGAAACGATCCTGAATTGCGCTGATCCACTCGGCACGGTAAGGCTCGTCCTCTTCAGCCTGAGCTGCGGCACGATTTTCTGCATCCTTACGACGAGCGATTTCTGCCGTCTTTTCCTGCTGTGCGGCTTCTTCCTTCTGACGGGCAGCCATATCAGCATCAGTCATCGGCTTCATAGTGGCAGAGTTCTTAACACCCTCTTCAAACGCTTCGACGAAAGCCTTGGGGGTGAAAGGAACCTTCTCAGGCAGACCGTGAAAACGAGAACCAGCATCCAGACTTGCAGTAGCACGCAGATACAGGACACGATTTTCACCAGTGACCTTCTTATCCTTGATCTCACGATCAAAGACCGCCATCATAACCATCTGTGCAGTATCGGCAATTGCGCCATACACCTTGTCCATTAGGTTGTTTGTCCAAACCTGATACTCTTCACCAGTAACCATATCAGTACGAGTCTTTTCCTTAACATGAGACAAGATGAACACAGCGATACCGGCATCTTCCAGACGAGTGATCTGCTCTTGAATCAGTGCAATCACACGGTCTAAGCCACGGCCGTAGCCTCCAAATGCATCGTTGATACTCTTGCACGGCTTACCGGTCTCTTTACGAGACAACCGAATGGCCTCCTGTGCAGCGATATCATACAGGCAATCCAAGGTATCGATGGCGACCAGCTTAATGCCATAGTCCTTATTATTCTCGACGATATCATCAACAATCTGAATGAAACCACGGCTGTCGGTCTCTTCGTCGTAGTCCTGATTGAAAACCTTCGCTTCTTCAACCTGCAGATCATCCAGAGCGTGGTAACCATTCTCAGCACCGCAAGAAATCAGTAGGCCCTTGGTTGCATCACCATACTTCTCTTTGATCAGGTCACGAATAAAGGTGGTTTTGCCGATCTTGCGAATTCCGAGCAGCATATAATGAGGATAGCTGCCAAGGTCTGCCTTAATACGATTGATTTTAAAACCCATTATGTATTCTCCTTTTAATTTTCATTCCATGGTAAATCGACAGGATCAAAACATGGTGTCGATATCATCATCGCTGTCTTCCGGGGCCTCGACTGCAGGAGCAGCTTTTGCCTTGGTCTTAGCCTTGGAACCGCCCTTCATCATATCGTCCACGCTTTCATCAACCGCCGGGGTCCAGATCTCATCCTCGAACTCACGAGCAGTGTAACCAGAATCAGCTGCGGTCTTGCACTCCTCAAATTCACCAGTCAGGATAGGCTTTACCAGACGCAACTCCTTTTCCCGATCACCGAGGATATTTCCACGCGGCTTGAAATCTTCCATCTTAGAGATACCGAGTTCGACCTGCTCCCGCTGCTGTTCAGTCAGGCCATCCATAGTAAACGGAACCTCTTCAGCGCCATTGACGACCGCGATCTGCCAATTCATATGGACAGGATTGCGAGACTTGGTTTCCAGATAGCGCATCTTGTAATCGTGGATTGCCTTGTGCTTCGGCTTGTCCATATCAAAAACAGCGGTATTGAACACGGTGTCGATCTGGAACATCTTCTGTGCGCCATCTGCCTTAGACCACATCGGAGTGTAGCAATGCATTACAATCTTGCCGTCATCCTTCAGAGTGGTTGTATCCATGCTGTCCTTGTCGTAGTACAGGTCCAGATTCATAGTCAGATGAGGAACTTCCTTTTCACCGGGCATGTACACGTTCTGGATCTGATACTCGCGATAAACCTGATCCTTGTATTTACCGGTGCCGGGACGCAGAACGAACTTACCAGTAACAACAATATCGTCCTCATAACCGGCCAGAGCGGACTCCAGATACTCGATCATGTCCCACTCGGTAATGAACTCCTTGCGCTCGCCCAGGTTCACTGTGAACTTTTTGGTGCTGGCAACAGTCTTGATCACATCTTCGTCCAGACGATCACTCCACGCGACCTCGATATTGTTTCGGTCAGTATCCATGGTCTTGATCTCGTCATTCTTAAAGCCTTCCAGCTTGACATAACCGAGATTGTTCCCGGCTTTGATACCAAAGTTAATACTGATCTTCTCACCCTTGTCGTAGGTGTCGCGCTTCACGAACGGGACCTTTTTGGAAACAGTAACCTTTCCGCAAAAGCTAAAGCGAGAGTAAACGTTATTTTCCTTACTTGCCATATGTACCTCCTATGTAATTAGTTATCAATAATCGGATTCTTCAGTAGTCTTATGTTCCCACTCCGGCATCCTGGGGGCAAAGGGAACAACGATGGGCTCGTGTTTGCATCTGGACATAAATTCATCTACCAGCTTGTCGTAACAGCCAGAACAGAGAGAAAACTTCATCTTGTCCCCATCACGCTTGCTCCCGTAGAAGAAAGGCAGTTCCAGGTTACCAAGGTTGATCTCATCGCAGGTGTCCAGAGTCTTACCACAAAAATTACAAGTCATATTGTTTTCTCCTATCTAATTTGACGAAATGCTATCGAATCAAATCAGGAGACGCACGTCCATACAGCATCTGTACTCCCCTTTCGATTTACTATTTATAAATTCACTTCAGTTCCATGATGTCATCAAAGAGCATCACGTATTCATCCGTGTATTTATTTCCATGGAAGTGGCCAAAGTACCACATTGGCTCTTGGTATGCCGGGAATAAGGAGTAGATTTCATCAAAGAATCGTTCTGTTGACTGGTCTACTGTGCTCTGATCAATGCCAGAGATAAAAAGCTCAGTTGGCTCGAACCGCAGCGGACAGGTATGGGTCAACATAATATCGATTTGTTTTTCCGTTGCCATCAACCGTACCAGCCCCTTCGTGAGTTCATTTGGCTGTTCATCCGGCCACCAATGCCAACCGCGCCGCAGACGATAATCCTTGTCGACCGAATAAGCACCGCCGCAAACAAGTGCAGTCAACACACGGTCGGATGTAAAAATCGTATATACGGCACCGTCGATGGCAAAATACTGGTTAGGGTGTTCTGCGTGCCACATCATCGGACCCTGAATCGCACCCTCTGTGACATCGATCTGTTTATATCCATCTGCTTCTGTAGGACGCCGCTCGTGATTGCCATGAATACAGAACAGTTTTGCAGGGATTTCATCCGCAATATTCTTGATATACATCTCCTGCGGGTGATCCTCGCCGTAGTAATTCAAACCAACATCGCCCAAGCAGATAAACCATTCTGCGTCTGAATGCACCTTGCAGAAACTCTTCAGATCATAAAATCGACTTGGGTTGCCATGGATATCACCTGTTATATAAACTGCCATCTGGAAACTCCTTTTCAAATTAAGACGGAAGTGGGCTTACTTTGTCATAAATCGTCCATTCATCAGGACAATCACAATGCGGAGTATAGAATCGGGTACAAAAATTCCAGTAGATACAATCATCGCAGCCCAATTCGTTTTCGTATCTTTTTCCGCATTGATAAATAAAGTCCCGAAGTGCAATTTCAAGTTGTTCTGGAGTAGTCATCTGTGAACCTCCCTATCCGATTTGTTTTTTGGTTGTGCTAGTGTGACTCGAACACACGATCAGGGAGTCAAAGTCCCTTGCCTTGACCGACTTGGCTATAGCACATTATATAAGGCGGCACCCAGTGCTACCTGAGCACCGCCGTGAGTTTTAAATCTTAGAAGTTGGACCACGGAAGAGATAACCAGCTGCAAAAGAAGCCAGCATCAATCCGCCCACAATCCAAATTGCTTTACTGATTTCAATCCAGATCAATCTGAATCACCTCAGTTCTCGATTCGCATAAAGCTGATATCGGTAGACTGGTATACGCTTGCATCCGGCTTCAGAGCACCAGCAGCCTTGTCGGCCTGATACTTTGCATTGCCAGAGCCTGTAATAATCAGTCGATTCTGATCAATACCCTGAGAAGCCAGATAGTTGGCAACAGTCTGAGCACGATTTGCAGAGAGCTGAATACCAAAATCAGTCTGAGTGTCCGCATTGATATTGCCGTTGATAACGATCATTGTGCCATCCAGAGTCTTGGCGATATTTACGAAATCATCCAGAACAGAGGCTGCGCTGGCCTGATCGGTGAACACAGAAGAATCCGGGACAAATGTTACATTGGCGGTCTTGCTCAGCATGGAATCATAATCCAGATTGCCAGTGACCTGCTGGGTGATATTGGCACGGGTTTCGTCACTTACAGTCACCTTTGTGGTGGCATTTGCGGCGGAAGTGGATTTAAAATCACCTTTCAGAGCGTCAATATAAGTGGTATCAAAAATCGTGTCCACAAGGCCGCGATTGACAGTTTCGCCCAGAGCCTCCCAGATATCGCACATCTGGTTATAGATCATGGGAGCAGTATCGTTTAGAATGTTGTAATTGTCCTTCCAGCTGGCCATCTTGGCATTGGCGTAAGTAGCGTCGATATCGGCATCACTGGAAGTGGAGTACATCGGGAACACTTCACGGGCTGCGTCGTAATTGATGGGCTGATCATAAGACATCAGAATACCATTGACGAACTTCTTGACAGTATCTTCGTGAGCTGCGGCCCAATCGGCATCAAACACAATGCCATCCATGACCAGAGAAGAAGAAGACTTGGTATCAAAAACAACGGTGCTGTTGGTATAGGTCTTAGCCTGAGTCAGGTACGGCTCCCATGTTGCAGCCACATCGATCTGACCAGCAAAGTATGCTTTAGCAGTATCATCTGCCGTACCGAACATGATCAGGTTGTTCATAATGGTTGCCTTATCCGCATCGGACAGGTTGGAATTATTGACAAACCAAGCGACCAAGGTTTCGGCCTCAGAGAATTCAGGAACGCCAATCTTGGCATTGACCCACGAATTCACATCTGCAAACTGAGTGGAAGCGATAATACCGTCGCCGCCATAGCTGTAGTTAGTAAACACCGGCATGATGATATTCTTACCGGCATCCGTAAACTTCTGAGACAGGAACGCGACACGGTTCGTAGTATAACCAGCGGCCTGCAGATCACCAGAGATCAATGCATTGCTGGACTCAGTAGCATCGTTGATGACATTGATATTCACCTTGATGCCGAGCTGGTCAAATACAGAGCCGGGCTGAGTGGTGAGACCTCCATTTGCGGTGATACAGCTCAACCATCCCGCCCACTCATCCAGAGACAGATTGATCGTGTCGTCGCTGGTTGATGCATTCGTGGTGACATTCGTGGCAGGCTTATCAGACGCAGTTGGTTTTTTCTTGTCGAACTTGATCACACCGCCCTTGATGCCACCAACGACACCAATAGCAACAGCCACAGCAAGGACCACACCAACAACAGCGCGGCCAGCCTTAGTCAATTTGAACTTAGACATGTTATTCTCTCCTATTTAATTTTGATTTTATTTCTTGGACTGAGTGTTCAATCCAGAAGACTTTGTGAGGGTATTCAGATCAGGAATGCTGTAAGTTGTTACGTTTGGATTGCTCCTTTTGAGACTATCCAGATACGAACTCACCTTATAATCAGCAGTATTTGCGTCCGCTTTATCCAGCTTTCCCTCTCGACTAGTCTGATACAGAACCTTTGCACCCGCTGCTTTTTCGCGACTTTCCTGAAGGCCATCACGGGTAGCGTTGAGCATTTTATCGGTGCCGGTAGATGCACGCAGACGATCCAGATTGGAATACACATCTGCGACCTGTTCGTTCGCCTTCAATTCGGCCACCACATCCTTGCTTTCGCGCTTCAGAGCAGCCAACTGATTTTCAAGCTTTTCCTTGATTGCCTTGACCTCTTCCGCCGCTGGTTTCATTTTTTGGAACTGAGCAGATAGGTTCTCGGCTTTATCGAGCTCTTCCTGTAAAAGACGAGCGTAAGTGGTTGCGGACTCTTCATCACCGCGACTCATAGCAGCCTTTGCACGTTCATCGTAACCTTTCGCCTGCTTCTGACAGACAGCGTAGTTATCCTGAATCGTCTTGAGCTTACCAGTCAGGTCTCGCAGAGTATTGCAGGCATCTGTGTATTTCTCAGTCATCTCATCGATCTTCTGAGCATAGATAGCGCGTGCACCATCTGGTGTCTTGGCTGTATCCTGCACAAAGACCTGCAAGAAACCACCGGCAAGAGCTTTGAGCTGCTGACGGAATGACGGAAACAGAATTAAACTGCCAACAAAGGCGAAACCAACACAGAGAAAAGTAAACTCAGCAATCGTGAAAGAAAACATTACTGGGCGACCTCCTTCCCGGCGGGCTCCGTCTTATCCTCTTCGATAAATTCCTCGATAGAAGAAATCATCTTGAGTTCATCCTGAACTGTATTGGTGATCTTTTCGATGGCCGCACCAGCTTCAACGTTGCGATTCGTCAAAGCTTCGATCTGTTCCTTCATAGATTCGATCTGCTGGTCGTTGCTCTTCATCTCGTCAAACAACGCATTCATCTTATCGTTACCAACAGCCCGCAGAAGCTCCTTGCGCTGCTTCGCATCAGAGATAATCGCGGTTGCATCATATCCCAGTGTCGCCATCAGATTTTTTACTGTGGCACGTTTAGTCTTTGTGGGCATCTCAGACGGGAATGTATCGATCACATCTTTGATCTTGTAGACAGTAACAGCGTCGGCAGGGTTCATACCATTGGTCTCGTAAACCGCCCGGACATCAATGGTATCGCCCTCAGGAACCTCGACCTGAACCGGTTCGTCCTCTGGGAAATCTCCATTGATGTAATGATCTCCGACGCCACTACAAACGCGAAGCTCATTCGTGGTATCCGGCATATCATACTCAGAAGCAGCTACACCCTCAACAAGACCGAGTTTTTCAAATAAACTTTTCTTCGCCATAATTTTTCTCCTCGTTTTCTTTTTTTATTACGCCATAACCTACTTGCTTTCCATCACGAATCTCAGCAAAATCCCCATAATAGCACCAATTATGTGACTCGATAAATTCAACAAATAAACTTATTGACTCCTCCCAGCTTGTATTATCTGGAATACTCAGACATCCCATAATTTTAATTTCATGTGCCATAATCTTTCTCCTTATTTGATTTATAAATTGGATCACCACTAGTCCCGTCCGGCTTCACATAACAGCCGTCTCGAATCTCAGAGAACCCACCACCATAGTACCAACCATGCGACTCAACAAAATCTAAGAACACGTCTGTGATTTCATCAAAATTCGCGTTATCTGGGATGGTCAAACAACCACATAACTCAATTTCGTGCGACATGTTGTCCTCCTTATGAAAATTTCCACTTGAAAATCTTCTTGATACAGATATTTGTGATCCAATCAAACAGAATACTGAAAATCACAATCGCCAATATTCCAACAAACACCAGAGATGTACGGCCACGAGCGGACGAAGTATAGATCAGATAGCCAATACCGTACTTCGCATTCACTGTCTCGGCCACTGCGATATAGGTCCAACCGATGGCATACATTGTGGCGAATGACTGACAGATGGAAGGCGCTGCGATTGGGAAGACGATTCGTGTTACTGTGCTGAACTTCCCTGCTCCATCAATGCTGGCCGCCTCGATCACATCATCACTGACATCATCCAGGGCGATCAGAACGCTTGGAAGCATGAACACGAAGCTGGCTACAAATAAGAAAGCGATCTTCATTTTCTCTCCGATTCCAAACCACATAGTCAACAGTGGATAGAAGGCAGTGACTGGCAAAAACCGCATTGCTCGAATTGCTGGATAGAGCAGCTTTTGAAGCGGATGACAGATTTTCATCAGACAGCCAAGAGGAATTGAGATGCCGGCACTCAAAGCGGCTGCCACCGTAATGCGAACCAGCGAATATCGGAATGCTTTCAACATTGTTCCATTTTGGATCAACAAGAAGAATTCCCGAAACACAGCGCCTTTCTGTGGAACAAAAATTGGCGAAGTCAGAGCCGCGCCAATGTCCCAGATAATCGCCAACAGAATCAGAAGAATCACACGATAGATCCAATCTTTCTTCGTCGTTTTCATGATTCATTTTTCTCCTTTGGCGGGTCTTCTGGCAGAGGCATCCAATGTGTAACATTTTTTAGCCAAAGACACTCGTTCAACTCATACCATACCCCATCAGTTGTAAAATACCCTTGTTGCTGTCCGTATTTCTCATCATAAATCCAAACATTTTTGCTCCAAATCTCGCCGTCTGGAATTTTCGGCAAATCAGTTTTTACGGAGATCCAATCTTCTGTTTTCATTTTGATACCTCACAATATTTAATTTTCAAAAAATGGCCTGTACCGGAATTGAACCGATGTCTCCGCCGTGAAAGGGCAGCATCTTCACCTCTTGACTAACAGGCCACATAAAATAAAGACCTAAGCCTTTTTGCCGATTGAAAGCATTATCTTGTCTCCTGGGTAGGTGGATTTAACTCTCCGCCATAAGCGATTCCTAATTCAATCTGGATTGGCGCTTGGTATCCGATTCGAACGGATGGATGTATTGCCATCGACAGTTTTCAAGACTGTTGCTTTAAACCACTCAGCCAACCAAGCATATAAAAGAGGATTGTTCACCCTCTAATAACCAAATAAATAAACACGACCATAAATATAGCAATTAGATTTGCTCCAACCCACGCCCAAAAACGAGCTGCTGGGTCTTGAAAATGTAAATCGCCACAAAACTTCCAACAGCTCCAAAAGATTGTGAGAACACATATTGAAGCCGCAATAAACGCATCAAGCATCATCTGTTTTTCTTTTCTCAATCTCTTTATCAACGTCTTCCAAAAAACTCATCCAGTTTTGAAGATCAAATTCATCTCCAAAATCAAACCCTTCATCCAGACGCTGATATAGATCCCGCTGAAAGCACCATAGCGTTTTATCTGTCAACTCACTCAGGTGCGGTGTGATGAAATCGATCACAAGACCAGGCATATATGTTCTGCGCCCAACTGCGTATCGAATAGCACAATTACAAATGGCACCGAAGTCATCATTGTGCGGATCAATCATTGCCATAATCTTCAAGCTCCTTCCTGATTTGTTCATTTCTGATTTGATTCGTCCTGTGCTTCGCAAGACGCTTATCACGAAGTTTTGCCTTTGCCCAGTTATTTCGAACTCCACTCCAACGTCCGTATCGATGTTCAAATTCATCAGCACCACAGCCTTGATGGCCTATGATGCCTTTATAAATTTGCTGCTGTTTCACAAGACTAGCTCCTTTCTTGAGAAATAGGGATACTGTTATGTAATTTGTTTGGCACGCCCAGCAGGATTCGAACCCGCAAAATGACAGTTTTAGAGACTGCGGCTTTAACAATTAAGCTATGGGCGCACATCGAATCCGAATGCCCGCCCACGGATATGACGCTCGCTCTTCTATCTTGTCAGCGTCTCCACAAGACTGTTTACCCAACCACAGACAGGTATTGGTGCGACCGGTGGGTTACGATCCCGCTACCCCTTGATTAAAAGTCAAGTGCTCTACCAATTGAGCTACGATCGCATAATATAGATCACAGAGGGATGTCACCTGTGATCCTCGTCCTGGCTTTAACGGGTCAGGCGTCCGGCATTTACCGTTACTCTTCAGAGCACTATTGGCGATATGCTTATCCACTGCGGTTCTCAAACTCGATCATCCTTTTGGGTCAAGCCTCTTCCGGGTTATAGCCGCGCTACATAAGGTTTTTCAGTGTTATTCCTTCACCTCTCACTGTTTTCGGGTTGGTGAGACTCACGCACAGTTGCGCCTGGAATGCGGATCTTATCATCGTCAGGGCACGCAGTTTGACCAAGCTTGCTACATCGGCCCCTGATCAGGAGTGTGACTGCCTCGCTAATCCTATTGCAAATTTCATTGATAACATCATTTTGGTGAGAATTCATGTTGATTTTTCGACCTTGGCGGACAACCTTTTTATGGAGGATTTCGACCAAATTCAATTATCAAATCAACTTACACATTGGTGGTCCCGGCTGGAATCGAACCAGCGACACGGGGATTTTCAGTCCCCTGCTCTACCGACTGAGCTACAGAACCATAAAGAGGTCCTAACCTGACTCGAACAGGTGACATAGAGATTAACAGTCTCTCGTTCTAACCAACTGAACTATAGGACCATAAGCGATTCGGATGGGGATTGAACCCACGACCCCTAGCGTGACAGGCTAGTGCTCTATCCTTCTGAGCTACCGAACCATATAAACGGCAGGTATTGTTACGCCCCTGCCAAGGCGCTCACCATCTACCAGCCATGTGGTAAACAACGGGACTTATGTAATCGATCCACAAACCTGTGCCCATGGATTTTATAAACCTTTGACCTGTATTCGTTACTGTTTAATCTTTAGCTAGAAGTTTAAGCTTTGAACTTTCAACCTTTAACCTTTAAATCAATAACCGTTAACCTTTCCAAGACATTTGAATCAACTACGTGTTGGCCCTTGGGACAACTCCTTCTCTTGATTCGATTTTTTTGGATAATGGATTCGAACCATCGTTTCAAGCTTATAGGCTTGCGTCTTAACCTCTTGACAAATCCAAAAATTCAAGTATTACCAAATATTTTACTTGATTTCATCTTGTCGGCTTATGAGGCCAGCTTTTATATGAATGGTTATTAGCTTTTTTATTATTTGATTTCGTTCAAGCAGGCTACCATCAGCAAAGAACGAACGATTACAGTTTGTCGTTTTCGATAGACAGTGAATATGCTTCGCTGATTAAATATCAGTATTCGATTGTGATCTCAGTCATGGCGTTAGAAGTAGACAAAACCGCGTCAACCTCAGCCTTGAACTTATTGATCTCATCAGCCAGTTCTTCCTTGATCTTCTTGATGTTGATACCGTCGACCAGCTGCATGGTTTCACGCTCAATGTAGCTCTCTCGCATATCCTTAACAGCTTCCGCATCCATACTGTTCTTGTCTGCGCCAGCGTTGTTTCGGCTGATAAAATCATCTGCCTTATCACTCAGCTTGGAGTTTGCAGCCTCAGTAGCAGCAACTGCGCTTGCATACTGACGCTCCAGAACATTGAGCAAAGTACTCTTGAAATCAATGCCGTGCTGGTTCATCCAAATAAGCTGCGCAACAGTATAATCATGTCCACATACAACAGCATGAGTAACCGCATTGGACTCGGACACCGCCCGCTTAATCGCTGCCTGACGAGCCATCAAATCAGTGATCTTATCATAAGTAGACTGGGCATTCTGCTTGTACTCTTCAATAGTTACACCGCCCAGCTTCTGCATACAATTCTTAGCGGCACCACAAAACTTGGCCTCGCTCAGCAACTTCATGATACGATCGTCCAAAACCTTCAGCTCGGCCAGTGCGCGATGAATTGTCATAGTTTCAGTAGTCATAATTATTCTCCTTTGTAATACATAATCTTTGATGCGGTTGCCCGCTGTTCTAATGGTGCTGGAGACAGGGCTTGAACCTGCAACCTGAAAATTACAAATTTCCTGCGCTACCATTGCGCCACTCCAGCATATAAAGGTGGATTCACTCCACCGATTGATCAGATCAAACAGACGTTTTTCTGCCGCCTGATCTTTTTCCTACTGTAAGGAATCCATATAAGAAGCGAGTTCGCTCTGATATGTAAGCACCTGTTGATGCGTCTGGTTGGTGTACCGACCTTTCCTCAGGTACTGTTTGTACTTTCCTGCCCCGATCTGGTAGCGAAGAAGCGCCGCCGAATCGTTGCCAGTGTACTGCTTATGATACGCCAGCAGCTGAACACCACATCTGATGCCCGTTCTATCATCCAGCAGTTCAGACATGGATCGAACGCCAAGCGTCTTGTTGAGATAATCGAAGTTGACCTCGTTGACCTGCATCAGACCGTAATCGACTGTGCCGTTTGAATTCACATGAGTCAGGCCGCTTTGGAACCTGCTTTCGTTATAGATCACACCGAGCGCCAACGAATAATCGACATTGTATTCGTCACATACAGACTGCGTATACGACTTGAGTTCATCGCTCCAGCTCTGATATGTCTCGACCGGACCAGCTGCTTCCCCGCTGAGCAGATTCGTCAGCAGATAAACGCCGGTTACAACAATGGCTGCAATCGTCTTTCTCATTTCAATCACCTCCTATTCATCATAATGACAGTGTAAAGTGTGAATGGTAAAGGAAAAATTCAGGGGCTGGTCAGGCCCCTTCATTTTTATAATTTTCTTGCTTTCTCGCGCATTATTTGATACTTTCGGAATGTGAGCGGCGTATCATATTGGTTCTGTCTGAATTTTTCCGCGACATATTCGATACCATACTCATGCTCTTCCGACATGATCTCATAGAATTCGCGCAGGTTTTTGATGGTGCTTGTTTTAACAAGGATGTTTTTATAGTTAGATGTTGGCGGAAGCCCCTCGACGATTTTCTTTTCTCTTCGATACAGGTCTTTGAAGTATCCAATTGGCACAGGGTTATCATTGGAACTCTCTCTGCTTGTACGAATAAGATATGGACCATCGCCGAGATTCATTTCTAACTTCCCAAGTTGTCCCTTTGCGTGGTTTTTGAGATAGGTGGTCGTGTTTTTGGCTTTACAGATGATCGACCATGCGATATCGTGATCGATATATTTCCCGCAGACGGTTCTCGTGTCTACATCAACGTCTTTTCTTTTGATGACGCGAATCTCTTCGGACTGGAATCCATAATACAGCAGACACATGATTGCGCCTGTCATAATAGCCCCTTCTTCCGAGAACACAGAAACGACGTAGGTGAAGAAATCATCTTCTGATGGAAACACATAGTTTTCAGCCAATTCATCGGTACTCTTGTTTGCAATGGCTTCCAGCTGGTTCTTTACACGCTCAGAGCGGAAGGTGGAACTGGTGTCTTTCTTTTTCCATCCGGACATTTCCATGTCAAAGAACGGATGCTGATAGTACCGCTGCGTTGAGAGCAAACCCTCATCTCTGCACCACATAATATACTGCTTGAAAATAGACAACACAAAGATGCTGTAGTTTTCATTCAGTTCTGAGATCCACCTTGAGAACAGATCGTTTATAAATTCTTCGTCTTTGTCAGACTCGATCTCATAAAAGTCTTTCTCATACTTCTGTTCGAACGCGGCAAGCTTATGAAAAATGCTGCGAACCTTGTTATACCTGTTCTTACTCTTAGCAAGAATGATATATTCTCCAGCGGAATCCTTAGCTGGATCTCCGTTGGAATCTTTTTCGCACATTTTATCCAGAATAAATCTGGTCTTGAGCTCTTCATTATAATATTCCGCACTCTGTCTCATCGTTTGATATCTCCTTACACAGTGGGTCGGTATATGAACTATTAGATTCATTGTACACTATGTAAGAAGATTTTGCAAACAGAATCGTAGATTTTATGATGCAGAGACCAGATTTGTACTGAATGCCGCCGCAAGCATCGGACACTGGATCACCATGGCGTTCGCTGCGCGCTGCCAGTTCTTATCAGAGAACGTTCCGATTGGTTCGCTCAGCTGAGAGTTTAACAGCGTATCGCGGCCTTCGATCACAAGAGTGGATTCATGTGGTAAGCCATCAACTTCACCTACACCAAAATCAACATGGACCGGGTTGCGGCTGTTCCAGCGTTTTGTGGTGAATGGAATCACCTCACACTGGCCAGAGTTTTTGTTGTAGATGTTGTTGCTGACGATCAGATAAGGATGAACGCCATAATATTTATGGACAGTTTTTCCTTCCTGCTTAACATCTGCAACATAACCGAGACGGATCTCACCGATTTTTGGGACACTTGAGCCAGCCTTAAACATATTATGACCTCCTTGCTGACCATCTGTTTTACTTTGTGTCCTTATTATACCACACTCATTCACACTTTACAATACCAATTCAGAGATTTTTTAAAAAAAGTGTGATTGGCTCCTCTGCATAATCGGATGTAATAATAAGGTGCTCAGACTTTTTCCCCCTCTCAACTTCACAAGAGAACACGTTGCCTGTAATGTTGCAGCAGCAACAAAGGATGTCTGACCTGTGGTCAAACTGGCATTCGATACTGATGTAGTTGTATCGCTTGCCTTTTCTCAGTGCAACGCAGGATGACTTGGCTTTGATCATGCAGACATTTTCTTCGTTCCGGCTGCCCCAGAACTCAATGATGTCATATGATCGGATATGTTCGTACATTTCCTGGGCAGTATATGTGATCCGCATTTTGCCCTCCAAACAACTAAAAGATGTCCTGTTTTTCTAACTAAATTCAGTTCGGTTGTTATTTTACCACAAAATATAGCGTATTTCAACCCAAAGCGACAACTTTTAATTGTTTAGAACTATTGTGCGCAGACTTCTTCTCACTTCCATCGCACTTTCATATTGTTCAATTGCTTCTTCCAAACTTTCCTCTAAGTCAGTTAATACCTCTTCCTCTTCTTCCCATTTGTCATGGGATACGCCGTCGGAATCAGGTTCTGCTCTTAATTTTGAATGATTTTTTTCTACAGCTGCTAAAACTGACTTCAAAGCGTCATAAACTTTCATAACTTTCTCATCCACTCCCTCGACCGCTGATTCTGCCGCTCATAAAATGTGACTCCTGTCACATCGTTCACGACAACATCATCATACGGAATGCCTTTTTCGTTCAGATGGGCAATAAACCAGCGCTTCTTACAATAACAATATGGGGTTTTGTATGGATTTCCATACTCACTCGCAGGCTTACCACAGGCATTATATACGTCACCACACATACTCCACCACTCTTTGCGGACACGATCTCGCATCTGAAGGACATCTGGTGTTCCATGATAACCATGTGCTTCACCAAATTCATAATCAGCTTTCTTTCGGCTCATACTCTGCCCAGCACTGACCGCGCCAGAAGCTCCCAGCCCCAGTAGACCCAAAACAAACGAAACTGCTCCACTCATAATAAATCACTCCTTAAACAAAAATATCATCACGGACTTTCGGCGTATAACACCGAGTTTCCAGGCGAACAATTTCAGACTGCACTCTGCCGGTTCCCCAGTCATCCAGATTGAACTTTAGCACCATTTCGATCAGGCTCATCGCATCCTTGCACTCGCGGCGGATCTTACGCGCCTTCTTTAGTTCGTTCTCCAGAAAGCAGCGCTGGACCGCGTTTGCCTTGACAAGCTCAATGGCGTGCTCCAGATCATCAATCTCATCTGTTGCCCGAGTCAGATCAGAATAGAGGTTGGCATACATCGGCTTTAAGCTGCTGAGAGTTTTATCGACAATTTTGAGACTCTTTTTAAAATCAGTCATCCACTCTGAATCTTCGATTGGATAAGATACAGGATCGAACCGCTTTCGTTCTGGCTGTGCGGGAGCGGCCAGCTCTTTTAACTGTGCCGATGCTTCCTTGACTTCGATTTTCTTTGGGAGATACCCGGCTTCTTTATATGTACGCGGCAGACAATTTAATACGTTCCAGGCTTTGCTTTCTGCATCATACTGCGACGCCAGGCTTGAATCGTATGTTGTTGTGAATTTGCCATTCGGCTTTTTTGTGATATAGGTGTGTCCGTTGGTAAGAACATACGCCATTTATATCATCCTTCCTACATTATTATAATAGGGGTCTATAAAATCCTTAATGCTCTTTTAAAACAATGGACTGGCCTCGCCCCATGACCCAGCAGTTTTTACCAGCGTAAGCACAATCCTCGCAATGTCCAGAACACTCATATGCATCTGCTGGCGCTTCACAATATCCATCTTTAAATGCCACATAAGCAACTGGAAGATTATAGGGGTTATTTACATTATAGCCAGGCCAGGATGAAAAGAGAATATGTAAATTGCTGGGAATCGTACCGCCCGCTTCCACAAATGTGTTAACCAGATCGTATTTCTTGGTGAATGCGAGAAACTGGGTGCGAGGGAGTTTAGTTGCGATGCGACACATCATATCGAAATATCGTTCATCCACGATGTCTCCACTGACATGCCACCGAAAATAAAAAGACCCATAAGCAGCTGCAGTCGCTTGGACTTCAAAGCCGTCAGGGTCTGTTAACCACAGATTCAAATTGTTGTCATAGGCGTTTCGTACCGTGGTTCGCCAGTCGAAGTGACTGACATAGCACATTTTTGCGCACGGAACGCCTGGAGCACAGGTTTTGATACGGGGCATCGAGATCGACTTGATACTCCCCATCTTGCTGTTTGCGTTCGACACTGACAGCTTCAACATATTCAATTTTCATACCCTCATCCGTGGAGGGTATACTCCTTTCCTATAATTATATCATCCTAATAGTCCAATAAATTACACTTCTAAAATTGGTTCATCAGGCATCAATGGCGCAAATTTCACTTCCGCGTCCAGATCATAATGATATGGGATATTAAGACGATCTAGTTCTTCCTTAAAAATTTCAGCCAATTCATCTGGCGAATAGTCTTCGATTTTCATTTTACATCACCGTTAGCGCCATTCGATTGATAGTCACAACTAACTCGTTGACACGGTTTCTATCGATGGTGTCCGGCAAAGCAGTGTTCGCCTTATCGTACTGCAGGCGCTTTTCATATTCTTTGTGGAAATCTTTTACATCGTGCTTGATATAACCGTTGGCAGCCTGGAATTCACCGTTTCGAGCCATCATTAACAGGTCGTGGTTCTCCGCCCGATTCGTAATGATCTCACCCTTTTCCAGAATATCAAAGACCATAAGGTAAAGACGAATCATATTCATAATGGTTTTGTTCATTCGCTTCTTTGTGATCTGATCTTCTGGGTGTTGATTACACCATTCGCCCAAAGTGACTGCCTTCTTGAACAATTTATCTGCAAAGCCACCAAACGAATACACGACCTGTCTGGACAGGAACAACTTCTTATTATCCATCAAAAGCTTTGTGGCCGGATGATAGCTGATGACAAGATCGTCAGCATTTCCAAGCTGCTCCAGCATGTTCGGATTGCCGCTGCACATTAGCTTAACTGCTTTATTGAAACTGAATACCGTTGTATCAGTAGTTTCATCGACCCAGTGATCGAACGTGTCCATGCCAAGCAGCTCATGTTCTGTGTTAAGTGCGACACCCCTGATATCAACGTCTGACCCTTCCACATTCGTTCCATAGGCGTGGCTGCCGCCAATGGTCAAAAACATCACTTGCTTGCCCAAATGCGGATTGGTGCGCAGAAAATTATACGGTTCACTTGCAATGATCAACTGCAATTCCTCTCGTGTCATTTTTTATCACCTCACTCAACCATCAATACTTTCCAAGATTTCACCCTGATAGCGATGATAACTATAGCCATCTGTAAACGTCTCGATCATATATGTAAGATCATCGAACGAAAATTCGCCGGGATCGATCTTGAGCTCCGGAATAGTGTCAAAATCAATATCGCAATCCTCGCCAAGTTCATCCCGCAGAGATTCGTCCGAATCATACCACCAGAAAACCGAGTTGCAAATCATTTCGTTATCAAAATCAATGATCAAGTCGCCCTCAGACCAGTATTTTTGCTTGTCCATTACCTGCTCAGAGATTGCAACAAGACCATCGTTGCGGGAGCCATCGTCCTTAAACTCAACATTCGGGAAACGCTTATTGAACTCCGGCTTATCCTCAAAATCGATACAGCCTCCATTGGACTCCATGAAGCGAACGATACGCAGGATCAATTCGTCCTTTGACGTGGTATCTTCCCATTTGACATTTTTAAGGATCTTCTGAGCTTCGTCCAGTGCGCTGGTTGTATATGCAGACCAGTGATAATAGATCGTGGCGATATCCTCATCAAACGCATGGACCGTAATAACCAACCGCTGTCCCATTATTTCAACTCTCCTCTTTCGTACAGTCGCTTTTTATATTCTTTTGATCTTCGGTGCGCTTCCCGCATTGTTTCTGCATCCGGACGATAATACATCCAGTGTGTTCTGTTGTATTCGTCGTTTTTTCGTTTTGCCCGCTGATCGACAATGAGCGAAATCGTTTTGTGCGAGACGTTATACTCCCGCGCCAGACCCCGGAGTGAGTATTCGCCGGTTTCAAACTTACGGGCGATTTCTTCCTTTTTTGCCTTGGTCAACTTCACCCGACGATCCTGAGTTTCTGATAGCCGACAGGTTTGCCACTTGCTTGCCAATCAATCATCCTCCGATTCCGCGAACGCCGATTCAAACTCATCCTCATAACTTTCGAGCTCTCCGTTATCATACTTTTCCAAAGCCTGCTGCATTGCATCGTCTGTATCTTTTGCATCCTTGATATGTACTTCGTAATAGCGATTTGCTGTAATATATACTGTGTATCCCATCTTGCCATCTCCTTTTAGCAATGACAGAACAACCACGAAACCAGATCATCATGCTTAAACCAGCCCGCCGGGAACCCGCGCCAGTTGTTTTTATCCGTCCAGCTCCTGGATTTCATCTGGCCGATTTGCTGAAGCTCTACTGAAAGACGCGCCATGAATTTCTTGCAGTCCGCTTTATTCTTCATTGCTGTCTGCATTACAAAATTATCCTGCAGCTTGCCATCGACGACCTCACAGATCGCACATGGACAGTTATGACAATTCTTTTCGGCGCACATCAAACAGGGCGACATTATAATCCCTCCTTACACACCAGCAATATGACTGGCCATCATATCTGCTGTGTGAGTCCACAGCACATTCTGATACTGGCTAATGGCCCGACCATAATACTTCCATTCGTTCGTATCTGTCTCATATGCCCCCATATGCCATCGAATACACGCGACCTCTTCCTCTGTCAGGGTGATAACACTCGCCAGCATACAGATAGATTTTTCACCATGATGACTGAAAATAGAGTCATTCAGATACTCATATGTTCCTTTATCCGGGATAAAAAGATACTGATCTGTTTTGCAAACGTCATGCAGCAGCCCAATTAAATACGGAGAACGTGGATTTTCCCATTTCAGTCCTAATTTATCTGTCAACGAAACAAGAGCCTTCACAACAGCAATGCTATGCTCGGCTAAACCACAAGGACGCGCGCCATGATATTTTGCAGATGCAGGAGCTACCCAAAAATTATGTTCGTTCAGCCATTGGGTGAGTTTGATATAATCATCCCATGTCAGATATTTCTTCAGATCTTCATAAATCTCGCCTTTGAGTTCGTCCTGCTTCTTTTTAACTTCTTCGTTCATATCCATTCTCCTTTGCAAATTATTCTGGCGGCGGTTATGTCTGCCCCAGTACCGCCAATCACCTGGCATCCGGACGTTAACCGAAAATAATAATCTCTTCCATATTAGGCTCCTTGAATCTTTTTACAGCTCGTGTATGTCATCCAGTTGTCCCAAACGATATCTTCTTGGTGCAGGTCTGCGATTTTATGTGCTTCAAAGGGATCATTTGCTTCAACCAGAATGTATCCTTCGACTTTTACATCTACTCTGTAGCGCATGGTTTACACCTCAAGATCAATATCAAAAGAAGTAGTCCCGTCTTCGTTCTCTCGATAATTCATTTTAGCGAGAGCATCGTTACAAGCCTTTAACTTCCTCTGTATTTCCTCTACGTTTGGATGCCTTAGAAGATACTGAAACCGTCTTGCTTCGTCAGCGTCCAAAATAATATCGCTATTAACGTAGTGCATTTTATTCCTCGTTTACAATTTCGATTTGGCACATCTTCATAGCTGCCAGCGCATTCTTGTGGGACTCAGGAGTCACACCGGCACAGCAACTTGCATCCACAATGATGGGAACTTCAGGTAGCGCTGCCTTAAGCAGAAGCGCATTCGAAATGACGCAGATATCCGTGCAGAGGCCGACCAGAGTAATGGAATTGATCTTAAAATCTGCCATTCCTCCAATTGTAGAGAAATGAGAGTCGCATAAATCTTCCATTAGCAATGTCGAACCGAAAGTTCTCTTTTCGTAAATTTTTGCTTGTGGATCTTTCATTTCCGGCAAAAGATCGTGTTCGATTTCATCAACAAATAACCAGCCCCTCGTATGTTCGATACAATGTTTTACAGGAAGATGTTTGCCTTCCTGAGTTTCGAGGTAGTTGTCATAATGCGTATCCTGCGTATACAGAATTTCACTCTTCCAGTTCTTGATCTTCTCAACGACCTTCGGCACAATGGCCTGCGCTTCAGGAGTACCCAGCGGACCAGTGACAAAATCGTTCTGCATATCGACAACGATCAGAACATCAACTTTTTCCTTTTCCATTTTGAATCCTCCTTGATTAGAACCACCAATTAAACAAGGTCGGGTCATACGTAGGCATCGGCAAATCCTTAAACAAATTTGCCTCGTGCATCCGATCAATCTTGGCAGCCGTAGCGGTGTCACCGCCGAAATCACCAGTACGAATATATTTATCAAGAAAATCATAGGTGAAGCCGAAATTATCCTCGTCGGTCTTTCCAGTCAGTCCATCTTCCGGCGCTTTCTCGATGAACTTTTCAGGAAGACCCAACTCACGACCAACGGCTTTTACCTCAGTGACAGTCAGCTTACTGAGAGGACTGAACTGACCAAATCCATCCCCTCCCACAGTTTGCCATCCGACGAAATTTTCTGAAGCGTTGCAAGTGTTAGCTACTCGCCCATTCATACTCTGACTCACCATGAACAAAGTCGCCATACGAATTCGTGCCGGCAGATTCACACGAGCCTGCTTGGAATCGCACAGACCAGCTGCCCGTCCATTGGCCAGCAGCGCATTCACAGTTTCCGCAATATTGATCTCGAAGGACTTGATACCCAGATGGGCGACCAGTTCCCGCGCCACATCGATATCGCTCTGAGCACCCTGAGGCATCAAAACACCGATTACACGGCCATTGCCCAGCGCTTCACAGCACAGAGCAGCCACGATACTGGAATCCTTGCCACCAGAGATACCGATCACCGCGTTACAGTCAGGACCATTCTTGCGGAAATAATTCCGAATCCACGCAATGATTTCATCCTTTGTCTTTGCTGCATCAAATTCATACTTGCGCATATTATTTACCCTCCAATCTCCACAGTTCCACGTCAACGTCTTTAAATGTAAAATCGATAATTTCTTTCACAAGCAGCCATTTTGCGCCGCCACGAACACAGCCGATTCCATACGGCATAGCTACTTTAACTCCTGATGCCTTGGCGATTTTGGCCACTTCTTTGAATGCTTCAAACAGTGCGCCAACAGACGTGTACTGCTTTCCGTCATATCCATAACTGTTCTGACCGAAGCAATTGACGATCCATCGAGAACCTTTTTCATCAACTGGAACCATCTGAGCGACACCCAGCATTCGTTCAGGACAATCCTTGTTGCTTTCACAGTAAGTGTGATATTTCTCGTACACCTTTGGATACCGCTCACGAACTTCTTTGGCAACACCAGACCCCATAACGCCCTGACAATTCACCTGATGACAGATGATCTTAGCGTCAGAATCAAACACATTACCTTCTTTGATTACAACAGCCATATTTTACCTCCGATTTAACTCTTTGATTCCAAAATATTGTGCTCCTCGTTGACTGTGCAGATTAAAATTCTCAAGGTCCTGCGTCCATACCATCACGTTCAGATTGTCAAACGCTCCTGCCTTAATCAGCTTCACAGCATCTTTCCGCTCACCTTTCCAGATAAGTCTTTGATTACTCCAAAACTGAAGAATCGGCTTCTCCATCAGAATTCACCTTCCCACAGACGATCGCGAACTTCCTTTAGGCTGTACTCTTTGATCATGGCCCCATTGCGGAACACGGTTTGCAACAGGTTACCATCCGAATGAGCTGCGTGATCCATCAGGCCATCGACATAAACCAGCTCGTCGTTTACATCCTTAGTAACATAACACATACCCTTCAGGCTCTTCTTAAAGTGATCAGTGTCGGTCTTGGGGTCCTTGAAGATCTGAATCTCCTTACCATTGACCACGCCATAAGTTGCCTTGACAGCCATGCCGAACGTATCGCGGGTGAACGGTTTCAACTGACCATTCTGCTCGATGCACTGCATAGAGAAAGAGCCAACGCCAAGGCTGACATTGTTGCAGGCGAAACCGTGTGCTTTGAGTTCGGCATAAATCTTTTCGCAGCGCTGCACAGTGATGGAATCGCCGTACAGAGCCTTCACATGAGGATCGAGCACCTTGTAGCCCTTACTGTTGACTGTGCCGCCGAAGATATCCCACAGATGATAGACCGTCTGCGTGACGATTTCGACTGGGTCGCCAGAGTCGCCACGGATCAGCAGCGTACCATTATGAGCCATGATTTCATCCTTGAGCTGCGGCAGGATATTATCGACCAGATTCCAGTAGTCGTAGGAATCAGACACCATACTGAAGCTCATATTGGGATACAGCTCCGTCAGCGCCCGGCGGATGAAAGTGATCTCGTCGCCATCGACAGCGAAGTTAGAACACATCACACTATGCTCGGTACTGACAGCGCCAAACGCAACGGGCTCTTCTTCGCAATTGCAGCGATACATTTCTTCCAGATACGGAATCGCAGGGACAGTAGCCGTATTCAGAAAACTCAGACACCAACCGGCGCTTGACTTAACTGCCGACTGCATACACTCCTGACCACGGAAACTGAAATCACCCAAAGCACGAGCATGAGGCACGCCATCCTCAACAGTTTCATCGTAATACTTGTCCACAATATCGCGATACAGAGTTCCGACCGTTGCAGAAATCATTGGATGCCACAGCTCAGAACTCATAAAAGATTCGAGGAACTGCGGAACCCATGCGAAATCAGGATGCGTATTGCTCATCTCCAGAAACGGCACATGGATGGGGCAACGAGTACCTTCTGGCAGTGCCTTGATTTCAACAGGAAGATATCCCAGATCATGTAGCGCTGCAATCTTGCTCAGATCGTAAGCATCCTTACCAATGGTCGCATCCAGGACACGCTTGTACTGAGGAACAACAATACACTTTGGTTCGTCGAAGAAATTGTCGTTGAAATATCGTACCAGATAATCCTTGCAGAACGCCTGAATGCCGAACACAACGACTTCATCCACGCCATCCAGTCGGCTCATGCGTGGAGTAAAATAACTGACCAGCTTGGTAGTGCCGGCCGGAAACTGCTTACTGTGGGTTGTCTTGTAGAAATCACACAGCAGCATCGGGTTGATATTGATCATTTCAAATCCTCCAGTCCAATTTCTGACCACATTGTCCACAATAGTGATCATATTGACCAATTAACGTTGTATTGCACTTTGGGCATCTGTAGCTTTCATACTTTGGATCGATTACAACTTTCTTGCTCTCGATCCGATTGAAGTAATCACTCAGAACATCACTTATCATTGCTTTTTCAGACCAGTATGCATCTCCATATTTGATACTTTTCGTTAAGCGCTGATATGCACTAAGGATTTCACCTTTTGCATACTTCATATCAGTCCTCGTCCCAATGATGCTCTAATACAGTGATCTTGTCGTGATGGCCGGTGAAGATACTGTCTGTGGTATAGACCATATGAATCAGTTCTGGATCGTCAAACAGATGGCCACGCTCAGAATCCAGGATACTGTTTTCGCAATGGCTGACATACATATCGATATCACCAGCACCCAATTCCTTCAGCTTCTTGGCCGAATAGAACATGGTGCCACCGTAAGAACAGATATCATCGATCATCAGAACCTTTTCACCAGGCTTCACTTCACCAACAACATCCAGATCGAGAATTTTGCCCGTTGCCCAGTCCCGCTTTTTATCACCATGGATGATATAGGCGTTGCACTTGACTCGCTCCAATGCCCAGTGAACAGTTTCCTCATATCGTTTCATTGCGCCGGCATCCGGGAAGTAGATCACATCAGGCTTACTTTCTTCGATTGCCTGACAAATCTCACGAATCGGAGTATGTACTTCGCACCGATCGATCAGTGCGGGGGCCACATCACTGTGAGGGTCAAACACGCTGACGCAGCTGAATCCGCACCGATTGATCTCGTCAGCGAACCACTTGAGGGTGAACACATCTTCGTCGTGATAGGCGCGATCCATACGAGCGTTCGGGATATACGGCATAAACAGCTCGACTTCTGCACCGTTATCCTTTGCATCCTTTGCGATCATAATGACCGTGGGAAGCTCAGCCATGGATTCAAATGTCCAGACGATACTGATCACGTTGAGATAATTGATGGTCAGATCCTTCTTGATCAGCGGAGTGCCGTCAGGAAAAGAACCGATTTTATAATGATTTGCTTTGACCATATTGAGCCTCCTTAGACCATGTAGTGAATGTCTCTTTCACGAGTACGGGAGATGATGACTTTGACCACACCGTTGTCCTTTTCAAAAGCTTCATAACGATCCTTTTCATCGTCATCGCTCTTGGAATACGGATTGATCACATCAACCTTCTTGCCATCAATGAACTGTTCACCGTTGGCGGGGTTATACTGGATATCCTCGGTGTTGATGTAGCAATCAGGCCAGTAGCCATCTTTCAGCTTGACATCAAAACAGATACGCTGTGCACCATTGAACATATCAAAACGCTTGGTGCTGGACGCACGGTAACCATCCTTGAAGATAGCAGTGAGCTTGTAGCTGGTCTCGTTCATATTGATGATATTCAGATCCTTGATGGCCTCTGCGAATGGAGTGCCCAGATTCAATTCAAAGGCGATAGACCGCAGGCAGTCATAGTTCAGATCGATCTTGCCAGAAAAATCGACCACAGCTGGGATCTGATCGTAATACTTCTCTTCGAGCTTATCCTTGAGGTAGGTTTCGACCTCATCAGCGCCCGGGTAATCGAAGCGGAAGTGATAGTGGAAGCGGCCGGGACGGTTGACCAGATAATCGTTCAGACCATTGAGCTGGTTACAGGTGACAACGAAGAGCTTTTTGCCCGCGCTGGTGCCATCGAACAGACTCAGCATCGTATCCTGCGGATTTTCATTATCCCGGGACTTGAAGGTTTTATCAAACTCGTCAAACAGGATCATAACTTCCTGATCGATGGATTCAATGAAATTGGCGATACCGCCGATATAGCGGTTAGCCAGAATGACAGGATAGCCCTGCTTGACGGCCTCGATTGCAATCATCTTAGCGGTCAGAGATTTGCCGATGCCTTTGTTGCCGCTGAGGATGACACCCAGGTTGCGGTTGAACACTTTGAACGAATTCAGCACTTTGGCAACCTTGCTGCTCTGGACACCATACACCTTTTCGTTGATGACCATATCGGGGCGGCGGGACAGATAGAAACCGGTCATCTCAGAACAGTGGATATCATAGGTACCCGCCGGAATCTTGTCATACGCCTTCATATCGTCGCCATACAGGAACAGATTGCTTGCGCTTTCAACAACTTTCATGTTTGATACTTCCCTTCTCAGTTCAGCTCTTCAAGCTTCTTCATCAGATCCTCGATGCCCATGTCTTCCAGCGCCTTATCCTTTTTCTTTGCCACGATCTCCATGATCTTATCGCGCTGTGCCTTCTTCTCGGCGGCAGACACACGCTCCGCTGCCTCAGCCAGCTTGACAGACACGATATACCTGACGATATCGATCTTATTGGCCAGATCCTGATCCTCGGCGCTCTTAGTGGCCAGCAGAGAATCCTCATCGGCGGTCTTCTTCTGACGGTTCAGCATCTTGAAGATGGCATCCAGATCCTCGACCCGCAGACTCCACAGATCCTCTACGGTCATAACACCCTTGTAGTTAAAGCGATAGCGATTACGAGTTGCGATTTCAAACAGATTCTTTTCCATGATAATTTCCCCTTTCAGATTTACAAAAGCGATTCACAGTAGCATTCGTTGCCGATTTGGTCAGAAAACATGTCGTCTGTCCAGTAGCGACCTTTTGCTTTGTATTTTTTACCATCGATCGTATCGACTATTTCTTCGATTTCGATAGTCTGTCCACAAAGCTCTATCATGTCTTCAGTTACAACATCTGAAACGTGCCTCCAAGGAGCGTCGTCCTTTACACCTGATCGCATCCAATAATATTTTTTAGGATCTAAATCCTGGCGGACAATAACGACATCGCCTACATGATATTTTGTATCTTGCAACTTGTGCCTCCTTATAACAAAGATTCGCAACAGCACTCATTGTCTGCAAAACCAGAAAACATGTCATCAGTCCATCTAAAATCATGCGTTTCTTCTACGATATAGTGCCCGTTAGAAGAATAATCTTTAATATGAACCAATTGCCCATGAAGTTCCGACATATCCAATGTCACAATGTTACTGTTGGCTTTTGGATAAGGACCAGACCTCATATCGTAAAAGGCACCATACTTAAGATCATCTCGAACTAAAACAGCGTCGCCTATTTTATATCGATACTCCATTTGACACCTCATAGCAGAGATTCACAATAGCACTCAGTTTCTTTCGCCAGACCAACAAACATATCATCTGTCCACAAGATTTTCCGATCCGTTTCTTTGATGATATATCGATTGCGGCAATACTCAAGAATCGTGACAACCGTTCCCTCCAAAGCTTTTCGTGCGCGAATCGTACTTTCGCTCACGCAAATCACATTAGCAAGCGGGAACTGACTCCCAGAGCGCATGTAGTAGTCTTCTCTTTCTCGAATTTCATTGATCACCACGACACGATCGCCCGGCTTATAAAGATAGTCCATTTAGCACCTCACAGTAGAGATTCGCAGTAGCACTCACTTTCGTCAGCTAAGCCGACGAACATCTCATCAGTCCAACACATACGGCCACCAGTTTCTTTGATACGATAATGTCCGCTTTTATAATATTCGGCAATCGTAACAATAGAGCCAGCGAGTCTTGAACGTTCTTCATAAGTCCATTTTACGGTTGTAGTACACCCATAACCCGGTCCAGACACCATACGATATTCGCGTTCTTTAACAAAATGATCAATTAGTCGGACCTTGTCTCCAGGTTTATAAAGATAGTCCATCAAATCACCACTTTCAGAACTCGCTCGGTTGCCCCCTGCACCTTAACGATGAAGCTGTTGTGCTGGGTCTCAGAGAAGCCAACACCGGACAGCTGGTCATCGACGGACTGAACTGCCATCTGAGAGCCCAGTGCCTCAAACACACGCTTATGCTGCAGCAGGTCTGCCTTCAGGAATTCATTGTAGAAACCATTGGGCTTTTCCGGGTTGACGCAGTCCTTGAGCATGAAGAAGTAGTGACGGTTGCCATTGCCGGTCTATTCGTCCCAGTAGTTCGGAGAATACATCGCCACAGACACAGGTACAAACTGATTGGAATTCACACCCCAGATCTCGCGGGTGCTGGTAGAACTGGGCAGCAGCTCCTTGATAGAGAACTTACCATCCTTCAGTGTGACTTTTGCCACGGCGACATTCTGACCACCATGCAGCGGCTTATCATAGTTGAAGGAGTAGATGTTGCCATCGAATTCGATCTCAGCACGGAAACCAGTTTTACCGCCACGACTAGCAAAACAGTTCACATAGAAGCTATACTCGCCCTCCTTCATCTTCTTAATGTCAGGCCAGGTAATGTTCTCGACAGCAACCTTATCCCGCAAAGGACTAGTGATATCCACATCCAGGCGGCCATCAGTACGAGAATTCCACTTACGGACATAATAGATGTGATTCTTATCGGGTTCAATGCAATGAGCATCCTCATCGTTTTCATCCCATTCACCCGGCACATCGTTCCACTGAATCGAGAAACGCAGCACACCATCCACCTTGCCGCCAGCAGCCTTAACGTTTTCGCGAATATCGCTGTCTGCCATATTACCGGTATAAGCCCAGCTGAAACCATTGGACCACTTAAACATGCTTGGCGCGCTCTTATCCTGCGGCGCAATCAGAGATACCATGTTCTTCGAGAAGCGATTCTCCATGAACAATTCCAGACCTGCCGCAGTAGGCAGAACTTCTTTGACAAACTTTTCGATGCCGATTTCTTCTGCGCGGCCGAACTTCTTGGGATCAGTACCCAGAGATTTCGCCATTGCCTCAAACGGATTCGCAGCGCCCATCACCCGAGGAGCAGCATCACGGTTGCAGAACATGATGTTGTTGGCAGTGATATCGTCCAGAGTGGCAAACCGACGAGCCAGACTGTTCATATATCCCAGCTCAGTGACGGTTTTCTGTGCATCCTCCAGCATCTTCTTGGTGAAAATCGCCTTAGGACGCTTATAGTTTGCAGGAGCAACCACCTTTTCAAAAGCGGTCACAGCAGCATCCACGTCCATGCCCTCGCTCAGGTTTACCAGCAGAGTACCGATTGCCGTATTGCGAATACGAAGCCGGTTCATCGATGCACCGCCGGGAGCCATCCAGACATAAGCGGACTTCTTTTCATCGGGCAGACGATCATACACCTGCTTATCGCTCTTGAAGCCACGAACCAAACCCTCGAACTCCTTGCCGCGATACAGGCTGTTCTGAGCAATCAGCTCCAGCACAGTATCCACAGCGTCCATAGTCAGCTCTTCCAGAGAGCGCTTGAACACATTGGCAGAATCACGCCACTCGGCCATCTTGGTGGACACATCATAGGAATTGACAATGAACCGCTGAGGAATCTCGACAGCGAAATGATCCCAGGTGCGAACCGCCTTATGATCAGCGTCATACTCATAGTTCATCTCTGTGCCGAACTTGCCATCAGAGATCATATTGCGGCTGACGTAATACGGATTCACAACGGCGCAGGTTTTCACATAGGCAGCCAGCGCATCCACAACCGGCTGATAAACATCGGACTTTGTGTCGAAATCCCAGACGGTTACCATCTGACCATCCATAAAAGAAACCAGCTTACCGATGTTCTTCACGAAGCGACGGCAGCAGGAGCAATCATACTCACGGCGCTTACGGAAAATAGGATTCGTGCCAGCCGGGAAGCTGTCCAGATAGAGGTCATACAGCCTATCCTCATCGGCATTGGTGATAAACAGAGGTGCGCCATCCTTGACCATCTCATCGAAATGCTTCTGAAGCAGAGTGCGGAATTCTTTGAAGTTTGCCATTGTTTTCATTCTCCTTTTTTGATTACAGTAAACTGTCACAAATGCATTCGGTCGGGCTTTCAAACATCGACTCAGTCCATAGCCATGGGATTTCCCTTAGCGTATAGAAATCATCGTCATCGGAATATCCATTGACTTCATATGTATTGCCGCTATAGTTGACCATACTATCGTTACAATAAAGAGTTCGTTTACCTGCTGAAGGACCATACAGGACGGGATAATCGCGGTCGCCAACCAAATCCGAACGGATCGTTACCAGATCACCCGGCTGATACAATAAACTATCCATCACCATCACATTCACCTCACAGCAAAGATTCACAGCAGCATTCGTTTACCGACATCGGCTCAAACATTTCATCAGACCAGAACAGACAATCAGGGTCATTGTCGATTTTGTAATAACCCTCATCATAAGCGATGATTTTATGAACCGACCCTCTATATTTTTCGATATTATATACAGTCCCGGGTTCGCGTCCAGCTTTGGGACCGGAACGCATACGATACTGCATGTTTCGATAAATATCGTCGCGAACTTTTACGAGGTCGCCAATTTCATACAGGTATTTCCCTTCCATGATTCACCTCACAGCAGCGGCGTGCAGATACATTCGGTGGGTGCTGCAAACATCTCGTCCGTCCACCGATCGCAGCCATAATCTTCGTCGATGTAATAGCGGCCATTGCGCTTGCCGGCAATATGAACCACAGTGCCAAGCCGCTGCGCCTGAGAATAAGTAAGGGTGGCACTGACATCATTTGCTCGGTAACCGGAACGCATATAATACTGAACACCGCGCTCCAGATCAGGTCGAACAAACACTTCCTCTCCGTTTTTATACTGATAATATCTTGACATTGCTCTACTTCCTCCATTCCATTACAGCAATGAATCACAAACGCACTCGTCCACGACAAGCGGCTCAAACATCTCATCAGCCCAGATGCAGCCATCGATTCCTTGTGCTCTGTAAACACCACTAGTTTGTGCGATCTTTTGAATGACGATCTCTTGTCCTGCGTATTTTTTCATCCAGTCAAAAATCACCCAGCGTTGACCTTTATTTTCGCCAGACAACATTTTATATTCTTCATGTTCCGAAAGATCAAGTCGAACGCGGACTCTGTCGCCTGGGTGATACATGTAATCAGTCATTCCGTTCCTCCATCATCGAACCAGTCCGACACACGATCAGACATTTCGTCCATCTTATCCTGGTCTGCCTTGACATAATGCATCGTGACACGCTGGCTGCTATGCTTAAACTTTTCTTGAAGCATCTCGATCGTTTGCCCAGATGTACCAGCCTTTTTCGCTGTCTGAAGTGCAGCCATTGCATAAGTTTTGCGCATGGTATGAGTGGACAAATCGATATCCAGCTCACACGCCTTCCCTGCTTCTTTCAAGATCCTATAGAATCCGCGCACTGTCAGAGGACCACCCTTGCGACTGCGAAACAGATAATCAGATTGACTGATCTCGAAATCCTGTTCATCGAAATAATCTTCCAAAATGTCGGCTGCCATCTTGGGGATCTTGCACACATTGCGCTTGCGGGTCTTTTCTTCGATCAGTTCGACATGCTCTTTCACACTGCCATCCTGTTCGTAAACATCGGCCGTTTTCAGATTGAGAAGATCGCCACAACGAATACCCAGACTGCACCCGAACACGAAAATCGCCTTGTTGCGTAGACGAAACTTGGGGTCGCCGTTGGAAGCAAGATAATTCGCCAGTTTCTGGAAATCCTCTTTGGAACGAATCGGATCAGCAGGCGAAGGTTTGATGCGGCCATCCTTTGTATAAAGGCTGTTGGTTGGCTTTGTCTTGCGCTTTTTCTTGCGAGCGGCAGCCACGATGTCCCAAATCATTTCCTTCAGCTCGGCTTCGCTCATGGTGATGTGAGCTTCGGAACCAGGCTGTTGCGGGAACTGAACTACGCGATCCTTGCGCTTACGTGCCGGTTCTGCCATTGATCTTCATCCTTTCTATGTAAATCAATATCTGTGTTGATATTTTTCTCTATAACGCAGGTTATGAGTGTATAGCTCATTATCAAAATCGTTGATCATGCGGCACTTTTCTTTGTATTGGTGCTGCTGTGTCAGCTCAGTTTCGACGTACTGCTGGCGCTCCTGACAGTGATCGTGACACCCGGGATAACGCTTGGGAGCCACACAATAATGGCAGGGATTCTGCATTTTCAAATCATTCCAATCATAGTAAACTTTCGCAAACACAAGCAGCGCTGTATTTGTCCTGCGTCAGGAACATCTGGTCCGTCCAGGCATATGATTTATTGTCTTCTTCAATGAAGTATTGACCATCAATATGTTCTGCGATATGAACGGTCTTACCTTCGAGCTCTTTCATTTCGTCGACAACAGTGTTGTATGTTTTGGGATTGGGGCCGGACATCATAAAGTAGCTGCAATTCTTTCTGAGATCTCGCTTTACGACCACTGCGTCACCGACATCGTATCTGTATTTCATAGTTCACCTCACAGAAGGCTATCACAGCAACACTCATTGATAGAAATAAACATCTCGTCGGTCCAGCCATAATCAAGCTCTTCCAGACTATATCCAGCTCCTCCGTCGCGAGGACCCAGAATCGTAAGAACCTTTCCAGCCTGATCTGCCATTTGATCAACCACATTGTAGGTGAAGTCCCCATTATAGCGGCCTGACCTCATACGATAAACTTCACGGCAGTTCAGATCCGGGCGAATCATTACTTTATCTCCGGGCTTATACATCAATTCCATATTTCTACCTCATTTTCCTTTTTTATCAAAATCACTTTCTAAATCCGATGCTCTGGAAACGGGAGGACGCACGATCAGGGACTTCTGTCACGCGACCTGGCGCGTGACTTTCGTCCCGGATCGAAGGACGAGTGTTTCTTGACAAGGATTGGCTGAGGCCAGCTGCACGATCAGGGGCCTATGGCGGAGTGCAGCGGCCGATTGCTAGGGTATTCTTCTTAACATCCGCCTTGGGCGTGATGCTCGCTCTTTTGGAACGATATGCAAAGTGATTTTTTTGTTTACTGATTACTGATTGGGCTCATCGAATTCGATTTGTTCGCCCATGGATGCAGCCGTTTCACAGACTTCATCAAACAAGACATCTCTGCCGGCTTCCAACATTGCCTGGTGAATGCGCGGCTCTGCGGCGGCTACAATGGTATCGCAGAAATTGGTATCGTCTGTGTTGATCGATTTCAGATTCAAACTTTCCACGATCTCTTTGACATCCTCAGGACCCCAAAACACCAGGGCTCGCCGATCCTCTTCGTAGACCACCTCTGTTTCGATTCCCGTGGAATAGTAGATCATATCCGCGACCTTTTCGAGCTCCTTCGATGGGACCTTTCCATCCCGGCACATAATTTCAATCATAGATCATCACTCCTTGTGTATGTCTCCATTTTTTATGCAACAACGCCCTCTTTGGGACGATGATCCTCTTTGAGCATCGCAATGATATCGGTGCCGAACTTCGCATTGTAGCGACGGATCAATTCGTCAATCACCTCAGGCTCAACCATGTGATAATAGTTGAGCTTGCCATTGAACTTTTGCAGATCTTCCAGTTCCCAGGTTCTGCCGTGCTGCTTTGCATAGATATAATTCGTCATAGCCGAACGGAACATTTTAAGATTGCGCCAGCCAACCGTGATCTGATTGTCCTTGTTCCACATCAAGCCGAGACACCAGTTCTTGCTGGAGTGCCGGTTGCCGTAATGCGTTTTCGTTTCGTTCAGAGTAAACGGCGCATGGAAGAAGTTCAACGCGTCAATAATGATTTGCTGAATCTCCATCGGGTCAAAGTAATGATAACAACTGATAAGAATATCATCTGCGTATCGTGTGAAAGTAAACTCGCGATCGATGCCGTCCTTTGCTTTGTAGCCATAGCACAGCTTGCGCGTGATGCAGTGATCAAACGGAATCATCATCACATTGGTAAGCCACGGACTGATGGGAGTTCCCTGCGGCAGGCCGTTGCGAAGGAAGCACAGGTTGACCGCCTTTGCCAGTTCATCCCGACCGCGTGCATCCTGCATGATCAGAGCGAATGGATAGATCACACTCATCATGCCGAGCAGAAAATCCGGTGTCGTGCTGGGGAAGAAACCATGGAAGTCGAACTTGACCGCCCAATGATTCTGATAGTTGACGACCTTTTTCATGCCGGTCGCCTTATCAACAACGGTTTTATTGTGACCAGCCTGATGCTTGCGGACCGCATCGATAAAGCAGCGATTGGAAATATACGCGAAAGCATTCGTGTGATAATCTGCGATCATAAAGCTCTTCAGCAGTTCCCGCAGCTCGATCAGTGCATCAGAAAGAGTTTCATCGGGCGCATCAATGGGTCGCCAGCCACCAGATTTCTTTGGGATCTCAAAGTGAGAATAGTGACTCGGGATATCACTGGATTCAAGCGCCGCATACTTCACGTTGTAGTCCACCAACTTCTCGATCATCTCAGGAACATTGGTGATAGCGCGAAGTTTGGCGGTTAAATCGTTGCGACACACGGTCATTGTAGATGTGTTGCTGCCGCCATAGTGCAGTGCTTCTACATTCTGGACACCGGCGAGGATCTCATCAAAAGTGATCTGCCGGGTCTTAGGAGGATTCAGATATGTAATGTACATTGTTTCTCCTTTATGATTTCATCGTGATCTAAATGGGTTTCTTGAGGCTGAAACGCGTGCAGCAGGAGGTCCCGATCATGATTGGATGCTGAAGTTGGCTATATAACCGCCTTCAGGCAACCCAAAAAGGTCGTTTTGAACTCTGTGGGAGCGCAGTCGACAGGCTGTGCGAGCTCAGTTTTGCAATGTTGATGCCTTCAGGGAGGACCATCCTCGTCTTAACAATTCGATACACTTGGCTTGGCCTAAGTGCGCTGTTTATAAAAAACAACTATTCATCACGATTATTTATTTACGATTTATTAGAACGCCATGACGCTCTCTTCACCCAGAATGAACGGGGTTGCAATGATCTGCTTCTTCAGCGGCTTGCCTTCCGCGAAATTGATGAAGTTCGTAACCGCCAGACAGCAGATGAAGCGGACTGTCGGAGCGACACCCTGAACGATGCCACATGCGGACACCGGCGTACTTGCCTTTGCTTCCTCGTGAGTGAAGTTCATGGAGTTCTTCAGATTGTCGATCTGCTTGCGATCCTTCCAATCGGCCGACCAGCACTGTGCATCATACAGGCCAGTGCGGATATCGAACACACCGAGCAGCTCAGGATTGTACTTGTTCTTCTCCAGGAACTGCTTGCGGATCTCGATGCTGTCCACGGCCAGGAACACATAACCCTTGACGGTTTCGCCCTGCCAGCCATTGGGCATCAGAACCAGATCCTCTTTGATATCAGGATTCACACTGCACAGGATATTTGCCAGTGCTTCAACCTTGGAATGAGCGATGTTCGGCTGAAAGAACATCTGGTTTACAATATTCTTAGACTCAACAAAGTCCATGTCCCACAGGGTGAACTTGGTCAAACCGTATCGTGCCAGCAGCTCGGCCACAGTAGAGCCGACCGAACCACAGCCAATGATATGAATACGACCCTTAACGGATGCAGGGTCAAACACCATTTCGATTTTGCTCAGATCCATTGTTGTTTCCTTTCTTAGTCCTGAAATGCTTCAGCGTAGGGATAGCAGCTCGAATTCCAATTGTTCATCAGGTCATTCGGATTCTCCTGATAATACTTCATCAGATTGGATTCGCTTCCCTTGCTCTTTGCTGAATCGATCTTAGGGGCGGCTCCACCCGTGACAGTTTTCAGCGCCGGGTTCGTCGTGGCTGCCGGTTTCGTTTCTGCTTTTGTTTTCGTGGACGCGGCTGCGGTGTTTGTGTTACCAACGAACGCGCCTCCCTGATAAGCTGCTGTACCCGCGTTGTAGTTGCCGGAGTAAGCTGCACCATTGTAGTTGCCGCTGTAGCCACTGTATGTGGTTGTGACCGGCTTTTGGACGAGCGCTTCCGCCTGTTCGAGAAACCCTTTCGTATCGGCCTCTCCAATCGTCACCTTGACATCATCGCCGCTGTAGATGACATTGTCCGCCATGTCCACAACACGGACGTTATACTCCCGCCGCTTGTTCCAGATCATAAAGACGTAGTAATCCTCAGAGCTCAGAGTATCAATGAGATCCCACTGATTCTGCATATCCACACCGCTGGGAGAAGTGCTCATGTTCACATGACTGTGGCCCTGGAACCGCAGCGTATTAAAGGATTCATCGTCCAGCTCATACAGCCAGGTCGTATACTTTTCCTGGTCCGTATTCACTGTTGCGCCCGTGACCTGCTGCGGATAAACCAGGATCTTGGTGATTTGGAAGTGAGTCTTATCAATGCGATTCACCAGACCGTGCCAGGCGACCTCGGTACTGAAGTGATCGATCAGGGCACACATCTCGTGATAAGCTTCCAGAGTGAAATTCACCTCGACTGCGTCCTTGGCAGGCTTGGAAAAATTCTTGTTAAAGGAGAACTTATCCGCCTGCAGATTACCCAACGCAGAAGCCTGTGCATAGAACTCCTGCAAAATCCCCTGGATCAGTTCGTCATTCATCTTAACCGGCTGCATACTTCAAACCTCCTTATGCCGTTTCTCTGCTTTCGTTTTCCAGGATCTCAACCACCTGTTTGATGGTGTAGAGATTACCATCCTTATCTTCCAGACACTTCCGATTACTATAATCGCCGAACAGCTTTTCCATCATCCATTCGACGACCGTAGAATCCGTCCAGTTGATATAGGAAGAAGAAGTCACCAGAGTAGACAAAACGCCGATGTAATCACGGCGGAGAGCCAGATCCTGAAGCATACCGCGATAGCCGCCGTAACAGGTAAACCGGTCGATATGCGGCTGAGGAAAACGATCCTTCATCAGGTCTTCTCGGTGATTCATGTTAGTGCTTCTGACGGCTTCGACGCGGCAGTCATCATAGACAATCCACTCGCAGTAGACACGCAGATTGAACCGGTGCTCTTTCCAGATAGCCAGGAACAGCTTCTTGGTGAGATCCATATCATACGGGCTCTCCTCGTAGATGTAGCTGGACATCTTATCCTGCTTTTCGACATACTGCTTAAAGATATCTTCGTTGTAGTCATTCAGATAGCAGTTCACGCCGACCCACAGCTGATTGCCGGACTTATCCAGAGCGATAAGAGATTTGTTCGCCTTGAAGAAATCGACCAGCTCCTTCTCATCGTCTCCAGAGTTGCAGGCACGATTCCGGAGCACCAGAAGCTTCATCTGCTCTTCATCCACCTGCTTCATGGCATTGCGGGCGCTGCTCATATAATCGTTGACGTTGTTCTCTGCCCGGCGGACACGTTCTTCCTGATCGTGGATCGAGCGGGTGAAGTTCTGACTGCAGAATCCCTTGAGCATGCTTTCGACTTTCTTGCCGTAGAAGTCATAAGCTGCACAGATCTTGTCGATTGCCGCATTGAACTTGTCATACTTCTGCTCAGCCAGCATCTTCAGCAGATCGAGTTCATCCCTGGTTGCCGGGTGATCCTTGAATGCCCACGGAAGCAGACGAGGCAGACAACTCATCATCATCTGCATGACCTGGATTCTCTTGGGCGAAGGAGCGAACACCATGGTCGCCTGCTTGGTTTCGTTCTGATAGACCAGAGCGTCACCGCTGCGATCGACATACAGAGAGACATCCTCAAGACGAACCCAGCCCGCCTTCTTGTAGTCCTCGTCGAACATTTTCACCTGCTTGATGTAATCGGCTGCTTTCTTGTTGGGGATGAAATGGAAATACAGACCGAGCTTGATCTTTGTGAACGGACCACGCTCACCAGCGTAATAGGCTGCTGTCAACTTCTCATCGTCCGGGAGCCGGATCTCGTTCTCGACCACCAGAGACTGCATGATGCCCTTATTCTCGGGATCAGCGGTAAAAGTCGCCAGCCGCTCCTCGTTCATCACTGCCCGGAGAACGGTCAGGACGGTGTTATCTTCGGTTTCGAATTTGTTCCTGCTCTTGATGTCAGAGAAAAATTCGTTGCATTCGTTCGAGCCGAGCTTCGTCAGCAAACCAGTGAATGCCATAGTTACTTCCTCCTTAAATTCATATCTTGCATTTAAAAAGCCCAGATACTGGACACATATAAGGCAGACTTTAACCGGCCTGCCAGCGGCTGCAATGCTACTTATCTGTTGTAACCAGAACAGATTTATATTCGGACTTTATTCGAGATTCGCTCGAACAGATTCAGGATCAAACTCCGTTAATTCCTTAACGGGCGTTATCCATCTTCTGAACACAGACCAGATAAGCCTTCTCGGTAACGTGCATATCGGCAAAGGTCTTGTCCATGTCGCCAGGCTGCAGAACACAGCCATCCAGAGAAGTCTGACCAGCAGAGTAGTTGATATCGTTCTCCTCCAGGCACTGACGCAGGGTAGTGTCCTCAGTAGCCATGACAGTCTTACGGTTGGTGTTGGTACCCACAGTGATCTTCAGCATAATATGTACTCCTTTTTAATTTAAAAAAATTTATTGTAGAAACGTCGGATTGACGAATCATCTAAAACGAATGCCGGACGTATTGCGCTGGAACATCCGGCGTGGAACCACAGCGGCGCTCTTACTCAGCGGCGGCCTCGGGCTCAGCGTCGTTCTCGATGGTGATAGCAGCGTTCATAGCGGCCTCATCAGCAGCGATAGAGCTCATAGCCTCGGCGATCTGCTCCTCGATCTTGGTGCAGTTCACGATAGCCAGACCCAGCTTCTCACGAACGAACTCGTTGATCTCCTCGACGGTGGTCTTGCCGTTGGGCAGCTCGATGCTCATGGTAGCGACCTTGGGAGTGGTGACGGAATTCTTTGCGAAGGTCACACCCATCTCATTGGCAGAAGCAGAACCGCTGACACCGATGGCGCAAACAGGCTCCTTCTCCTTGCCCTCGCCCTTGTACAGAACCAGAGCCTCGGGACGGAACTTCTTGACCTTCTTCAGGGTCTCGATGTCGTAAGCGGAAGTGACGAAAACGTTGTTGTACTTAACAGTTGCCTTCATAATATTGATCTCCTTTATAATAAAAAAATGTTATGTAAACGAGCCGGTTTGCTCGTTATACCGTTGTTGTTAGCAGCTCTTTCATATCGTCAAGAGCCTCGTCCCATGTGTCGGCCGACTGAATGAACTGGCCATTATCCGCCGACACGATTTCATAATGGCCGTCCACATACTTGATATGCATCCGTTTTCTCCTTTCATTTGACAGTGGAAAGTGTGTTTGGATGGCGAAAAAAATTTATAGCAGAGACTCGCAGCGGCATTCACTGGTTGACTCTACAGGTGCCCACCAATCATCATGCAGGTGCTCGATCAGGCGAAATTCTGGTTTGCTCCATGTGTACCCATCGCAGAGCTGCACTTGAAGACAATCGGTATCTTCTGTATACCCAACAACGATTCCCTCTTTACCCTCATTGGGATCATCAAGACCCCATAGAGACTCAAGCCTTACGCGATCACCGATACAGAATTTTCTCTCGTCCATGTCGCTCAATCCTTTCTATCCATTTCTTTGACCTTGTCCACAGCATAATCGATCACGTCAGTGACATACTCAGTGGCGTTGTTGATGTTGTCCTGTGTAAACATATCAGCGGCGAGCATCCTATAGCAGGTATCTTCAGAAGGAACCACACAAACCAGAACCGCGACAACAAAAGTTGCAATTGCAACCTTGATGCAGAGTTTTACTTCCTCGGCTACATCTTTGTCTTTAAAGCCACGATCGTCTGCATCGCTCATAGTAAACATGAACATAATCGTTCCTCCGATCATAAGCACGGTTAGAATGACGATTAGTAGTGTTTTGACACTATCTACGATGCCAATCCAGTAGAACACCCAAGGATTGATAATAGAGTTCATACGACTGTGCCCTCCTCTTCTTTGAAATTCTCAACCCTCATAAGCTGTTTCGTTTTTCCTCGATTATTGTTTTGCGTAAAAGCCTTAAACTGGGCTGCATAATAGTCAACCGGAATACAAAACACGCCGCTATCGTTATGGATAATATACAAGCCAGTCCGCTCAATGTGAAGGTAATCAGACAGATCGTTGAATAGCTTGATAGATTCCTCTGTGGGGAAATACAGGTAAAAAGTATCAGGCCATCCATACATGTCGGAATCATTGCCCTCACAATCCAGAGCAATCACACCAGCCTCCCGGCATTTTTGGTTCATTTCTTTTGCTCTTGTCAAATCACTTTTATAAAGATAAATCATTTTGCGTTCCTTCTTTTTGTGTGTTGATATTCGAACATGGTGCGGCTAGAGGGACTTGAACCCTCACCCGAAGACCAGATCCTAAATTTGGCGTGTCTGCCTATTCCACCATAGCCGCATATAAATTAGGTACACCTGCTCTCCCGATTCTCCAAGCAGGACAACTTCCATTCCGGACCACAATATCCGAAACATTAGGGCGCAACAAGGAAGTCATGGCTATTTTATTGATCGTACTTTTACCACTATGTACCTATTGGTGCCGCAAAGCTGAGTCGAACAGCTACTGTGCTCACACCATTCATCCTTCACCCTATCCTTGTCATGACTAAGAATTCGCTGTAAAAGAATCATCGTGATTATTGCATTACCTCTTACGGCATATAAAATGTTCAGGCCGGGTCATTTTGCTGTTTAACCACTGTTTCGTATTCCCCGCTATCGTTCGTGAACTATCACCTTCGACAGTTTCGTGGCACCTGAACTCCCCATTTTGTTAGAGACCTAATGGGCAAAGCTGTCTCGCCTCGCGGCGTGGAGTGACTGACGAGGTTTGAACTCGCAAACATTCGGATTGGAAATCCGACGCTCTACCAATTGAACTACAGTCACATATAATTCCCAGCTCAATAAATCGTATATATGGTCTATTGGCTGGGCCCGGCTTACAAAGCCTTGTTGCTTTTGATACGATATAGACCGAAGCATCGTATCAAAAGAGCCGGGAATAACAAGAATGAGGTAAAAGGTCCCTGCTGAATAACATCCTAAAAAAGACAGGAACCCTGGTGCGATTGGATGGACTTGAACCACCGACGCGCATTCAGCCTGCTGCTCTACCAACTGAGCTACAATCGCATAAGATACTCGGCTTACAAGGCCAATTGCACCCTTTCGAGCGAGCCGAGAATAATTGACAAGAGTTATTATGTTACCCCTTTCGGGGTGGTGCTACCGACCCGATTCCAACGGGCACGCAGTCTCCTGCAAAGGTTTTTAAGACCTCTGTGTCTGGCTTTCCACCACGGTAGCATATCAAAGCTGTCTGTCCAGCAGTCAACCGTCTTTCCGATTTGCCAAACCGTTTCACCCAATAAGCTCCCGACTCGATCGAGCCGGTGGTATCTCGGATGGGGGTCGGACCCACAAGCTTTCGCAGAAGTTTTTGAGACTTCCCTGTTTACCAATTTCAGCACCGAGACTCATTGCTCGTCTTTCCGAGCCGCCACTGCTTGCGCAGGTCACTCCTCTACTTCAAACACCATGTAGTACATGTGATTATCTTCACCATCGTCGACCGCTGCTCCGATAACATACTCAGGATATGGGGTCAACTCGCATCCGCAAAAATCAGCGTAGGATTCAGTGTCAACTTTCACTGCATCTTCGTACCGAGCGGCCTCATCTTCAGGCATCCCATTGAGAAAACACTGAAAGCTGACAGCGGCAAAAGCAATCGCATCGTCTCTTGATTTGAATGCTTTATCGATACTTACCGACTTGTAGACATCGGCTTTCTCGTTGGTGTAATCGCTTGCGACGATGTACATCTGAATCACTCCTTATCAAAGATATCGGTATACTTGGTGTACAGCTTACCGTTATGATAATAGGTATTGTAATCGCACTGTTCAATGTACCACCAGCGTTTCTAATGCCCAGCCTTCAGGAAATCGTGCAGATGATAAGTTGATTCATAGTTTTCATCCACACGCTGCCGGAACGAAAGCTCGTCGATTTGGTCTGACTCCTCAACAAAATCAGCAATGGCGTTGATGTCGTCCTCGGTCATACTGTCGTCCACAACAAAAACAACCCGAACAATTTCATCGCAAGCACGGGTGATCTTCTTCAACTCGCCGATGTTGTGAACGTGATACACAATTCTACTAAACATGCTGTACGGAAACAGCACAAACATTTTCGAATCATCCGTCGAAATATAACTGGTATGAAGTTCCAAGCGTCTCCTAGCACTTGAACAAACAGTAAATAAACCGAGCCACCAAAATTGATGCTCCCACCAATGAAACAGTGGATCTCCGCCACCAGATACAGATACCCAATTCATATCAGGATTTTCTCCAAGAATCCGAGACAGAGTGATCCATGAAGAGTTTTCATCTGTCGGCGTCATCTTGAGCTTGTTATTGCGGACGATACACTCAGGGCAGCTGTAGTGGCACCCGAAGTTCGTGATAATACTGAGATATTTGTCAGCCATTTTTGATTACCTCTTTTTAATTTGTGAATATTCGTACACATTTGGTGGGACGTGAGGGATTCGAACCCCCGTGAGGAATCAACCTCATCACCCGGTTATGAGCCAGGAGCTTTAACCAACTAAGCTAACGTCCCAGAGAGGAGGATTTAACCATGTAATAAATCGATATGGTGCGGAGGGTGCGCAGTCCGACTTACCTCGTCATACCAATTACTACAACCGAAACCGGGCTCAACATCCCAATTTCTGGTGCCAATCCTCAAAGGCTGCCCTTTAAATCACTCTCCGCCAGTCTGGGCACCGACTAAGCTAGACCACAACTCAGGTCATCCAATAGCCTACTCATATTGTCACCAGACCATCACTCCACGAGAAGCTACCTCGTCGCAGTCTGTCCGCATATTTTCGGATATAAGCGTTATGGGTGTGTCAGAGGGGGAGTATGATCACCCACGGTGGAATTGCGCCACCCCAGCAGCTTTGTACTACACTACGCCGCTGCATCGAACCTAGCTGGAGCCCAACAGAATCGAACTGTTGTACGACCATCAGCTCCATATCAAAGCAGGGTTATCGTACCTGCCCGGCATTTTCAGCCACGAGCGAAGAAAAAGGAAAAGTGAAAGAGAAAAACTTCGCTTTTTTTGCACAGGGAGAAAGGATAAAGCCCTATGCTATGGTCCAAGTGACAGGTTACGATCCTGCTGCCTCATGCTCCCAAAGCACGCGCTCTGCCAATTGAGCTACACCTGGTTATATGCCGGTCTTTCCCGGCTGCCAGCCTCAAAGGCTAATGGAGGAAGTAGATAGCTTAGATAGCTGCCGCCACGATCTTTGCAGCCTCCTTAAACACTTTCATGTTCTTATCAGAATTCTGGAAGATATCAGGAGTAGACTTAGGCGGCTTATTGTGAGAACGTACATACGCTTTACGCATTCGGTCCATCTTTGCAGTGCCGATCGCGTCATAGATCTTTGCATAGGTAACCCAATACCCAAGCGTCTTATCGCCCAGCTTTTTTGCAATGGGCTCAACGATCGGAAGCGTGATACTCGGCTTGTAGTAATAATATTTCTTTTTCGGCTCTTCAACCGCAGGAGCTTCGACTGCCGGTGTTTCAGCCGCCGGTGTTTCAATCTCGACTGCGTGAGCCTCGGCCACAACGACCGGTGCGGATTCTTCAGCAACGACCTCAGGAGCGGGTTCTACCCTATGGCGAGTAGGAATCATATCAGCAGGGATCATAGGCGGTTTCTTGGTGAGTGCCGACTTAATCCCCTTTCGGACCTCAGCGTCGTGCTTTTCGTTATCATACCGATCCTTCATGATCGACATAAAGATCGACTTCCACGTTTCGCTGTCCTCGATGATATCCAAGCCACTGAGGTTCTTGATGTCACCCATGTAGCCGACCCGCTCAACATACGCCTTGCGTTCGTCTTTGAAATACCAGCCATAGTTGCGGCCGATATAATCATAAGCCTGTTTCAGAACCGCATTCAGCGTCAGACCAGTCATGCGAGCGATGGAGTTGCCGAGCTTGTAGATCTCAGTACGCCATTCGCTGCGTCCTTTGTATGTAGTGGTGTGGGTTTCCTTTGCGGCGGCTGTGGCAGTTGTGGCAGTCTGCTCAGGCTGCTTCTGCGGCTGACCCATCGAGATAAGCTTTCGTTCCAGCTGCTTGCAGACGAACAACACATTGTCGAGAGCGTTGCGGTCCTGCTGGCGTGCGGCTTCGAGAGCGTCCATCTTAGAATGAATCTCCGTAAGCGCCTGAGTCATCTTGTCGAATCGCTCCTGCCGCTTGAGCTCAGTCTGATTGGCATTCAGCGATACGGTTTCACCCCGCATCAGAGCGGCGATCACATCCCAGCAGAAATCAATGAAAGCATTCGCTTTGGGTTGAGTGCTGTAACGGCAGATCTCCATGACACCACGCATATTATATACGTAGGTCTGCTGTTTTCCACCAGGGGTAATCAAATTGATTAACCCTGAAAGCGGGTCGAGACGAGCCGCATTGCGCTTGTGAATCGTTCCAATCGAAATTGAAGGATTCTTATATCCCAACGCTGTGCCAATCTGCTCACGGGTCATATAGAAATCATCCTGAGCTCTGGTGTGATCGACCGCCGGATTCTCATAGACCTGAATCTCCATGTCGCCGAACTGCTTGGTGGTGGCTACTTGCATTACTACATTCGCATTCATTTTTTACCTCATCCTTTTCGTTTGGTATTGTAAAGTGTGTTTCGCTTGAAACAAGTATTACACAAAAACGTATCGTTGTCAATTGGAAAATATTCACAAATGACAGCATTACATTTTGTTTGTATTTGTTGCTCTTATCACAACCTTCATTATTATAATATAGGCGATTTGTGATCTAAATCTGTCTGAAGCTACTAGCTTGAGATGGAGATCTTTCATGAACCAGGGGTTGTGGCCCAAATTTGGTTGTTGGATGCGTCGGTTGGGGTGTTTTAAGTTTCATTTGACCCCCTGATGACACCGTTCGGTGTGGCCAGTGATGTCTGGTGCCTGCAGTCGACGCGTCTTCCGCCTTCCTCGGGGGTGCCCCCTCGGTCTGACAATTCGTTCCGTTCGGCTTGGCCTAAACGTGCTATCATGGTAAAACCAGATAACAATTCATCACAAATCTGCTCGTAAAATACGGGATTCCTCACATGGGAGGACCGGTTTTCAACATAGTTTTCAACTCACTTTCTTATTCGATTATGTACTTTTGTTTCAAATTGAGATCTAAATATCTGTGGAGTCCTGTGCCTCACATGCGATCGCTGCAGCCGGCAGCGTTGATGAGTTGCGGATGAGCTGCGAGCGCAGTTCGGGATTTCGGAGTGACGCATCATCGCTGTATTTCTATTTGGGCTCTACCGTAAGTACCGTGAGTTCCTCCCTGTAGGGTCACCTGCTGAGCTCCTCGGTCCTCCAGTGGCAGCCACGGGTGTGGGTATCTCACTCTAACAATTCGTTCCGTTCGGCTTGGCCTGAACGTGCAAACCTTTCGACTTGCTATTCATCTCAATCTGTTTCGCGGCGACTCTGCTTGCGCTATGCGGAATCGTCGAAGGGCATTGCGTTCATCTCATTCACCTCCTGATTCAAACCTTGCTGTTTTCTCTAATAGAATTACAAGGCAAAAACACCTAACACATCTCAGTAGAGTAATTTCATTACCGAACCATGATGTATGTTTAGAATACAGTCAAACTCTTTATGAATTCGGCTGAGAATTGATGCTGGCCTTATTCTGTCGAGCCGCTTGTACCTTTTTCATTCTCTCGCGAAGTTCTGCACGCTGTTCATCGGTCAGTTCGCGAGGCGCTGTCGGCGTTCCGAATCGAACCAGCTTACGCGGCACCGAATACCACTTGCACAGGATCAACCCGTCTTTCGTGCGGTGGATCTTGGTGAGCTTGTACTCGTCAGGATGTTTCTCGCACATGGCATCAAGCTTGCGCCAGTAAACAGGATCGTTGGTGCACACATCGGCCGTCTTATCCAGAGCGCCAATGGTGATAATGGTCTCCTGCTCAGCCCGGGACATCGAAACGCCGCCATGCTCAGGAATGGCTTTCATTATGATTTCTTCCACGATTTATCGCTCCTTTCTTCTACTGTACTCACTCATACCACCACATCGTGACGACATTGACATAGGCGGTTTGATACTCGACACCGTTGATTTCAATCGTAACGACCTGGTTGCCGCAGTAGCAGGATTCATACTCTCCTTCAGTCAACAGCGTGCCATCAGGGTTGTAGATCTTGGCATACTTGACCCGGTGAAGATTTTCGTCCGGCTCTGATTTTCCGCCGCATCCAGTCAGCATCAGTGCAGCAGCCAGTACAATTGCCATGAAAAACTTACGAAATCGCATTGAATTCTCCTTACTCGTCATCGTCAGTAGGGACATCGGTGCTGCCCCCACATGACAACGTAATAATCGGCCTCATCGAGATCCGTCTTGAGGTGGCCGCTCAGTCGCCCGCTGTTATGGTCAACGTCGAAAACGAACTTATTACCGTAGATTTCAAACAGATGACCGTCCCGCTTGCGCTTATTGCGGCAGGTAATGTAGCTTACGCCATCGGTTCCCATCTCCAGTTTGACCCACCTGGACGGCACCCGGATCTGTAAAAACGACTTGCCGCCTTGCGAGATCATAAAGCAATCGTACTGTTTGATCAGCTTGACCAGCTCGCTCGGTTTGAACTCGTGAGCACCAATAGTCAGATTAGCCATTAAAATTTTCTCCTCTCGTTTTGAGCATCTTCGCCGCCAAGACTTCCTTCTACTTCTTTCCCGGAATGGTCTTCTCTCTCCTTACAAACTACTCTTATCCCTATAATCCCTTATTACATAACCATCAATTTTATTTTCGCGTCGCTTGTTCATTGGCGATTGCGTAATTGAGTTCGAGGTCGAAATAGGAATGAATTATTGTTGCAAGCGAAAGAATGAATTAGCGATTAAGTTTTCAACATTTTGAACAAGTGAGTTTTCAACATCGCTATCGTATCACTCGTTCTTTTGTGACTTAATTTGGAATCTCAGCAACGACCTGAATCATCTTGATTGAAGTCGGAATGAAGATTCGTCCTTGCAGCATGTTCATAAAAGTAAGCGTCTGAAGCAGATCGAACCAGTGCGAACTCTGTTCAGCAGGTGCCGCATTCAAATCAGCGATCAGGCTCTCCACAACCTTATCGTCAAGGAAATCGAGCTGCGTACATGCTTCGCCGCGCTCATAGCTGGTTCCGATCTTAACTTTTGCATCGTATGTAATCTGTACTGACTTCATACTGTTACGCTCCTTTCTATTATACAACCGTTTGGCGTTTTGCTCAACAACTAACAGGCGTTGATTAGTCGCCATTTTCTTCTGCGTCAACGATCTCGACACTCTCGATGGAGTTCGGCACGTACATACGTTTTCTGACGCGCTCCACTGATTCGAGGTAGGCTTCGAAATGGATAAGTGCCGTCTGCTCTTCTTTCGACCGTTTCTTACGTTCTGTCTTGACAGCGGCACACAAGTCGTTGGCTACGTCTTCAGGAATCGGATCGAAATAGACAGTCGCGTTTTCATAATCGAGCCCGTTCTTTGTTTCAGTGGCTGCACGATAGGTAACTTTGATCGTATTCAAAATAACACCTCGTTTTCGACATAGCATTCGCTTGTAGCTCGTTCACAGAGGATTGCCGCCGCTTCTTTCAAGACGCAGACTCGTTCAGCCTGACTCGTACAAGTAACATCATGCCAGTAACAATGAATTTTCATACTTTTCGCATAATAATCCCACATCTCAAGCGGAGTATTATTGAAGTACCTGTCTTCACGATATTTTGGAAGCAGGTAATCAACTTCGAACGGGATGTACTTTTTGACCACGTCTAATCCGCCGAGCTGTTTGATGTAGCGAATATTGAGCTCGCGAAATGTGAGTCGCTTCCCTGTTTCATTATCGATGTCACATGCGTGGACACCAACTGCTTCATTGAAGGTCATCTGGCAGAGCCTCCTTCTTCTTCGATTGATTCGCCCCGTGCCAGCGCAATGATTTCTTCCATGTTATTTTCGAGCAGATACTTCCAATCTTCCAGCCGCTGATTGATAATCTCCGTCGCCTGAATAATGACCGCATCCGGCGTGATGCGCTCACAGTTGCATTTCAGAGCCAGGATCAAGTCATCGAATGTGACAGGATCAAGAATCGTATCGCTGGGAATCATATCCTTACCGAGTTTCCAGTCAGACATCTTGCGGGTCTCCTTTCTGCGCCAACGGCACTTATACCTGTGGCGTATTACCACTCATAACGCAGGTATCATTGAATACATCGAATCCGTGCTTATCAATAATACTAAGTAATGCAGCAGTATAATCAGTGCCAAAATTTTCAACCAGACTCATATCAATGTCTTCTGCTAGATAGTTTTTCTTTGATGTAAACAGCCATTTCCCCTTACTGTTCCAGAGAATATGGTTATTTAATGTCCAACTGCATTTTTGACACATATCAGAATCTCCTGAACTGCACGAACTTGCCATCAGCGTAGCAAGGAGAGTAACACTGCGAAACACAGTAATCATTCACAAATGTAGCCACGAAAACAGGTTCACCCTGAATGATGACTGCATCGGGATGAATGGACTCGATACATTCAGCCGTCTGCCACGCCGCGTCTTTCACTTTGATTGATGCGTCGCTGGGCGTAATCGTAGGAAGCTCCCAGTCCTGTAAAATACCATCCGTGCAGAGCTTGCGGGCTGCTTCGAGCTGCTCCGGCGACCAGTTCATAATGGGAAGTTCAGTCATGTTGAGAACCATTGCTACGTTTGCCCCCTTATTCTTTTACTGATAGTTCTTTTGCCATGATTCTTTCGCGCATCTCGGCTCCAGTTGAGGAAATGTAATCGCGAGTAAGAACCCATACATCTTCTTCGCCGCAGATTTCGGCAGGCTCTTTGAATAAGCGAATGGATTCGTCTGGCTTTTTACCACCAAAGATTTCCTTCTTAGCCGCATCTGTGATACAAGGATCATTGTAGATGTTATGCCACCATTTTTCTTGTTCTTTAAGATACTCAAGTGCTCGTTCTTCAGTAGCAAAAAGATCGTAATGAAACTTGTCGTCGTGAATAGTTTCGTCACGGTCTTCATGGGACATAAAAATTCCCCAAACGGACATACTGCGCCGCCTCCTTTCATTCCATTTCGATCGTGACACTGTTATATTCAGGGGTTCGATACATCACATTAGCTTCCCACATCTTGGCACAATCATAGCTGGCGAATGCACGGTGGACCACCTTGAGTGGGATTTTGCCATTGTTGTCGGCGTAGAATGTAATCTTATAACGCTGGAGTCGATAGCCAGCGTCTGCATAATCGCCCATATTCGGCGGCCTCCTCGTAATGCTTATTTCACTTCTCTCGATTCGATCTGAACAATACGCTCAATCTCATCATCATACCAGTTTTTCCAACGATAACGAAGATTGCGTCCATTGGCATCGAACACGACATCATAACACTCCGGGTCTGCACTCACCGATTTTGCCATTTCGGTCAACATTTTCATAGCACACTCGAGACTGCTATAGACATCCCCATTGTAATGACTGAACATCACCCACGACTGTCCCTTAACTCGCTTGGAATAGAAATTATCTAAGATATGTACCGTCATTGTTACAACTTCCCCCTTTTTACCCGCTGCGTTCTCCGTGGATTATACATAGCGACGCTCATACCATATAGAAGTAAGAATGCTTGATTTCTGGGGCATATTTGTCCTGAGCGACACACTCCAGCCCAATGATATGTTTGTTATTCTGTAGGAGCGCCTTCTGACCTGGCGACAAAGTACAATCAAGCAGTACCCGCATTGCCGACTGACCACCCTTCAAGATAACATTCTGATACTCGATCACATGGTCTTTGATTCTTGGCGGGATGGATTCAATCAGTTTCGCGGTGTTCATGTTGATTTCCTCTTTTCTTTTTGCGTGTGTATGCTATCGCGTTTACTACGCATGTAGTGGATGTGGTTACGTCTGCCTCGGTACCACCAGTCGCCCGACATGGGCTCCGCAGTTTGTTGCTCCGATTTTTACCAGAGCGCCACTGCAAAGCGTTATTTTGAATCACATCAAAATTTCATAGATTATATCATCTGTAGTCCTGTCTTTGATGCGATTGGAAATCATTGTATGTAGGTTATTTTACCAGTAGTGCGCCGCTTATGTGCGCCGCCTGTGCCGCCGGATTATTTCTCTGCCACGCTCGACTGTGCGCCACTTACTTTTGCAGCGCCGACCTGCTTCGGGGTTGGCACCTTGAACCGAACCATAATGGTGGCGGGACGGGCATCGGGAATCTGATTGGTGCGGGCCTTATAAAGCTCTCGGTCTTTCATCTTCTTCACCAACTCCCGCGTGGCTTCCTTGGACAGCGGCTCGACCAGGGGCTTCTCTTCCACCTTGGTGATGGTGGCATCGAAATTCGCAACACGGAAACAGCCCTGCTTGTGAGTCTGAAGACGCGGAATTTCAACCGGCTCCAGGTAATCCATATTCAGATTCAACCTGCACACTTCTTTCTCAGTGAACAGTTCATCTGCGATATAGATCGACCACTTCTCTTCGCGGTCCCGCCTCTTTCCCATATACATGGGCTTGTTGTTGGCTTCCTTTTTGGTACGATAGTACAGCATTTTTATTACCTCTTTCACTTTTTTGCGTTTATGTATTACTGCGTGCCGCTTAGACGACCACAGCAATCAACAGAGCCAGGGCGATCGAGATGAGGAAGAAATTGCGAATCGTTTCCGTCATTTCGATCGGATCTACGGTATCAAACCAGCGTGCCAGGGTGTCGATCACCTGATTGTAGCGGCGGAAACACCCCAGATAATACAGGCCGGTTCCGATTTGCTGGAGTGCGCCAACCAGAAACAACATGGCGGCGAACACCCAGACGATAGGATGCTCAGACAATCAAATCACCCTCCTTTACTGTGAATGGCAGAGTCAGAATATGAAACTGCAATTCGATTTGAACACGCGGCCGGAGTCTGCTATAGGGCAGGAAGTACGGGTCAGCCAATTCGATGCGGCGCTTATGACGGCGCTCTTGCATCCAGGTGGAATCCGTGTCACTAGGGTATGTTGCGAACATAATTCATATTGCTCCTTTCTTACTACGTTTTTGTGCTGCGCTGCGGCGCTTCTTACGGCTGCTGCGGCGTTTATACTCTTGTGAATTCGTCCAGATAATAACGAGAGCCATGCATAATGAAATACGCATGGCCCTTGTTCGTCTGATAGATTTTGTGGCGGCCAGCCTGCTTGCGGCGTTCGCCATTGTTAATTGCAACTTCGACACACGCCTCTTCAATCGCTGTGATCTCAAGCCCGCCCCAGTTGTTGAGCGGATACACGGCGATCGCGTGTTTCTCTGGGGGAAAAACGTCTCTCATAATTCAACCTCGCTTTCTTGCTGAATAGAGATTTTGTCAGCGGAATCATATCAGGACTTTCAAACACGATAAATCCACCCAGATTATTGATAGATGCAACCAGCAGACCATATTTTTCAATGATGAGCCAATTCAGACTGTTTGGATTGTACGGTCGGAATGGTTTCGCATCAGGAAATCCCGCCCTCGCATCACTGAAAAACTGCGGGGTCAACTCTTTCGTATCCAAATTTACGACACGAATCGGCGTGAGGGTTCCGCTTTCCGGGTCCAGCACAACGGCGCACAATCTGTCATGCATCTGATAGATCTCTGACAAAATCATTAGAAAGTGTCCTCCCCTTCAGTTTCGCCAATGCTGACCAAAGTCTCTTTCATGCCGACACTTGGAATTACCCTGACGATTTTTGCCCCACGGATTCGCCCGACTTCCAACTCATATTTGAGCAGCTCGAGCGTAGAACTGGCTGCGGCCAGAATCGGAAATCGCAACACTTGTTCGTCGCCCGTCAAATGGGTGACGCGAACTTGATACAGCTGCACTGGTTGTGGACGTTTTGCCGCTTTGAGCTTCTGTACTTCGCCATCTTTTAGATTCAGAGCAAAGAGCACAGCGGTTTCAGTGCCTGGATTCGAGCTGGCGATATAGTTTTCTTTTTTGTCGAGGTTATCAATGACATTCTGAATTTCTTTGATAATCTGAGCAAGCGCATGTGCTGCGTCAAAATTCTCGCACTTAGTTGCAAACTTATACGTCTCGAACGCACCATCACGAGCGAATTCAAAAACTTGTTTCACAGTCAGCATTCGATTTCATTTCCCTTCTTGTGGAGCGGTGCTCTTACAGCTTGCCACTCAAAATGCCCATCACGGGAACACGCTGACCTTCGCTCTGCTCGTACACATGGGCTTCGGTTACGTTGCCATTGTGAACTTCTCGCTTAGCGGTTTCAAAGTTCTTCTCGGCCTCGGCGTAACTCTTGCAGGGGTATTCCATTTCGCCCATGATAGGATTGTTCCATTTGACAACGAGGACGTAGGGAGCTTCTTTGATGGCCTGTTTCATGCGCTGGGCCCCGGTCTGCGGCGCTTTGGGAGACTGCGGCGGCTTGACCTGCTCTTTGACCAGATTCTTCAGTTCCGCAATCACATCGGCATTCAGACGCCGCTTGGCTTCTTCGGCGCGAATCATCTCGGCGATTGCATTCATATCCGCCTTTGCTTCATCAGCCAGTTTACGAGCCAGGCTTTCAGCGCGGTGACCTGCATACTGAGTGGCAATCTTGTCATAGCACCACCACTTGTCGACGGCGGCGGCGCGAGCGTATCTGAGCAGTTTCATGTTATCCATTTTGTTTTACCTCTCTTTTGTTTTATCAATTGGCAGCAAATGCCGCCAGATCATCATATTCAATCTTTCTCAGCAGTGCAGTCGCACCATAAAATGTCTTCGATGATATCATCGTCGATATCATCAGGAGTATCATTGCAATTCATAATGAGGGTCAGGTTTTGATTCACAGGCGGCACTTCACTGCCCAGCTCATAAGCATAGATCCATGTCTCGCCGCATTCGTCCTCAATCGTACAGTACAACATGGTGCTTTCGTTGTCGTTCAAGTCAAGACCGGTAATCACATCATATCGAGTGACCATGCCAGTCAGGATGTAACGACCATTCAGACCAGGCTTGTGATCAGCGGCGCTTGCAGTGGCGGCACTTGCAGTGGGAACCGGCAGGGCAAAGATTGCGGCCATCAGAAAGACAGCGGCGATTGTCACTGCCATGGAACGAGCGGATTGCTTCAGCGATTTCAGAATGGATTTCATAACGATGTACCTCTTTCTTTTTTGTGGTTTAGATTCGAACAGCGACGCTTAGTGATGGCGTGCTGCCCGGAGAAAATCATGCCAGATAGACTGCGCTACGATTGCCAGAGCGACACCAACGATGATGCCGCAAGCGAAAATGAATTCAGTACTAAAGTAATCCATGATGATTCTCCTTTCTACTACTTGTGCCGTGATTACTGGTTGTACTTGACAAATTGATACGGTCGCCAGCCAGCTGAACCTTCATCGGTTTCATTATCAAGACGGCGCTTGATTTCCTTTTTGGCCTGCTTAACATCAGTTGCCATAACAGTGTAGCGGTCAGTCATTCCGGTATTGATGTTCTCTACGAAAACGTCAAAACGAAACATGGGCTTATTGAACAGTTTCATAATGCTTGCGCTCCTTTCAATTTTTTGTTTTGTTGTGGTTACGGTTACGTCTGCCCTGGTACCGTAAATCGCCCAGTATCGCTCCTTACGGAGCAGAGAAAAGAGGTAAAAAAAGAAAACGCCACATTTTTGGTGTGACGAGTACGCTAATTGATTATAAAATTGTTTTCGTTTATAATACCAATAGGAGGCGATAACTTTGAAGCCAAAATTAACTTGTTCTAAGCCAAAATGTAATGAACCTGTTTTTCAAGATGGACTTTGTTATAAACATTTGTGCCGAAAAAGACGTGCCATAAACAAGCGTGAAGGTATCTTTATCAAAACAAAATTTTCAAAGAAAGAACTTAAAAATTCAGACAAAATAGCTTGTTTGAATTCAAATCTTGGCTTAAATTCTGATTCCAAAATTGGCCCAGATGGACAATGGAATCATGGGAACAATAAATAATTACTTGCGTTTACCAGATTTAACTGGAAATTGCGGTTCAAGTGGTCTACGGTCACTATTATCGAAATGTGAACTCATTCCGGTGCCGTCCATATATGTCTGCATAGAGCGGTTCAATTTCTTCTGCTTTCCGTTCATCTCAATGGATTCACCATAAAGAGTACAGCTAAGTTCAGAATATCCATGACCACTCATGGACGATTGACGGTATTTCATTTTGAATTTTTTACGACGAATGCAGTCAGGATTGGATGCTTCTTTGCGCCAAATCTCGGAATCTTTTTTCATTTCATCCCGGTCTGGGTTTACCATTTTGGTTTCCCACTTGTAAAGTTTGACACACTTGACTCGTGCTGCATCGATGATATGCGAAACGATTTCCTTGCTGGGCATATCGTCCCATCTGGTTTTCGTTTTCATATCACGATGCTTGAGTCGCATTTCTTTCGTCTGAGGGTTAAAACGCGGCTCTGCGACAAATTCATAGTGGCCAAAAGTGCCATACAATCCCATGTACGGCACTTTACACCCGTTGTACGTCATACCCTTGCGGTTGACACACTGAATGACTATTCCGTTTTTGTCCTTGTACATCAAAGATAGCTCCTTTCTCTTCTTTCAGAATCTTAGTTCAAAGCCCCCGCGCCACGTCAAGGCGTTCTGAATTTGCGGGAGTGAGCGGGCGTTTTTGGTTGCCATACCTATCTTTCATACATGCAAGGCTACGCTCATAAACTTGCATGTAATCAGGGCCATTTATCATATTTTGCACTTGCCTTTTCAGCCCTTTGGTAGTGCAGGACTTAAGTGGAATGCTATGGTTTGTCCCTGCGTATACCCGCATATAATGGTATTACCCATTATTTCATAGCATTGTGCGGACACAAGCAGTTTAACGTCATGCTCAGGACGAAAACGACGATGTTAAAAGATGAACTCGTGTCCGTTTACAGAAAGTCGCACAAGCATCCCATTGTGATACAGGCGGACTTCATCATAGAACGGACGATTGCACCATTTACGTTCGGTCTTCTGTTCAAACATATTGATGGCGTTGTCTTTGAACTCAATAACGCGGTAATGGTCGCCAATGTCTGCACGGTCAAGAACCGCCCACTCTTTTGCCATGGGGATAATGATTGCATCATCGTACTGTTCACGACTTGCGCTTGCACGAGTGATACCGCCGACTCTCTTAACCTCGACAGCTGGCTTGCTCTCAGGACGAGAATACATGATGTACCCATCCCTTGCGTTCTCAATGTACTTGACAGGCAGACCGGCACTCAACATCTTGAACACCGTGTCGTCATCCAGTTGGGAAAGCTCTTCGCCGCTCTCCATGGTGACGTTGTACAGGGTGCGAGTGATGACCTCGACATCTGCGTTTGCAAAGTCGTGGGTCAGGTCATAGGCCATCTCATCGAGCTGATAGTAACCATGCTCACGAACACGGCCGAAGCCAATGTTCTCACGAATGATGTAAGGACAATCCATAGTGAACCTCTTTTCTGAGTGTCTACAATGCGCCACACTCTAAGGCGCTACGCCCCTATTGCGGAGCTGGAAAGGGGCCGCTTTGAACGGTGCGACCCCGAAAGGGTATCCGACTATTGCGTGTTACTGCTCGGCTTTGGCAAAGAACTTGCTCTTGCTTGCAAAGTCGTACTTGGAAGAACGTGCCTTGCCATCGAAAGAGAGGCCCTTGGAGATAGTGACAACAATCTCGTCAATCATGGCCTTATCACCGAGACCCTTGACAGAACCCTGTTTTGCCCGATTGGCCGCAATCTTGAGATACTTAATATCGCAGGACAGCGCAGTGCAGGCCACTGCCAGCTCTTCAGGAAGCATGGCGTTCCAGATAGCCTGGAGCTGAGCAAGGCGCTTGCCCTTGTTGACAGGACCGACAAAGCAATCCAGCCCCATATCTTTGAGGGTTTCTTCCACCTTGGCGCTACGGGTCAGTTTGTCAGCACCAAGCTCGCTTGCGGTCTCTTCAGAAAGCATACCGTTGAACAGCATAACCAGTTTCTCATAGTGACCATCACGGCAGAGAGTTACGCTCTTGTTGGGCATAGGCTCCCCTTTGTCGTTGGTCTCGACAGCGTTCAGGGTCTGGTAATACTTCTCCAGTGCCTTGAACTTGATGAGCATCTTGGCATCTTGGGTAGACAGAGCACCGCTCTTGGGGTCAGTGGTAATCTTGATGCCCATGTAGTAGGGGTTCGGAGCGTAGGAACGCCACATTTCAGAACGTTCCATGGCGCAGAACTCAGCGCACTTGTTGTCGCAAGCGGCCTTGTTGTTGTTCTCAACAGCCTTGTTGAGCGTGGTGGTGACGTTCTGAGACTGCTCAGCGGTCAGAACAGTTTTCTGCTCGTTCAGGAACTTCACCAGCTCGGGGATGGTCAGCTCGTTCAGCTTGCCAGCCTTGGCGATTGCATCGTAGTCAGCATAAACTTTCAGCATAGTTATTACCTCTTGTTTTCTCAGTTGGTGTATATCGGACACGGCGTTTTGCCGTTGGTGGTAGTTACGTCTCCCCCGGTACTACCAAGCGCCCGGCTTTATGTAAAATGGCTACAATTGTAACCAAGTAAGGTTTCTTTCTCCTCTAGGGTTCCAAACCCATCAAACACTTATTTCTCTGGAGCTTGTTAATTGTCGCCAGCTCTGACCTTGGCGTTTTCCATGCTCTACAACAGTAGCTCTGACCTTGTTGTAACAGTTCCTATTGTGTTGTTCTCGGAACTGCCTGTATTCTGTTGTCAAGGTACACCATCCCCGCAACTTCTCCCACGTTCTTGGGAATTATGCCAGTAATGTTTGGCCATCGGGGGTTTGGGCGCACTAATTGCTCAGATAGGAGACCCATGTTTTGGAATGGCAAGGGATAACCACTTGACCGGAAAACCCGACACGGTATAAACCGCCCACATGGGAAAATCCAAACTTTGCAATTTTCAAGGTGCGACTACTCCCCGGGGCCTTGTTTCCGTAGCCCCTTGGAGTGACTACATAATAGCATATTAAATTTTTTGCACGAAACATCCATGAAAGGATCTCCCCTATATATAGATAAAGTATAAAAGAAAATTCCAGATTTCCAGCACTCGAATACCACCTAATAACGGAAGGTAGCATTCACCGAAAACCCGCATGATTCCTAGACTTTTCAGGCCATACCGGGGGGGATGTTAAAAATTGGAAAAGGGGTCGAGTTCGGGTCGTGCGTACCAGTTATTCCATCTCCCCAGCCCGTACCAAATCACCCGGTTTTCGCATCTCGCCCGCCGCTCACTCGCCTCCTCAACGCAACAATCATCCATCCGCATTCGCTCCTAATTCGCAGTCACCAGCACCCAAAATCACCTGTTGATCGCCCCTAAATCACCAGTCACCTCCCCTATCTGCGCACCCGTAAAACACCCATATTTAACCCCCGATTTCGTCTCCGGTAAATAACGTATTATCGTTATAAAATGCTCCCCGTCAATAATGATTTTCATCCCAATTTTCACGCAGTTGTGTCTCGATCACCGCGTAATAGCGTCTCAAAAGCGCCGCAGAAACGCTTAAAATGCATTATTTTTGCTCATTTTTACTTAATTTTAATAATTTTTCTGCTATTTTTACTATATTTTATTTATTTTTACAACAGATTATTTTATTCCGGTATTTTGCACAAAACTATTGCTTTTACCACGCCATGGGTGTATAATAAGGTATAAAGAAAAAGCCCGCAGTTCTCTCCACAGCTGCGAGCTTATATTTTCAGCAGTCAATCACACTTTACAATATCATTATAAAAGGAGGATAACCCGTTAATGAAGTTTTATGACACCTCCGCGCTTCTTGATTTGGGAGCCGCCGCCTTCGAACCTGCCAGTGCAACAGCCTCTAGTGCAACAGAGCCGTTTCTTATTGCCGATATGACACTGCACGAGCTGGAAGAGATCAAGACAAGCGGCAAGAAGAGCGAAGAGATCCGCTATAAGGCACGTACTGTAACCCGCCTGCTGGCCGAGCATCACGACGACAACACCTTTATGGTAATAGCAGTCCCCATGTCTTCCCTGTTCTATATTCTGGATGGCAAACCGATCAGCGATAACAACGACGCGACAATTATGGCAACCGCCCGCTGGTATCTGGACGAGATGAAGCGCAATCTGAATGACGCGATTGAAGCCGGACTCCCGGAAGCACAACGACAGATCCAGGCCAACATTGATTCTTTCAAGTTCGTCACCAGCGACCTAAGTTGCGCCAATATCGCCAGCGGCATTCTTGATCTGCCGATCGAGTTCTCCTATCCCGATGCAGCAGCAAGCGCCAACAATAACTACACTGGCTAGACCGAAGTCACTCTTGATAAAGGCGGCGAGGAAGCCATGGCGATGGCATATCAAACCCACGATGAAGGCTATACATATCAGAATCTGTTTGACACTCCAGTGAATGGCTATCTGATTGTTCGTGATCCAGACACAGTAGACGATGATATGCCGGCAGGTAATGCGGTAGGCTGGCTACGATGGAATGGCAAGAAATATGTACCACTCAAATACAAAAAGATCAGTAATCGCTTCACTGGTGATGTGAAACCGCTCAATGACCAACAGAAGCTCGCATTTGATATGCTGCAGAACGATGACATCACTGTTAAGATGCTGGCTGGCACATTCGGCAGCGGCAAGACAATGCTTATGGTGTCCTCTGCTATTGATATGATCGAGAAGCACAAAGTTGAGAAGTTGATCTGGATTCGCAATAACATCGAAGTCAAGAATACCAAGGAGCTGGGCGCACTACCCGGCACCCTACTAGAGAAGCTCGGCGCTGCTTCTTTTGCTGGCCCTCTGGCTGATCACTTGGGCGGCAAGGCTGGTTTGGAATACTGGATCAATAATGGGCAGGTAGAAGTAGCTCACCTTGGATTTATTCGTGGCCGCGACTACAAGAACGCAATTATTATGGTTTCAGAGGCTGAGAATCTGACCAAAGAGCATGTACAGCTGCTACTCGGCCGTGTTGGTGAGGGATCTATGCTGTGGCTTGATGGTGACCTGAAGCAGACTGACGAGGCTGTGTTTGAAAATAACAGCGGTATGCGTAAGGCAATTCAGTGTCTGGCTGGCAACCCACACTTTGGATATGTCTACCTGAACAAGACAGAACGCAGCGAGACCGCACAACTGGCTGACCTGTTAGACTAAGGGGTGCAGCAGAATGATAAAAGTAAGAATAGACGGCTTACGACTAATGGATTACATCTCTCCTACTGGCGACTGGAACTATGAAGCGATTGACGGTTTAGCGAAAGCTTTGTATGACCGTTACAAAGAAGCGGAATTCGAACAGATAGTAGAGTTATTCAAGAAATACATAGGAGAACAAACATGACAGAAGGGTCAGCGGTATTTCATCGACAAGTTCGTAAAAGAGCGCGGCGCAAACCTGATGATACCGAAGGTCGTATGAGTAACAAAGGGTACAGTATATGACAATCGATAAAGCGATGAACAATCTCTATGATGCTCTAAGCAAAAATCAAGATACTATCTGGTTCGATTATCAAGGATTCCGCTGGGAGCTTGGTCATGACTTATCTTTTCATCCACGACATATACTTCATCCAGGGAATTGCTCTGAAGATCGACGTGTAGCTCAATACAGTTGTCCAATCCCCTACTATCCAGAATCAGAAAACGAATATATATGCGAGAGCTTATTATGACAGACAGAATAAATAATTTGATCAACACATATAGAGCCTTAGCAAATGCAGCAGGTGCTAGACTCCATAAGAAAAGGAACCAACTCAGGACGTTGATATATGGAGCGCAATATCATAACTCAAAAACAGTTTTAGAAGGAGAAGAAATAATGCGCGTTTTATTCGTAAGGCCATCAATCTATGACACAGTGTGCGACTGGTATGAACGCATGGATACTGTGCAAAAGCATCGCAAGGAGACCGCAATCTGTAAATCACCCGAAGATTTTTGGGATATATTCAATAAAGATAAATTCGGCGCACAATACACGACATTCTATTTTGACGATAGGCTGGCGCTGACCGATACTTTTGAATTTTTCAAGGAGATCGTGCGGCTGTATGGTGAAGAGGATGCGAAGTATATTTCAGAGAATAAAATGCGGCGGATCACCATGAACTATTTGATGAACAACAATCAGTTTGACTTGTTCCAGCAGTTCTCCATCACACCCGAATGTCTGGACGATGTAATCCATGATGCTCTGGCTGATCAACAGTGTGAATGTGTGTGCAGACCGCTATTGTAAAGGAGAGGCAAAATATGGAAAGAATACTAACGCCACGAGGCGGTGGACGTACATATGCGATCTGCGAATACGCTGTCAAGAACAACTGTAACATCTTAGTGCCGATGGGCGGGACGGCTATATTATGTGCACAGGACTATATCAAGGAAATCGCCAGGAATCTTGATATTCAATATTATGGGTATAGGGTTGATCATCAATGCCTTATAGTAGATTTACAAAGCAGAGCTCGCGGAGAATACAGTATTCACGTGATAACAACTACTTGTCCTCCCGATAATTATCGTGGATTGCACTTAGAGGATAAGCCACTTGTTGTTGATGATATTGACCGATGCTTTAAACTCATGTGTTTTCCGAATGTACAAATCAATACCTGTTCTCTGATGACATATGATTCGAGCGAGGTTGCGTTTACACCGCCAACTGCGCCTCAAGAAGTGCAGCGGGATGAATGCGTGTGTGACAGCTTGGTATAACAGAGGTGCCAACAATGGATAGATTTGATACGCTGCATGATGATCGCACGCTGCGATGGTGTAAGTACAGATATCCCGATGATATCAACAGTGGCGAGTTTACTTTTGACTGGGCGAAAGATGGATTCACATGGACTCTGCCAAGCGATAAACCACTGCGAACCACAAACGAAATCGTATCTTACATTGACGCAAATGGTAACCAGCGTGAAGTTCAAGCGGAAGTAAAATACTATGGAATGGGACACGACACACTGTGGACGATTGCAATTCCTAATGTTGTCGAGGCAGAAAACGAGTGTGTCTGCGAATCACTATTATGAGGCACGATATGAACAATCAATTATTGATACCCGATGATAAGATATACATATATCCATCAGATTGGAAGCAGCCTGTACGAATTCAATTTGAAAATGGATCGACCATAGACACTGTAAATCATGGCAATTCACATCACACTATTCAATTCGACAAATGGGTTGATTATAACACCATAGTTACTGATGAAACTTTACAAAAGCTTATCAAAGACTATATATCGAAAAATTTTCCAAAAGAAGAATACAGTGTATCTATTCACAATGAGTGTTACTGTGAGAGTCTATTATGAAAAAATATATCAGTGAAGAAGTACAACAACAAGCAGCCCTACAATTACATATCGAAATTGAAAATGATTGTAAAATAGAATTTGATAATTTCAGATTTCAAATAGACGAAGACGATATGACGGTTTGCCGCTATGGAGAACCAGATGAAACGTTTGTAGTTAAAAGGAAAGTAAGACTTTTCTTATTAAATAACGGATTTGAATTCGAAATTGCTGGGCCTTATGCTGAACAGATGTACAGACGATATCTTAAACTGATAAATGGAGATATCAATACAAATAGTGAATATTATTGTGAAAGTCTATTGTAAAGGAGATGAAAATATTGGATGAACAAGAGCTAACTGTAAGAGTTGAAGAAATAGATAATCATTTATTTTCTATGCACGATACAGTAAACCATGCGATTATCAAAGTCGATGAAGCAAATACTCTGTCGCATTTTGCAGTAGAACGTATAGATACTATAAGAGCAACAACAACCTCGTATCAAACTGCGATTGATCAATTACAAACTCGGATCGCAGAACTTGAACATAAAATAGATTTACTAACAGGACCATGTATTTGTGAGCCGCTGATATAAGGAGGAACTATATGAAAGAAAACGACTTTTCAAAACAGGATATTTATAATATTGGATTTGCCGTAGCTGATGCTGTGCGCGATTATGATGTAACTTACGAGGATATCCTTGACGCGATTCAGGTATATGCAGAATAGCAGGAACTGATCGGCAATGCATCACTTTATGATACGTTGTGGATGGAAGACGGCACGCCTATGTCCCCTTCTTTGACACGATATTTATTCCATGAGATGTACTGCCCAGATGATTATGGTTATGATGAGGAGGACGGCGACGATGAGTGATCGCAAGCGTGATAAGGTGTCTAAGAGCAGCTATATGCGTAACGCCCGCAAACAGCGTATGATTGAGAATCAGTTTTTGCAGGAAGTTGAGAAGGCTCAGGAAAGCGGCGAACGCCAGCGGCAATCAGAGCGGCGGAAGCGGCGCACAATGTGGGACGACGACGAGGACTAAGGAGGTACACAATAGTATGGACAAAGAGCCTAAGAAGCCGGGTGGAGAGAACGATACAGAGCGAGACGATATTCAGGAGATCCGCGTTAACTCTATTCCGCTGATGGTACTTATCGCTGGTGTTTTAAGTTCCGTTGACTTTGTTGATTGGATGTTTACTATCGCAGAAATGCTTGTTGTATTTGTGCTTACATATCAGATTCTAGGACGTGTGCTCTTTACTGCCCTGGTGGTTACGCCCATTTTGGTTGTGTTTATCAGCAAGTGTCTGGCGGCCTACGATGAGATCATGTATGGCGATGATGATATGGGTGGCAGCGATGGCGAAGATGACGGCGATGACCACTTTAATGACCACTGGAACGGTCTTACTGGAGGAATGAAATAATGGGCAAGTTCAAAGACTTAACAGGACAACGATTTGGAAAGCTGACGGTTGTAAAGAGAGTAGAAAACAAAATAGTGTCCAATTCAAATCAATATGCCCAGTGGCTTTGTAAGTGTGATTGTGGAAATGAAATAGTTGCAACTGGGGTTTATTTAAGAACAGGGAATATAAAAAGCTGTGGATGTAGCAAGTTTTATCCAACTTATATTGATTTGACTGGGCAAAAATTTGGCGAATGGACTGTATTAAAAAGAAGTGATTTGAAAACTCCTGGGAAAACTTGGTGGACATGTAAATGTAGTTGTGGCGTGGTCAAGGATGTTGATGCTGCCCTCTTAAAAAATGGTCGTTCTAAAAGCTGTGGTCATTTACATTTAACTAAGGGAAATTATTCAAAAGAAAGAATTTATAATGTATGGCGTAATATGATTGCTAGGTGCAACAATCCAAAAGCTGCTAATTACGATTCTTATGGTGGACGTGGCATATCTGTTTGTGAAGAATGGAAAGATTTTTTGACATTCAGAGATTGGGCATATGCTAATGGGTACGATAAAGATGCTCCTATAAAAGCATGCACTATAGACCGTATTGACACAACAGGTAATTACTGTCCTGAAAATTGTAGATGGACAGATTGGAATACTCAGGCGAATAATAGAACAGCATGTAAATATATAACCATAGATGGCGTAACACATGATATATCTGAATGGGGACACATAATGGGTATTTCGAAATCAACCATTCGTGGTCGTTTGAAAACTGGTTGGTCTGAAAAGGACGCAATAATGACTCCAGTGTGGGGCAAAAGAAAGGGTGCTTAATAATTGTTTTCTCCTCCATTATATTCGGTTTTAAAATTCAATTTAAATTGGATTATTACCCATGATTATAATTTCAGATTAAGTGAAGAAGAAGTAACCCAGTTTACTGTTCTCCAGGGCGATAATATGATGTTCCGACAGATTCGTATGATTTCCATGGACGACAGTAAATTCCAGAAATTTGTTATTTTTGTCGATGCAACTGGTGGTTACAATAAGGCAAAAGCGCTTGAACGACTTGTGAAGCGTGGGTTTAAAATGAATGGAAAAACATATCTATTCAGCGAACGAAGTGCTAGTATGGTTCGCCAAAGCATGTTGAGCTTTGTTGAAAAACATATTGTCCCAGAGCTAGATAGACGTATTAGTATGGGACTCGATTTTTCTGAAACACCGACTGTACTTAGTAAATACTACGCTTATCGCGGTTTAAATCTATCTTCTGCCTTTTGTTTGCCAGGATGGACCCCTAAAATCTGTATCGTTAACGATTATGAGAACACAATCAAAGATCAAATGGTTGAATATCTATATGATAAAACAACAGAGTTCGTTGATAAGGCGGGTAATAAACGCAACTGGACGCAGAAGGATGTTGCAGTAAAAAAGACCGATATCACTATCAACTGCTTCGATGGTGCCGGGATCTGTCATCCTGAAATTATGCGCCAGATCGAACGCCAAATTGGTACAGAGGAACATATCAATAGCTGTATTATCCGTGCTCCATATATTAAAGGTTGTATGCATGAAATCAACTATGAGACATTTTATGCCGAACGTGGTGTGACAAAAATCAAAGACATTTGGGGTCAAGAATACGATGTGACACCAGGTAGTGAGCCTCTTATGATTCTTACTGTCAGTCTTTATAAGGGTTATAAGTATTTCAAAAAAGATGGCACATATAAGGACTGGGAACGGTATTGGGATGAGTTCCATAAAACTAACAGTTGCTTCGCTATTGCAAAATAGAACTACAGCGCCGAGAAAGAACGGCTTCAGACTCAATGCAATTACCAAATTTTGCAAAACCTAGACATGGAGTTTGATGATTTTAAGCATTTTGCAGATATGTCGGTTGATTTTTATGAGAAAGTTACAAGTAACGACATCTTTTACACAAATTGTTTTCTTGGTCTTATGGCGAATGATGTTAATCCACTAAACCATTATATCGCCGCACTAGCTCGTAATCAGGAAATGATTCACGAGCCTTGTGTAAAAGAATATATCCATTCCCTGCTTGATAAAACTCGCGACGGCTTTAAGTGCGGCAAGCTTTGGATGAATGCAACTTTTAAATTTTGGGTGCCAGATCTTGTTGCTCTGATGGAATGGGCTGGTGGCCTCCCTGTTGTTGGTGCATTAAAAGCTGGAGAAATTTATACTTTTGATCGTCGTGGTGTCGCTCTTGGCAAGCGTATTTGCGAACGAAATCCTCACATCTCAAGGTCTGAGCACGTACTTGTTGATGCAGTAGATAATGAGTTAACGCAGAAATATTTTCATGGACTTGTAAACTGTTGTTTTACTTCAATCTATGATATCAATGCTCCAAGACTCAATGGTTCAGATTTTGATGGAGACCTTGTTCTAGTCATCAATGAACCCTCTATGATTCCTGGAATACATACTGATATCCCTATCACACTCGACCTTGAAGATAAGAAGACCTCTCTTGCGGAAACAGACACGCTTGACAACAAGTTTGCCTGTACTCTCCGTGGCCTTAAAAGTCAAATTGGCGAAATTTCAAACTTGAGTACAGTATATCAAAATAAAGTACCTAAGACTGAAAAAACAAAACAGGAATATTTGAAATATGTCTCTTTGCTTTCTGTTGCAAATGGAAAAGAAATTGATCGAGCTAAGACGGGTTGCGGTTATAAGATTCCCAGACACATACAGAAATACGGTACCGGACCCAAAAGCACCCCCTACTTTATGAAATATGCAGGTCCTTACTACGCACGTTTACATAATCTCAGCAAGGCACATAGCAACATGAACCTGCTTTGTATGAGTCTGGAGCGTTGGGAGCGCGGTGTACGGTGGCGCAAAGAGCCCGCAGGCAGCTTTGATTGGCATATCATGTACGACCCAGAGGTCTCCTATGATCAGGCGGTCTTTGACGAGATCGAGGCCATTTTCTTGGACTTCAACAAATGCCGCAAGGAACAGCTTGAGTTCGAAAAGAAATGCCGCAATTGGCAATTATATCATAAGGACATCGAGTCGCGTATTACCAAAGAAGAGGCTAAAACATATGAGACGAACTGGCAGGCGATCTACAATGTCTACCGTAACAAGTGCAAGCTGGTGTGTCCTGATGTGAGAGAGCTGGCGAATATTCTTGTAGTGCTTTGCTATGAAAAGTATCCCAATAAATTCAAGAAGTTCTTGTGGCACATGGCCGGCGCTGGTGTTGTCGAAAATATCAAGCCGGTTCCTGTTCAGCTGCCAGTTCACGACTCGAACGGTGAGTACGAATATCTTGGCCAGCGATACAGTCTGGCTGAACCGAAAATTTATGAAGCGAGGGTGAAATAATATGGGTTGGTTTAAGAAGAAAACAAAGAAACTGCAGAAAATAACCAAGTGTCCTACCTGTGGCGGCTTGTTGACAAAGCAGACTGGACTGGAGCACGAATTCACCTATAAAAATCAGATGGTCCATGTGCCGGATATCACGGCGATGGTATGCGGTGATTGTGGCGAGATGTATTTTGATTATACCGAATTCGAGCGTATTTCAAATTATGTTCACGAAGCAGTTGATGAGAAGGATGAAACAGAATGAGTTATCGGTGTTTTAAAATAACAATAATTACCTTGATAGCTGTAATATGTTTATGTTTAGGTATTGGAATTTGGGCATCTATTCCGCGTAAAAACAATGTAGGCGATAAAGCTGTTTATAATGGAAGTTCTTTGTATAGTATTTCTAATACGAAACTTATCTATGATGAGAATACAAGAGTTATATATTATTGGCTACATAGTGGATATATGTCTCCATACTATAATGCACATGGACAACTTTGCCGCTATATTGATGGCGAAATTATACCAATCGAGTAAGGAGGTTAAATGGCATATACAACTTTCTACTGTAATGAAAACATGCTGCTTGATCATTGGCAAGATTATCACGAGTCAAATCTGATGTTGCGAAACCTGCTGAAGCGAACCTCCCTCTCTCCTATTGAATGCGCCACGATTTATTATGAGCGGATGAAAAATCCTGAGTCTGTCAGCTATGACCGCAGCCACTTGATTCAGACGTTCAGCATAGGCCGTAAAAATAACGCACCCATACTTGATGTACGTCAAGTTGTGCTTTATCAGAAAGACCTGGACTATATTACAGAGGCGCGCAAAAAGTATCATATTAACTACGCACAATTACGTGTTCTGTTTGGGGTGATATTCTTCTGCCGACTGTACGGAAGTGATACCTTTGCCTTGGACACCGAGTTTAAGATGAAACGTTTTGGTGGCTGCTTTGAAGAGCAGACAGAGATCATGTATTGTGCTGGGAAAAACTAGGATGACGGCTATAATACAGTGCGGGGTATGAAAGAGATCTCTGACGACTATCACCTGCTGAACAGAACTGGCACTGACGACATTGGGTGCTTATACCAGTACCCAAATTTTGCCCTTGATAAGAATGACACGATTGCGTATACGTTCAATGTAACGTTTGAAAACAATCGGCTGAATCTAAGCGCCATAGTGCGAGAACTATTTGACCCGAAGGAATGTTATTGCATCGTGTGTGGCGAACAGTATCACTCAGAAAAGCCAAATGCCAGCAGATATTGCAAAGGATGTGCTGCAAAGAAAGAACAAGCACGTCTGGCGAAAATCAAGCGAAAACGCAGCGAATGCACGAAATGAACTTTAGATTCTTAATATATGAAAGGGTGTTGTATATTTCCCTTTCGATTATAAATTACAAAGGAGATTTATTATAATGGTTGAAATTACTAAGCGTGAGGCAGAGTATCTGCGTAAGGTTATTCCCAGTGTCCATATCACCCGTACCGTTCACCACTGGTATGCGGAGGAGATCAAGTCTGTTCTGACTCAGCTGCCCGGCAATCCCGAGGCAGAAGAGGCGCTGCGCGAACTGAACCGTACCCAGCGTACCAACACCAATTTTGAGATCTGAGGTGGCGCATGGACGAATTTAAAAAAGCGGACGGCGAGACCTTTGATGAATATATGATGCGAATCGGTGAGGCATGCAGTGAACGTAAGCTGACCTAGGATCAGGCAGCAGAACTGCTGAATGAAGCGACCGGCTCAGACTATGGCGAATGCAGATACCGCAAGACCTATAAGTCGTGGAAAGCTGGTTATGACTACGCTATTGATCACGCCAACGAAGAAACGATCCAGGATGAACTACAGCGACTGAAGATTGAAAAGATCAAATTACAAGATGAACGCAATGCAACAAACAAGGTGTATCGCGATGTTGCCCGTGCCGAATCCGTTAAGGAATTGATTCTGAAGAACGTTGCTCCGTATAACCCTGACAATTTTCTGAATGTTGTGCAGTACGAAGACAGCGGTCACGATGTGATTGTGTGCTTGTCTGATTTACATGCTGGCGCTGGTATTGATTCGGCATGGAATAAGTTCAATAAGGATATCCTAAAGGCTCGGCTTGAGAGTTATGCTGCACAGGTGTTCAATATCGTAGCGCGACATACAGCCGAAAAGATTCATGTGCTGCTGTTGGGCGACCTGATCAATGGGCATATCCATGTTAATACCCGCGTGCAGAACAACGAAAACAGCATTGAACAGGTTATGACGGCTGCAGAGCTGGTAAGTAATTTTGTTGCTACACTGTACGAGGTATGCCAGCATATTGACGTGTATTCTGTGAGTGGCAATCATTCACGAGTATTCCCTAGCAAAGAGGATCAGGTAGTAGGCGACGAACTTGAAGCACTGATTCCGTTCTATATGAAGGCACGGCTGCAAAATTTGGCTGGTATTGATGTCAAGATAGAGAAACTCGATCCGACTTTTGGTGGATTTAAGGCTAGGAATAGTCTTGTGATGTACGCACATGGAGATAAGGACTCCCCTGCTAACGTGGTTGAGCATCTGACATTGATGGTAAAGCAGCCAATCGACATGGTGTTCCTTGGTCACCGCCACACAAACGGCATGACAACGGTGCATGGTACGAAGGTTATTGAGAGCGGCTGCGTTTGTGGCAGCGATTCCTACGCAATTGGACTGCGCAAGAATGATGTGCCGCAACAGGTAGTGGCTGTAATCGATGACAGTGGCCTTGAATGTCTGTACGATGTCAAGCTGGAGAAGCCAGCAAAGATAGTAATTTAATAGAGATTTTGATGCCCTGGGCTACGGCCTGGGGCATTTTTATATGTCGCAGGTGACAGCGCCGGTGTGCTGGCCAGCCTCATAAGCTGAGACAAGGAGAAATCCAGATGCGTTCGACTCGCATACCTGTACCCACAAAAATAAATTAAAAAGGAGGGTTCCAAATTAGAGATGGAAGAAAAATATCACAAAGATTTAGGAGGCGATTACTTCTACTGCTATTCCAGACGGACAGCGCTGTTTGTTCGCGCTATGGGAATTTTTTACGAAGAGATTGGAGAGCACCCGGTAACTGGCTCTGTATATACAAAATTCCGCAAGACGAAAAAACTGAATGAAGTTTTAAAACTATGGGATCAGATCAAATATCGCTTCGATGATATGATGGACGATGGAACGGTGGTGATTGGCTATGGCCAGAGTTGCCGCAGATAAGAAACCGCCTCGTATCAAGGTTCCGCCTTCTTGGAGTGGTGGCAAATGTATGTGTTGCGGAAAAATCTATGACGTGCGCAAAGGTAATTTCTCAAAAACGAAGAGTCAATGGTTTATTGGTAACGACGGATACCTCCCGTGGTGCAATGAGTGCCGTGAGAAGATGTTTGAGTTTTATGTTAAGAAGTATAACGATGAAGATGAAGCGATTGACCGTCTGGCTATGATGTTCGATACCTATGTAAATGATAAATTGCTTGACGCTTCAGAACATTCTGTGGCATCTGCTTTAAAAATTAACACCTATATGGGACGGCTTAATATACGTCAGTATGCAGATAAATCTTATGACGATGTGATCGACCAGAAGAAAAAAGACGCTTTGGCTGCCGGTGATACAAATGGGACAAAGGTCACTCTGAAGATGAGAAAATTCTGGGGTACTGGTCTGGATGAAAAAGATTATTTATTCCTTGATGAGCACTATCAAAATCTTATCACTAGACATGAATGTAAGACGGCCGCACAAGAAATTCTGTTCAAACGCATTACAAAGGCAGAACTTAATTGCGATAAGGCTGATGCCACTGGCGACACAAAGAAAATAAAAGAAGCAAACGACAACCTGCAGAACCTGATGGGGTCCGCTCAGATCAAACCGAATCAGACGAACGATAACGCGTTGGCTGAAACGAATACTTTTGGCACGCTGATTCAGAAATAGGAAGAGGAAGAGCCGATTCCAGAACCGTCGCCAGAGTGGCAGGACGTTGATGGTATCGGTAAGTATTTTAGAGTGTGGGTGCTGGGTACGTTGCTTAAGATGTTCAACTTGAAGAATCCATATCAAGACGAATTTGACGAAGAGTTTGAACGATATACTGCTCATAAACCAGAGACAAATGAGGACGATGCCACAGATACTAGCCTCCGCGAAACTATTTTCGGTATTGGCGAAGGCGGTGGTTCCGCATGAGTAAAGAGAAATTAACAGATAAGGAAGTAACGAATACAAAATCAGAAAAGATAATGAATGCAGTTGCCATGAGGGCGTCATTCTATAGAGCGAATCCTCAGCGGTTTGCAAAAGACTATTTAAACCTGACATTGAAGCCATTCCAAGAGCTACTATTGTTTTTGATGGTGAGATGTACCGGCTTCTGCTTCATTGCTGCTCGCGGCCTTGGTAAGTCATTTCTAACCGCAGTTTTCTGTGTGATTACATGTATTCTATGGCCTGGTTCCAAGGTTTGTATCGCCTGTAAAGTAAGAAGCCAATCTATCAGTATTTTGGATGAAAAGATAATGAAGGAGATCTACCCCAATAGTCCCCTTCTACGCTCTGAAATCAAAAAGGTCGATATCAACAATCAAAAAGCAGAGATTATATTTAGAAATGGCAGCTATATCAAAGTTGTCACTGCCACAGACAGCAGTCGTGGTAGTCGAGCTACACTTCTCATCTGTGATGAATATAGATTACTATCTAAAGATGTTATCGATTTAATCTTGAAGAAGTTCCTGAATATTGTTCGTCATCCTGGATATTTGGACAAGCCACAATATGCACATCTTGCAGAGCGAAATAAAGAATTCTATCTAAGTTCTGCTTGGTTCCAAAACCATTGGAGCTATGAAAAATGTCAGGACTACTTCGTAAATATGATCGACTTTAATAAAAAATATTTCTGCGTATCCTTCCCGTATCAGATGTCAATCAAAAGCGGCTTGCTGTTGAAGGAGGCTGTAGAGGATGAAATGAGTGAATCCAGTTTTTCTGATTTGACATTTGCAATGGAGAACGAATGTAAGTGGCTTGGTGCTACCGAAGGCGGCTTATTCCAATTTGATGACATCAACAAAACGCGCGTCATTGAAAAGGCGTTCTACGCACCGAACCTTTTACTTAATCAAGCTGCTATGGATGTGCCGAAAAAGAAAAATGGTGAAGTGCGAATTCTTACTGCCGATATTGCATTGATGAGCAGTCGCAAAAACGACAACGACGCAACCAGTATATTCTTGAACTGTATGCTGCCGAATAAATCAGGGCGCTATACCAGCAACTTTGTCTATTCAGAGAACGTTGAGGGTATGAGTGCGCAAGACCAGGCACTAAAACTGCGACGGTATTTCGATTACTTCAACTGTGATTATATCGGGGTTGACTGTAGAGGCGTTGGATTACCTCTGGTCGACCTGTTAATGCGCGATATGTATGACCCAGAAACAGGCGAAACGTATCCTGCGATTAGCTGCTGTAACAATCAAGAAATCGCATCTCGCTGTTCTGACAAAAATGCCAAAAAAGTCATCTAGGCAATTATGGGCAGCTCTCAGTTTAACAGTGATGTAGCCATTGGATTACGCAGCGGTTTCCAGCAAGGACGTATCCATCTGCTTCAGAGTGAGTACGGATGTGAAGACCAGTTGCGCAAAATCTATAAAGGCTATGATAAAATGTCGCCTACTGAACGAGCCGCGCTACAGATGCCATATATCAATACTGGGCTTGCTGTAAACGAACTTGTAAATCTGGGCTACGAAACCGTGAATAACGTTATCAAAGTCAAGGAGAAATCCGGCTGCCGTAAAGACCGCTACTCTTCCCTGTCTTACAACTATTACATTGCGCAGCAAGTTGAACGAAGCATGGAGAAGAAGAATAAAAAGCCAACTTCGCTCACGTTTAACTTTAGAGCGCCTGTATTAAAGAAGGGAGGACTGTAATGGCTGAAGATAAAATGCAGAAAAAGGTCCGCGTAACAAATGCCAAAGATGGTAAGACCTCTTATGTAACATATCAGGATCTTGTCAATGGCGTTTATGCGAACCTGTCACATATCGGTATCCGTAATCTAGCATCGAGTACCGACACAAATCCAACATATACAAAATATACGAAAAATCAGATCGTAACCTATCTTGGCAACCCAGCCAACTATGAGAAGCAGCTACGAAATATGAGTAAATATCTATTCAATATTTCAAATTACTATCGCCGACTGATTCAGTATTTTGCGAATATGTCTACATACTCTTACACGATCTCTCCGTATGGACTTGATCGCTCTAAGACAATTAACGCCAATAAATTTAAGAAAGCATATTATTCCGCTGTAACAGCAGTTGAGCTGATGAATATCCCGCACGAAGCTACGAAAATACTGACAATTGCATTCCGCGATGACGTTTACTATGGCTATGCGTGGGAGACGAATGATAGTTTTGCTTTTCAAAATCTTGATGCAGACTATTGTAAAATAAGCAGCATTGAAGACGGCGTTTATAATTTTGCTTTTGATTTTTCTTACTTTGATTCCAACAAAGACAAGCTGCCCAACTATCCGCCGGAGTTTGAGACGATGTATAACCAATATAAGGCTGACTCGCAGAACTACAAGTGGCAGGAGCTGGACAGTTCCAAGTCCATCTGCATTAAAGTAAACGAGCACGATTATATTCCCATTCCACCATTTGTAAGTTTGTTTAGTGCGCTTGCCGATATTGAAGACTACCGTGCTATCAGTAAAAACGCGAGTGAGACCAATAACTATAAGGCACTGGCAATGGAGATCCCAGTGAATGATGCTGACGGCTCTTTCCTGATCGACTATGATACAGCAAAAGAGTTCTATGACATGATGAGTAATGTACTGCCGTCGAATATTGGCGCAATTCTTACTCCCATGAAAATCAGCAGCTAGAACTTTGAAAAGAGCGGCGTGAACAGTGACTCTAAAGAGGTCGCAAATGCTGAGGCCGCATTCTTTACAGGCGCTGGCGTGAATAAGAATCTGTTCGGCGGTGGCGAAGATCCTTCTGCTACTACCCTGCAGCTGTGTACTGTGAATGACCAGGAGATCGTGTTTGCGGTGATGCGACAGTTGGAGCGCTGGATCAATCGCAAGCTGAAGAGCGTTTCCAGTTCTTATAAGTTCCGCCTAAACTTCCTACCAGTCACTCATTATAACGTGACTGAGATGCATGAAAGATATCTCAAGGATGCCACCTATGGTATGCCGACTCGAACCGCCGCTCTTGCAACTACTGGTTATGCGGGCAGCGATTATGAGAACATGACTTATCTTGAAAATGAAATCCTGGGACTTAGTGCTGGTGAAACACCGCTCAAGAGCTCCAATACTCAGTCCGGTTCCGCCGTGGATGAAGGTGGCCGCCCAACAAACGCAAGTAAGGGCGAGGGCCTGTCTGATGCTGGCAATGTAAGCGCCGATAGACAGGAGGCATAAGATGAGTCAGGAGATTTATGAAGTTATCGTACACGGAGCACACTCCGCCGGGATGGCAAAGTTCCTGACCGACCGTGGCGCTCTGATGCTACGAATAGACCCAACAAACAAGTATGTTTTTGTATACGATTCTGTGTTTGAAAATGCTCTGGCTGAGTTGCAGGTTGCGATTCGCCAGGGCTTTTATTTTGCTGACGAGGAGGTGAAAACAGAATGAATCAACGATATCCGGTTTCTTTTATTAAGAAGGGCGAATACGAATCTTCTGATTTTCGCTTTATTGATGTCAGTATTGATGTAATGCACACTGGAGCGAACCTCAACAAGACAAGTTTCACAAAAGACGCGATCAACAAAGCAGTACCGACAATCCGTAATACGCCGATCCTGGGCTACGTTGTAGATGAACTTGACGAGGAAGACAAGGACTTTAAAGGACATGAACATGAACTGCGGATCACCGACAAAGACGTGAAGTACGTCTATGCTGGTCAAGCTTATGGTGTTATCCCTGAATCTTGTAATCCTCGCTGGATCGTTAAGGATGACGGCACCGGTATTGAACGGGAGTATTTGCGTGTTGATGGTTTGATTTGGACAAAGTTTAGTGATCCTGTAGATATTTTTACCCGCGATGGTACGAAGAATCACAGTGTTGAGCTGACCGATATGGCTTGTGGCCCCGCAGATAAGAACGGCAACGTTCCTGTGGGGTCTTTTAAATTTGACGGTTGCTGCATTCTGTCTACGACTGATCCGAGTATCAAGCCCGCTATGACAGGCAGCTGCGTTACTGCCAATTTTTCTGTTGAAGATATTACAGCTCAGATCCGCGATCGGCTCTATGAGTATCAAGCAATTCAGCAGAACTATACTGCGCAAAATGATAATCCATCCGATGAGGAGAAAGGAGATACAACGCCAATGAATGAAAATGAAAAGAATTCGGTTGCAACTGCCGAGAACACTGCGGCCGAAAATCACGAGACTGCGACTCCTCCGGCAGAGAATACTGTGCAGGAGCCAGAGACCCAGACCACGGAAAATTCTGTTCCAGCAGAGGGTGAAGATAAGACTCCTGCGGCTGAAAATACCGTGGCAAACAAAGATGAGGGAGAGGCTGCTCCAACTGAAAATACAGCACCGACAGCCGAAGGCGAACCTGCTGCATCCAGCGAATTTACTTTGACCGCTAATCAGCTTCGTGATGAAGTTTATAATGCGCTGCTTGAAATTCAGGTTCCTTCTCGTTGGGATCATGAATGCATGATTCCTAAGTATTGGCTCACTGATATTCAGGACAACGAAGTTATTGTAACCGATTCTGGCACATATCAACTGATGGGGATTCCCTACTCTATGAACGGCGACAATGTTGTTCTGGAGTATGAGAATATTAAACGTAAGAAGGTCGTTTATGAGGACTGGGATAATGGCGACGTAATGCCTGGCCTAATCACTATGTTTTCTACTTTGACTGATAAACTTGTTGAACTGTCTGACAGCTATACTAAAGCGGCTAATGAAGTTAGCGAAATCAAACCAAAGCTGGAAGCATATCAGCAGGCCGAAGCTGACGCAAAAGCCGCTGAGATGGAAGCAAAGCGCAACGCTCTGTTTGCCACCTTTGACGAGAAGCTTGGCGCAGATGCTGAGTATATTGCACTGAAAGAGAACAAGGAGATCAGCTACTCCGATCTGGAGACCAAGTGCTATGCGCTGGTTGGCCGCAAGAGTGCTGAGTTTTCTTATGTTCCCAATAAAAACAACAAAGGAACTGTCCGCTTTGGCGTGGGTGGCACCCAGAACGGTTCAGATGTCGCGTATGGTGGTCTGATCGAACACTATCTCGGCAATAAGTAATTTACCAAAAATTAGGAGGTACATAATTATGGCTAATAATAAGCATGCTGTTGTGCGCATTGACAAGCTGGGTGGCACCCTGGATGGTGCTCAGCTGGAGAGTGCTATTTTCTACAAGGAGTCCAATGCTGCTGAGATTGATAACGCTCAGCTGGTTGTTCTGGGCGAGAAGCTGGGTCGCGAGGTCTACAAGGCTACCGCTCCCACCGCAACTTCCACCGTTGCTGACCTGTATCTGACTGCTGGCGTTGAGCTGTTCTATGATCAGACCGTGGCACACTATCTGCCCGAGTGGGTCAATGAGGCTGGTAAGCCAGTGCGCGTTTACGCTCTGAATGTTTCTAAGGGTGGCTTCTCTGCTACTGCCGAGGCATTTAACGGCACTCCTGCAAAGGGCAAGTATGTCGGTTTTGCTGCCGATGACACCAAGATCCAGATTCAGGAAGCTGCTGATGACAAGACCTTTGGCTGCATTGACTTCGTTGAGACTGTTGGCTTTGGTGATGGTCGCTATACTTACTACATGATCACCCTGAAGTGATTCCGAAGTTTTAAGAAATTAACATAAAGCCGTCCGTTTAAAGCGGGCGGCCATTTTTATTATAGGAGGTTTATACCATGGCTATTGATTCTAATCTGGTCAAGCTGGCTCTCGATGGCTACAAGGGCCACGTTGCTGGTGATTATTCTGTGAACGACACCCAGGAGGCTCTGCGTAAGGCTCTGGTTGAGGCAAATGGCGGTTCCACCAAGCTGGACATTAAGGCTCTGCGTGATGGTAGCTGCTCCAAGGTGTTCGCTATTGTTGAGGAGCTGGTCAATGTTATTTCTGAGGAAGGTCTGAAGGGCGACGAGTTCTTTATGAACATGGTCGAGGACCGCAACCTGGCTCTGGGCGATACTCCCAAGTTCCACATCGAGCGCGAGTGCCTGTTTGCTGTTGCCGATATCGCCGAGGGTACTCAGGGCGTGCGCCGTCAGCGTCTGGAAGCTGGTACTGACATCACCGTCAATACTCAGCTGCACGCTATCAAGATCTACGAGGAGCTGAACCGTGTTCTGGCTGGCCGTATCGACTTTAACAAGTTTGTTGATATCGTTTCCAAGTCCTTCACCAAGGATGAGCTGGATTCTGCATACGCTGCATTCGTTGGCATGTTCAGCAAGCTGAATGCTCCCTACATTGAGACCGGCTCTTTTGACGAGGACAAGCTGCTGGACCTGATCGAGCACGTTGAGGCTTCTACTGGCGAGACCGCTGTGATTGTTGGCACCCGTAAGGCTCTGCGTCAGATCAAGACTGCCGTTGTGTCCGATTCCGCCAAGGAAGATATGTACGCAATGGGTCACTTTGGCCGCTTCAATGGTACTGAGCTGATTGCTGTGAAGCAGCGTCACGCTACCGGTACCACCGATTTCATCCTGGATGACAAGACCCTGTACGTTTTTGCTGGCGACACCAAGCCCATTAAGCGCGTTACCGAGGGTGATGTCACTATGCTGATGGGCACCCCAATGAACAACGCCGATATGAGCCAGGAGTTCCTGATGATGAAGCGCACTGGCATTGCCATTGTGTTTGATCGTGACTTCGGCGCATACAAGATGGCCTGATCGATAATTTGAGTTGAATGGCGGTGGGGCAACAACCCTGCCGCTTCTTTTATTAAATAGGAGGAACGAATGGCAAGACGTACAACTAAGACTACAGCCGCGAAAGCTGCTGCTCCCGTAGCAACCGAGCCCGTAGTCGAAATTACAAACGAGACCATGGTGGAGTGCCGCAATGGCACAGCTGGTAATCTGATCTATAAGTCCACCTTGAATCCCGGCTATACCGTTGAGTGGGAGGCTTTTGGCGATGTTCAGGAAATGGAGTATCGCGAGCTGGTTTCTATGCGCGGTAATCAGCGCCGGTTCTTTGAGGAAAATTGGATTTTGATCGATGATCCCGCCATTATCAAGAAGCTTGGCGTTGAGCGCTATTACAAAAATAGTCTGACCACCGACAACTTCAATGACGTGTTTACAATGCCCGCCGATGAGATTAAGAAGATCGTTCCGACACTGCCGGGCGGCACCAAGGATGCGATTGCATCTGAGGCTAAGAAAAAGATCGAAACCGGTGAGCTGGACAGCCGCAGTGCGATTAAGGCGCTGGAGGACTCCCTGTCTGTTGAGTTGGAAGACACAATTTGATGTAAAGGAGGCGGGTCATGGCAACCACTTTTGAAAGTATCTATGCCCGCTGTCGTGGGCGCATTCGAGATTATGACAAGGAAGGATATACTGACGAGATGTTTGCAGACGCAGAAAGCGACCTGCTTCAGGCCGCCATTGATGATTTTGCGGACATTTGCGTGCAAGATCTGACTGACTATGATGATGAGCTGCAGCAGTTCAATGTTACTCTGACCCGCAAGGAACAGAGTATTCTGGCGTTGAGCATGATTGTGCATTAGCTGGAGCCGTATGTTTACAACTCTGACGCTTTGAAGAACGCTATGAGCACTAAGGACTTTTCTTTCTTCTCCCCTGCTAAGCTACTTGAGCAGATGAAAGACCTTTTGGCGCAGTCGCAGCGCAAATTGACTGCTGAGATGAACTTGTATTCCTTTAAGTCAAACAGTGTTTCTGAATGGACACAGTAAGGCGGTGGGATATGACAAGATCTCAATATAGAGCCATGCTGAAACAGGATGGAGAGACGCAGCGTGACAGGGTGATCAATAAGGCACTCCATGATACGCGCTTTTTAGCGCCAGTCAATCCTTCTTATAAAGAAGTGACGATAGATGACGTACCCCGCTGGGTGAATATTATATCGTCTACTGTTACAAACCAGAAAATATTCCGCACAAGACCTGGTGAGGATTTTGAGATCGGCAGCATTATGTACTGGGGTAAGAGCCACTGGCTGATTACAGAACGTGATGCAGACGATGAGATCACCGTGCGCGGCCGCATTCAGATCTGCCAGAAACAGATCGTGTGGCAGGACGACCAGACAAAAAAGATTGTATCTCTATGGGCAACTGTGGAAAAGCCGTATTACTCCAACCTGAGTGAGAATAAGGTGATGAGTTATTCAACCCGTGAATTCCGCATTCAAACTCCATTCGACGAGTATTCTGCCCGCCTGAACATTGGAAAGCGGCTGATGTTGGAGATCATCAACGGAGAACCAAAGACCTATCGAATTACGTCGATTGACCAGATGACTGGCCGAATTGACTATGATAATGACCAGATCGGGTTCCTTTCGTTTAACGTTGAACAGGATCTTTACAACGCAGAAACGGACAATGTAGAGAAAATGATTTGCAATTATGTGCCGGAAGATACTTCCGATAACGTGGAAATCACCTATCCTGACGATGACACCGTAGACGACAGAGTGCTTTCGATAGAGTTTACGGGCGAACCGTCCATCCCAACGGGCGGATTTGGCAAGCTGTTTACTGCAAAAATCGATGGCGAAGTGTACGACGGCGCAGAATGGACGCTTACCGGCGATTGTACTCCTGCGGGAGTATGTTTCAAAGGCGGTAATACGACTACGACAGGTGCAAAGTGTAAGATCACTTGTGTGGACGATTCTAAGCTGATTGGACAAGTCGTGGTACTGACGGTTAAAGCAGCCGGCCTTACTGAAAAGATCGAATTGGAGGTGATCTGATATGAATCTCGATGAAATCGGGGTATTCAAAAATCGGGTCGTTTCCAAGTTGATCAATGACGAAAATGTCCTTGATGTCCTATTGGGCAACACAGATGATATCGACGATCCCGAAACTCTTCTGCTTGGTAAGAATGGGTCGGGTGAAGGTGGATGCGTGTTTAAGTATGAGTATGTTCCAGATACACAGGAAAACTCAAAAACATTTTTGTGTGTTGAGGTTGTGCCAGAACAAACCAGCGGCGATTCTATTACGATGATGACCATTTATGTGTTTGCATATTGCAGTAAAAACCTTATGCAAACATATCATCGGAAAGGACAAGCTGGAACACGCATTGATATTTTGGCCAGTGATATTGATAAGCTTCTGAATGGAAACAAAGAATTTGGAATTGGACCGCTTGAATAGGCTGGAAGCAGCATCTATAAGCCGGCGCAGTGCTATTACGGACGAATGCTTGTTTATCAGGTCGGCTCTTTTAGGAGGGCTCGCTGATGAGAAAAATATCGTACCTTGATCATTTGAGCCCATATGGCGTGCAGCTAAAAGATGTTGGGCGAATCCACTCCCCTTTTCTGAAAGACATTTTGAAGATAGGATACACCCAGTATCAATACGCACTGACATTATTTTTATATACCCCAGAAAAATACTACCACGATGCGGCAACTATGATGAAGATGCCAGACATCTGGGAGCAAATGACAAGTGAGCAAAAAGCAAATATTGTGATGTTTGATATTCTTACATCGACAGATGAATCCAGGGCTGAACTAATTTCGGCTCTGGGTCTTTTTGTTTCTGGGAAATTGGAGTGGGACGAGCAGCATCGAGCAATTTTTATCGACAAAGAAAATAGCGGCAAAAAAGGATTCTCTATTGGCGGCTATATCGACAGAAATAACTATTCAACCGTAACAAAGATTTGCTTGCAGATGGTTGATATCGACGAAAGCGACATCCCGGAAGAAGCTCCAAAATTCAAGACCGAAAAAGATCGCTTGTTTTATGAGAAGTTCCAAAAGAAGAAGAAAAAGTTCAAACAAACAAAAAAGGCAGACCCGAATTTCGAGCTGCCGAACATGATTTCTCTCTTATGCACTTTTCATCCAAGTTTGAATTATTCAAACATCTTTGAGCTGACAGTTGGACAGATACGAGATACGTTCTCCCAGCTATTACGCGCAAAACAATTAAATATCGCTGAAATGAACTATTCCGTTTGGGGCGGAAAATACGATCCGTCGAAATGGATAGAGCGAATTGACAAAGAAAACGAAACTATAGGAGGATAACAATTATGGCTAACAAGAATGCTAATTTTGCCAACCGCGAAGTTGCCGACCTGATGCTGAAGGACTATTCCACCAAGAAGATGTTCCTGAATGTTGACTGGGCTAACGTCACTTCTACTTCTTTTGAGGGCGACCGTGTGTTTGCCACCGGCGGCCAGGGCGCACCTAACCGCGTGCAGTTCGACGGCTCTCGTACCGGTACTCTGACCATTGAGGCTCAGGTGTATCCCGTCAAGGTCTTCCAGATGCTGTCTGGTAACGATCTGGGCACTGAGGCTAACTTCCTGAAGCGTGAGAAGGTTACCGCCGCAGACACTGCCAAGCTGACTCTGAGTGAGGCTGCTGCTGGTGATTACGTGCAGGTCTTCAAGGCCGACGATGATCTGGGCACCGAGCTGGAGGCCACTGTATCCGAGAAGGAAGTTACCGTCACTGTCGAGAGTGGTGTCGAGTACGTCGTGTACTACTACAAGAAGGCTGCTAAGGCTCAGGTTGTGCACCTGGATAGCCGTCACTTCCCCAAGGCTTATCGTGTCGAGGGTTCTATTCCCTACAAGACCGAGAACGACGACATCATCGAGGCACATCCCATCTGGTACAAGGCTGCTCCTCAGGCCGGCTTCGAGCTGTCCTGGCAGAACACCGGTGATCCCGTTTCTCTGACCATGACCTTCGACGTTCTGGCCGACGAGAATGGCGACATGTTCTCTTTGATCTTCCCTAACGAGGGCTGATACATAGCATTTACACGAGGCAGAGTCTTTCGGGGCTCTGCCCCTTTTATGAGCGCACAATTATTGCAATTGCGCGTTGATATGAGGAAACTCACAAATAAGAAGAACACCCACGTGGCGACTTTCCGCTCTCTAATTTGCATAGGAGCTTCAGTGAATAATCGGATAATTGGCCCTGCTTATGCCCGGGGCTGGCTTACTTCCATAACAAACTTGGCGATAGTCACCAAAGCAGCTACGAATTGAACGAACTTAGACATGGTGTCGAAGTCAATCATCATACGGGCCTCCTTTCTGCCAGCAGTCTCTCTACTGGACTTCGGGAAGCCCCTACTAATTCTCGCCGTTTTAATAATTCCCAAAAGGGATACGCAGGTGTTCTTCAAATTTGAATTTTACCACATCCAGAAAGAAAAAGGAAGTGTTTATTATAAAAATCATTGCTTTTGACCAGGCTCTCGGCAAGACGGGTGTCTGTACCATTGATGGCGACACTGTTTATCACTCGCTGATCGACCTGAGCAAAACCAAGGATGTCTTGGAACGCTCGACAATGATGCGCCAGATGATCCAGAGCCGCATCAAGAACAACCGTCCAGACCTTGTAGTGATCGAAGATGTTGCACTGCAAAGCTCGCCAAAAACATTGATCCAGCTGGCACAGCTGCAAGGAGCGATTATGGGGGTATGTGAGCTAAACAATATTCCCTATGAGATCATTAAGCCATCCGAGTGGCGAAAGATATTAGGATTTAAACAGGGTCGAGTAAAGCGTGCAGAATTAAAGCAGCAGGCCATAGACTATGTGAAAACCTATTATGGAGAAGATGTTTCGTCTGATGAAGCTGATGCGATGTGCATTGCAACAGCTGTAAGGATGGAACTTGAAAACAATAAATTAAATCAGGAGGACTAATACTTATGGATGCAAAGAATAATCTGACTTTGGCTGAACGAATTTTGTTTGTTGACAGCGTGGTAAGCCTGTCTGAGCGTGATGGCCGTTACGAGCCGGCGCTATATGACTACGCTTTCCGAATTACCACGCTGATCATGTTTACTGGTCTGGAAACCAGTGAGATGGACCAGGACCAGATGAGTGAACTGGCTTTCTCTGATGAAACGACCAAGTTGATGAACGAGACTCCGCGCAAGTATATTCTGACTACACTGAACAAGGCTTGCCGCGAAAAAATCGAGATTGCCCGCCAGCAGTATATGGCAGCATTTGAAGCCGCTGCAAAGAACCAGCCATTTGAGCAGTTGATGCAGTTGGCCGCCGAGGTACTGAGCGGCATTGGTGATCAGTTCGACATGAACAAAATGATTGAAAAAATCGCTGAAGAAAATCTGAAAAAACCGGTAGAGAAAGATAACTATAGCGTCAAAACTCCTGAAGGAATGCTCGATGGTGCTCCTTCAATTGATACGACAGAGCTTATTTCTGCAGTCGCTGAAAGCAAGGAGTAAACTATGGGGAAGAAATCATTCAATACCGTTGAGGGGCTTCAGCGAGAAATTATGAAACGGGCAAATAAAGCTCTGAAAAATGAGGTTAAAGATTATGTGGAAGATAAGATGAAATCTCATGCAGAGCAAGATGTTTATGCAACCTATTCCCCTGTTGAATATGAACGTCGTGAAACCAATGGCGGATTATTGGATGATTCAAATATCAGAGATGTTGTACATGGTCGCGTTTTGACCGTGTATAATGAAACTCAAGTTGAAGGTCCTCGCCTTGCAAACCATAAAGAATATCATAATCCAGATGGACTCCCCCGCTTGCTTGAAGTGACAAACATACGAAATCCATGGACACACAAGCGCTATAGGTGGATGAAACCGCGTCCGTTTATGACGAATACTCAGAAAGATGTCAATAAACACAATAAAGATATCGCAAATATGGTCGAGCAGCGGATCAATCACGACAATACAAAATAATCAAAAAGATGAGCAGACTTATTAAAAGCCTGCTTTTTTTAGATTCGGAGATTGGTTGCTCCAGAAGGAGGAATAAAACATGGCGAGAGAACCAGAATTGAGCATCAAAGTTAAGGTTGACCCGCAAATCAATAAGGCGAAACTTGAAGAAGATGTACGGGCGCAAGTCAGCAATATAAAAAAATTACCTGCTGTCCCTATTACGCCTGATGTATCTAACTTACAGGACGAAATTGAAAAAGGATTAGGTGGACCTTATAGTGTTGATATCGAACCAAATCTTGAGAAAAACTTAACGCAACAGATTAACGACGAGATTACTGCCGCACAAAATGGCGCTCAACAAATTAAGGTCAAACTAGACGTTAAAGAATTCGGCAATGACCTTTCAAAGCAACTAAAAGAGCAGCTTCGTGGTGTAAATCGCACTCTTTCTAATTATCTAAAGGAGATGCAAACTAATCTTGCACTTGCTAATAAAGCCACGTATGGACTTTTTGGTGGTGGAAATCGAGATGTAACGGTTGATAGTATTTTCAATGAAATCTCAAAAAAGGATATTAAAAAAGCGCAAACACTAAATCGACAGTTGAATGATATTTATTCCGAAATGCCGAAATTAAAAGAAACGGGCAAGATTTCAGCAGATAGTGACATAACTTCAATTGATCAAATGAGTAAGGCGCTAATCAATCTTAGCAACTCTCTTTCTTTGATGTCCAAAGCATGGGACGAAGCGGATGAATCTGTTTATAATAACACATTCAAAGATTTTGAAAAGACATATGATTCTATAAAAAATGCAATCGTTCAATTGGAAGAATTGTATAATGCTCCTGGTGCATTAAAAAATCTTAACATCAAAGGTTCTATCTTGAAAAATTTTATTGATAATGCAAAAGGTGGCCTTGAAGATATCTCTAATCTCAGAGGTCAAGGTGGAGATTATTCTGTTTTTTCCAAGTCAGTGGAAGATTATCAAGACTTATTAGATTACGCCTCGACATTCACCCATCTTAATGATTTAATCGGACAATCAATCGATCGTTCTAAAAAGGAAATAGATGGGCTAAAAAAATCCGAGCAAGAATCTATTGGTGCTGGCATCCCTATTGATTCATCTGTTCTTGATGAGAATACAAAGAAAATCATTCAATCTATTGGTGAAGTTAGCGCGGCAATGGATGATTTAGAGAGTAAATCTAAAAACTTCTCAGACAATCTTACAATCGAGGTCGATAAACATGTTGGCAACATTGAAGAAAAGGTAAAACAGCTAAAAGCCCTAGTTGATGTCTTGCCGAATGGTCAAAAAAATATTCCTGCTGATTCCAAAGGGCAAGAAGATTCTAAGGATGGCGCAGCAGGAGTCGAAGAAGGGTTGTCTTCTGTTTCTATTCAAGGTAAAGTCGTTATAACCGATGCAGATGTATCTGTTGATGTCAAAGATCCGGTTCAAATTCCTGGTATTGTTGTAGTTAATTCTGATGCTGTTCAATTTGGCAATACAGAAGAATTGCAAAAAAATGTCGATTCAATTACATCTGCAAAAAAAGCATTGCAAAGTATCGTTAATAAAACTGATAGCTATGCATCAGAAATAGCTGAACTCGGTCCAGCATTCCAGTATGTAGCGCAGGAAGTCGATAATTTAAGTCATTCACTAGAGAATCAAATTGCTGATTTTACTCGCATTTCTGAACTGACAAATAATTATCTCGATAAATCTGGTTCTATTAAAATCGACACCTCTACTGTCGCGGTCACTGGTGAACCGGCCGCAATTGATGGTAAAGTTGTTTTGAGTGCTGATGATATTGTCGCACCCGAAACACCAGTAAATATCAAAGGCCATGTTACTCTTGAGGCCGCAGATATAACTCCTCCGAAGACCCCGGTTGAAGTTAAAGGTAAAATTGTCACAACGACTACTGACACCGAAACGAAAGGCAAAAAGAAGAAATCGCAAGACGACATTGAAAAGCCAGAGCTTATTGAGTTGAAAGGTCACATCAAACTTGAAAACAAAGATATTGAGCGACCTGATCCAATAGTGATGAATGGTAAAGTAACTGTCACAAAAGACGACATCAAATTACCAGAGGGCGGTATTGATGTTAAGGGTAATCTGATTCTAAAAAACGCTGAAATTGCTAATGCTATCCGAAATGCATCAGAAAAAGCTTCTAACCCCAAGGATACTACTAAAACAGCTTCTACTAATAGAAAATCTTCTACATCTCGCCGTGGTTTGATTAGTGACTTAATAACAGTCAATAAAAAAATCGCTGAAACAAAGAACTTGCTTGATGATGTCTCTGAAGTTGAAGTTAGCACTATTCAAAAGTGTCTTGAAAATTTAAGAGCAAATCGTGATGAAATCGTAAAGCTGTTAAACGACACAAATACAGATAGCGATAAATGGTATATTGACAGAAAATTCCGCTATGCAAATAAAGAAGTCGATTATACTCGGTTACGTCATGCAGATTCTAAGAGTGTAAAAGAGAGTCAAGAAAGTATTCAAACAGCTCAAGATGAAAGAAATAAATATAATAATGGAAAACTTTCTGCCTATCGTGCATACAGAAACGAACAAAATACATACAAACTAAAGAAAGCGCGTCTTGGGAAAGATGAGAATTCTGACGAGGCAATAGCAATAAAAGATGCGATTGATGAATTAGATAAGAAAAAAAATGCAACTTTAAATTCGATGAAATTAACGATCCAAGAACATACCGATTTAATGGATCAAATGGAAAAAGAGGATGCTGAAGTCGAAGAAAAAATCGATCGCCAGATCTCCATTATAAAGGCCCATGAAAGTAATAAAAACAAAGTTGCACAAACTACTCGTGGCAAAAAGATCACTGATCAGTTGACAGAAGCACAAAAGACTTACGGTACTGTTGAAGAAGCTAATGCAGCCAATAAAACCCCTACAGCTATTCAAGAAGCTCTTCATGTACAACAGCAACTCGTTGATGAAATTGCAAAAGCCACTGCTGGCACAGAAGAATATAATAATGCAGTTAAAGCAGCAGAAGATAATTGGAAGAATGTTATGATTGCTATAAATTCTTCTAAAAAAGCAGAAAACGATCTTGTTTCGGCAGTTGATGTTATTCGTAAGAGATTTGCTTTACTTAAAGAAGAGGTTTCTCAGAGTTCTAATGACGAGTTAAAAGACGAGATCACAAAAATCGAAAAACAAGCCGCAGAACTTGCATCTAAGAACCCGGCCGAATATGATAATTATGCAAGTGATCTTTTGGCTTTGAAGCAAAACACTTATTCTGTTCAAGCAAAACATACTCTGTGGCGCAAAGGCTATAAGGGACTTGAGAAGAAGGGCGATAAAATTGCTCAAGGTGTTGAAATTGCACGGCAGATGCAACAAGATGGCACCCTTAAGGATGCTGATTTTAAAAACATTGATGAACTGATTGCAAAACTCAATAAACTTCCTGCCCAAACCGATGAATACGCTAAGACTCTGGAAGAAATCATCCCCATTTGGGAGGAGATAAAGAAAAAGGTTGATGCTGTAAACGATGCTGAAAATAAAGCTATAAAACAAGCTAGTGCTCGAATTGCAGGAGCATCCGCAGTAAACAAAGCTATGGATTCCAATCAGTCTTTGATTGGAAAAGTAAAAAGCAATAACGGAACAGATAAAAACTTTTATTCTCAATTAAAAGAAAAGCAAGACAAGTTAAGCAACTTACTTACCAGTGTCGAGGGAGAAACCGATCCTGTACAAGCTGCAAAAACATAGGCCACAAGTAATTTAACAAAAACAGCAGCTAGTAACATCAATTCTATCACTGATGCACTAAACGCGCTTAATAACGAATATAGTGAAGCAACGCAAGAAGCCAAAAAATTTAATGCAGCCACTTCGCAGGAGCGTTCGTTTAATAAAGCGTCTACTGAAGTTGCAAATTTGAAATCAATGATCCATGATTACCTTGATGCAAATAAAAAACTTCAAGGCACAGACACAGGAAAAGGGTTTTATGAGCTATTAAATGCCTTGAATAGCAGTGATGCACCTGCACGAATTGGCGAACTAAAAAAGAGATATGCTGAACTTCGTGCTGAGTCAAAACAACTTGGACTTGAAACAGAAACCTTAGTTGATAAGTTTGAAAAGCTTTTTGGCCAGCATCTGAGCACTATGATTACCATGGCCGCGTTGCACAAGATGCAAGACGCTCTGCGGATCGTATATCAGAATGTAGTTGAAATCGATACAGCTGTTACAGAACTGCGCAAAGTCAGTGAATACGCCGGTAAATCTCTTGAAGAGTATATGGGTCGCGCGTCTGAGCAAGCACAAAAGCTTGGTGTTTCGATTAGTGATTACATCAATTCGACTGCTGATTGGAAGCGCCTCGGTTATTCTGATGAAGACGCCGAGAACATGGCTACCTACTCTACCCTACTCAAAAACGTGGGAGACGGAATCGATGACGTTAACACCTCGTCTTCGTATCTGATTTCGACAATGCAAGGCTTTGGTTTGCTTGCTGATCAGGCAGAGGACGTTGTTAATAAAATTGACGCTGTAGCAAATACACAACCTGTTACCGCAAAAGACCTTGGTGAAATCTTGACTCGTAGTTCTGCTGCTATGTCGGCTGCTAATAATACACTGGAAGAAACTATTGCGCTTGGTACCGCTGCAAACGCAGTTATCCAAGATGCAGACACGGTCGGTACAACCTTAAAAAGTCTTTCCATGTATCTCCGTGCTGCTAAAAGTGACGCAGAGAATGCAGGCATTGAAGTTGATGGCATGGCCAATTCTGTGTCTGAACTTCGTAGTGAACTGAAATCTTTGACTGGCGTTGACATCATGCTGGATAGCAAAAATTTCAAGAGCACATATCAAATCATGAAAGAGCTGTCTCAAGTATGGAGTGGTCTGTCCGATGTAACGCAGGCTAATGTCACTGAAATGATTGGCGGAAAGAGAAACGCAAATGCAGTTAGTGCTATTCTAAACAATTTTAGTGTCGCTGAATCTGCCATGGAATCTGCTGCAAACAGTGCAAACGTTGCATGGGCTGAGAATGAGAAATACCTTGATTCTATTCAGGGTCGTCTTGCTCAGCTTAACGCATCTTTCCAAGCTCTTTCTACCGATGTACTTGACTCCGGTCTTGTCAAGACTGTCGTATCTCTCGCAACTGGACTTACAAAAGCCGCAGATGCAATGATCAAATTTACTGGCGCTATTCCAATGGGCGCTGGTATCGCAACCTTTATAACTCAGCTGGGTAAACCCAAAATGACGGGTTTCACGATTGTGCCCAGCAATACTCCGGGTGGTGACACGGAACAAGCCTGCTGTACTTATTATATTAAGTGCTGTAGCGCGAGGGAGTATTTAGTAAAACCGACGAACATGGCAGCGTAAGCTGTGGCGAGTTTGGGTAATTCTCGTCCGGGAACCGAAAGGAATCCGCAGGCAAGCTCTGTATGTGCCTACATTATTATAATAGGTACTGCCAGAGACGCTTCAGAGAGCATAATGTCGGAGTGGAACTACGTGCGTAACAACGTCGCAGATTCACTATTGGGTGCTCCAAATCACTGCTACGCATGTTAAACGCATGTGGGCAGAAAAAATTACAGGTGGTCTCTCCCCTGCCGTCAAAAGTGGAGAAAGTAAAACCATGGTATACGCCGTGGCGTTGACAGAAGTATTATTATATGATAGTATCAGGAGGAAAATATGAACGAAGAGATGCGAAAGCTCTGCGAAAGAGTTTGCATTGAATACTGTGAAAGCGGGATCATATCAGAAGATCTTTACAAAACATTTATGAAGGAACACAGCAACCTTCGTTATCCAGATATGGAAAAAGCCGATGCCTTTATGCGTGATTTCATCGATCGGTATATTAAAGAACATAATCTTTCTTGGCGATGTAATCGGTATCTTTATGGGGAAGCTTATGGATTTAAGATTTTTACTGAGATTGATGAGCTTCCAAAAAAAGTACAAATTCTTTCTGTATTTTAAAATCATTTAATCGGAGGGGCAAAAATGTCTGACGTTATAGCTTTTACAATCAAATATGATAAAGTTGTAGATCAATTGATTTTCCCATGTGTTCTTGCACATAATGGGATTATATTAAAAGCTAACGCGTTAATCGACACTGGTGCTATGGCGAGTTATATTTCGAGTGACTTATCTATGGTTTTAAATCCAGTGAAGACAGGACAAGAGACGAAAGTCATTACCACTCAGTTCGATGGTATTTATCCTATTGTAATGGTGGAATATCTTGGTGTACCTAAAAACACTATTTTCGACAAATGTAAATTTATAGTCAAACCTTTTGCTTCCAACAATTTCAATCTTATTCTTGGTATGGATTTTCTTAATAAGGGAGATTTTGCAATTAGTCGAATTAACAATCGTACAACAGTTACAATTCGTCGTCCATCTATATCTGCTATAGAATGTCAGAATATAGTTGATGAGAAAGATATTCCGCAATTGATAAAAACGATGCGCAATCTTCCAATTAACACCATTCGCATTGACAACTAGAATAGTTCTGGCTATAATAAAAGTACAATCGCGTATCCAAAATATATGGAGGTATTATATTATGCCAAGACCCAAAGGAAGCAAGAATAAAGCAAAGGTTCTCGATGGCGTCGATTACGCAGCGCAGATCGCTGAGAAAAATACTGCCGCAGAATCTCTCGCTGAAGAAATCGCAGCACTCGGCACGAATATTGCCGCGCTGAATGCTGACCGCAAGGCTAAGGAAGTAGAACTGAAGAAAATCAATAAAGAGATTGCAAAGCTCGAAAAGAAAAAGGCTGATGCCGATGAAAAGATTGCGGCAGAGCTGAACCGTAAAAAGGCAGAAGATATTGTTGCCAACGCACTGGCCAGCGGCATGACTGCTGAAGAGATCGCTGAACTTCTGAAATAACTACTGTGCAGCTATCATAATGAACAAGCCCGACTTCCCTACTACTGGGGGCCGGGCTTTTGCTATTTTTATAAAGGAGAATTATTATGAAGATTGAAATTGAAGCAAAAGAACTCACTGCCCTTCTTGATTACATTAAAGAACAGAGAAAACCTATTGGAAACGCTGATGATTTGGCGAAAGTAATCAAAGAAAAATTACCTGAAAAGACAAAGAAGCTAATGGAATCAAGTGAACGATTTGTAAAAACTTCTTCGATCAATTCAGGCAATTCAATCAACTGGAAGTGTTAATTTTCGTAGGTTAACACTCCAGCCTTTTCCAAGACAGATAAGATGATGTTATTGGATGCAGCAATTGCGATAGCCACAGATTCTGTCAGAATTTCATCTTGATCCTTATTGCTAAAATCAATAGATTCAATAACATGCTTTATTTCTTTATCTGTTTCCTCAGAAAGAATCTTATTAAACTCTTCTCTAGTCATTGTAACCTCCTCCTTTCTCCTAGTCTCTATTTAAGTCTACCATAAAAAGACAAAAAGTAAAGAGCACCGCAAGCTTAAAAATCACTCTTACAGTTATTGCAATGCCACTGTTTGCCGATCTTCCCGCTGGCAGCCCCCACGAGGGACACAGACACGGCGCGGCTCACGGTGCTGATCTTTTCAGTGTTTGTAGACTTGCAGTAGGGACAGACGACGCGCTTGCCGCTGGCAAGGTCTTGCTGGAGTTGCTGGTTTTCTTTGATACGGTTAAGTTCTGCTTTGCGCTTTATTTCCTCCTCCTTACGGGTAGCCTCTTCATTCCTTTTCTTTTTGTTTTTTTCTTTCTGTGTTTTTTCCTGTTCAAGAATGCCCGGGTTTTCTTGTTCACGAAGATAATCTAAATACCACATGAGAAATTGATAGTTCTCGAAAGAATAAGGTTTTCCTATATTATCTATTACAGTAGTGTTTTCTCTATATTTTTTTACAATTTTATCATGTTCACATATTAAAGATGGATTGCATTTTAATATTTCATCTTTCATATATGCGTATACAACCGACCTGTAAAATTCCATCGGTTCTTGTTTATTTATCATAGGATCGTTTTTTAGGTACGTATAATTTGGATTTTTCTTTAGAATTGTTTTTCCTTCTTCAGTTACAATACCTGTATGATATATTCCTAAAAAATTTTTTCCTGTTCCTGTTTTCACATCAATATCGTGTTTTAATTCTCCAATTTTCATAAACTTCACCACAACTTGTGTTATTTGACCACTAACATAAGTATACGATTAGACAATCAATAAGTCAATGATTGAAATCAATAAAAATCTTGACGGAACTTTGGAGAAAGCTATTAGAGAGTCTTCTAAATTACAGAAAAAACCTGGATTCCTTCAGACCGCTATGCTTGCTGGTGACTTTGCAACGGGTATTAGTAAGAAAGTTAACACCTCTGAATTTACCGCAAACAGCACAGATTCGAATGTGCAAAATTATGTTTCCCAGTTGGCCGGATTAAACAAATCACAGCAATCTGCTGTTCTTAAAATGACACAGATGGACGATGCTGTCAAATACGTTGTAAAGGATTTTCTGAATTTAACAAACTCCGGGAAGGATGTTAGTGCGTCTTTAATAGAAAGCACTTTAAGCTCCAATGGTTTTTCTGATTCCCTTTCTAAACAAGTTCTTGAAGCAGCAAAACTTGTTGATGCTCAAGGTAAGTACCTCGTTGTAAGCAAAGAAACGGCACAACAGAATCTCGAGAGCGCTTTAAGACAAAAGGATTTCACAGAAGCTGTTAAGAACACAAAGCAAACCGAGCAACAGTTGGCATCAACTATTATAGCTACTGTCTTAGGACAGCAGGCCCAAACTGGTGCTACTTGGCTTGAGACATTCGCTGTAAATGCTCTTGCTGGTGCTCTCGCTATTGCAAAACAGGCGGCTATCGGACTCGGCATTGGTTTCATTACATGGGTCGGTTCTAATATAGTCAATTACATTTTGAACCTCAAATCCGCATCCGAACAGCTTGTTGACGCAATGAACGATTCTCACGATGCAGCAGATCAGGCAGCTCAAGATGTTGAATATATTCAATCTAAGATTGATGATTTAAACAAATCTGTAAAAGAAGCCGGCGCTGAAAAAATTGAAGACATTGTTGACCCTGCCGAGCGCGAACGTCTTCAGGCTATCAACGATATGCTTGAAGCACAGCTGGAACTGAAGAAACAGATTTCAAAAGACGCTGATGATAAGGCGAACACAGATACTAGCGCTGTTGTGAATGATAAATCAGAAAATAGTATCGTTAAATCTAGTACGCAACCACAGATGTCTTATGATTCTAATGGTAATCCTATTACGATATTCTCTCCGACACCAGATAAAGTCACCAAGACCGAATCTCTCCAGGAGTATACAGCAGCACTCGAAGATACTACTCAAAAACGTCGTGATCTTCAGGTTGAACTTGACCAAATTGAAGCCTCTAGCGGGAAAGATTCTAAAGAGTATGCAAATAAAAAGAAAGAACTCGATGCTCTGAATGAAGCTTTTGAATCCCAGAAAACCAAGGTCGAAGAGCTCTCCTCTGCCGTGTCTGAGCAGATGGGCAATTATAGCACCGACGCTGATAATTTTGATCAGTACAAAGATGAATATGTTGCCGGCACGAACGCAATGACCGCAGCCACTAAGGCTCTTGCAGATGCACAAGACGATACTAGTGTTGATACGACCAATGTTGATATCTTTGCAGAAAAAGTTAGTGCAGTCAAAGCTTCTATGTCTCGTCGTGGTACGAATGATTCTAAAGGCAATTCTTATATCGGCGCTGTTAATGAATTTAGCGGCATGACTGGCGATGCCGTCTTAAATATCGACGCTGATACCGAACATCAAACAGAAGCGGAATCGAACGCACTAAAAATTCTACACGAGACAGCTGATAAAGCACATATTTCTTTTGGAGATTTGATTGGTGTATTTGAGCAATTTGGTTTTCTTCAGGTAAGTAATGCTGAGGCAGCTAACAACTATGCGTCTCAGCTTGAAGAGACAATGGGCGTTATTGACAACATTCAATCCGCTTATAAGAATTGCTCTACTGCGGTTGAAGAATACAACAAATATGGGTATTTGAGCATTGATTCTTTACAGAGTTTACTTCAGATGGATGATGCATACCTCAATACCCTTGAGCTTGTCAATGGCAAACTTCAGGTCAACCAGAACGCTTATGCCGATCTTTTGGCCACTCAATATGCAGAAGCTCAAATGGAAGCCATTTCTCAAGCGATATCAGAGCTAAATGCGATTGCAAAGGGAGATGCCGCAGAAAAAGCAGAGACATTCACAGAAGCAACTGAAGACGAAAAGAACAAACTTGAAGCTCTTGCTCCTGCATTAAAAAATGCCACAATTGGAACTGGAGAACTGGCTGGTGCCCTTGCTGCTGCCCGATCCGCTGAAAATGGAGACAATACAGAAGAGATAGAAGCAAAAATCTCGTCTGTTATGACGGCTTTAAATACCAGATTGTCTTTGATCAGCACTAATATGAATAACGCCATGAACAGTGCTAGTGGTCTAAAAAATCAACTGAATGGATTTAGTGATTCCACAAAAAATTCTTCTAAAGCTGCTCAAACTTTCCTTGATGCATGGTCTACTGTTACATCTGCACTGAAAGAGTTTAACGAACAAGGTTATCTAACAATGCAAACTGTTCAGAGCCTGACCGGCCTTGAGGATAAATATTCTTCGGTGCTTCAGAAGAACGATACAACGGGAAAGCTTGAAATTCAGACTGCAAAATTCAAGGAATTGATGGAAGCAGAATTAAAAGATGCTAAAATCAAAGGTGATAATGCGAGCGCAACCCAGTATAACAAGATTCTTAAGTGGACAAACCGTAACATCAAGGATCAGACCATGTCCTACTGGGATCTGGTTGCGGCGATTGAAGGTTATTCTTCTGCTCTTTCAGGGGCAAAAGAAATCACCGACGGTTTCAAGGATGCCTGGGATAATGGCAAAACTGTCAAACAAAAAACAGAGAAAAGCCGCACTGGTGCACTTGATTATGAAGGCACCGAAGCTCAAAGTGCTGCGCTGCAATCCATTAAAAAGTACAGCCAATACGACCCGGATCTGATCAATAAAGCCTACAATAAAGATACTGGCAAAATCGATTTGAGTGGCGACGTACTGAAAAATGCCGTTGTAGAATCGTTAAGACAACAGGCAGAGGCTGCCCGTAGTGAAGGTGGCGCGGCCTCCGAGGCGATTGCAAGAAGTTACGAGATTGCGAAAGAGAATATTGAGAACGATGTTATCTCCGTTCAGGATTATTTCGACGGACTGGGTTCTACGATTGAAGAGTTTAACTCTAAGATCGACGACATGCAAAGCGCCTGGACTGATCTGAGTGACGTTACAAACGAGTACAACACTTATGGCGGTTTAAGCGTAGACAGTATTCAAAAGCTGCTTACAATGTCCCCTGAGTATCTGCAGTTCCTCAAGATGGAAGGTGGACAGCTCGTCTTTAATAAAGAAGCGATGCTGGCAAAAACCAAGGCCGACATTCTGGCAAAGGCTGCAGAACTCGAATTAAAAGAAGAAACCAAAGATCAGGCAGAAATTCTGCGTGCATTGGCGGACTCTCTTGACAAGGGCGCAGATTCGATGGAGGGCATGGGCAAATCGGCTGACAAGCTGAAGACTCTGATGTCCCAATTGAATACTGTTTTGAATTCTTTTATCGGCGTTTTTGATGACTTGAATGACAAACAGTCTAACGACCTCAAAATTCAGGGCGAAGCCTGGATCGATGTTATTGACAAACGGATTGATGCTCTCAATGAAGAAAATGATGCACAGGAACGAGCAATTGAACTGGCAAAGCTTCAAGATGAATACGAGCGTGCAAAGGCCAATAAGACTGTCCATGTATATGGCGGCAGAGGTCAGGGCTTCGTATGGAAAGCAGATGAAAATGCTGTTCGTGAAGCCGGACAGAACCTATCTGACAAGCAGCGCGAGTATAAGAAGCAGGACGAAATCGACAAGCTTGAAAAGCTCAAGGATAAAGTTCAGGAAACCAATAATCTTATTGGCACCAGCTGGGATGATTATCAGAAGAAGCTGAAATACACAGCCGAGTTCGAGGCCATGACCTTTGAGCAGATGGAAGGTCACTACGACGGTTTCAAGGGTAATGTCCTTAACAATATGCAGGCCATTCAGGGCGCGACAAACGTCAAGAATGTTATCACTGATATTTCCAATTTGATCTCTACTTTGGAGACACTGGCGAATATTTTGAACATTCTTAATGGCGGAACTGGTGACGGCGGCGGAGTCTTTGGCTTTATCAACCAAATCAAGAACATGTTCACTGGCGAAAACGGTGACTTTGATCTTGGCGGCGGCTTTAAGAAGATGTTTGATGGAGCAGCCAAAGTGGTTTCTGACGGCTGGAACTGGATCACTGGTAAGAACAGGGCTGGTTCTGCCGCACTAAAATCAGACACCACTGCGACATTGGATATCCTTGGCAACACAATAAAGGTGAATACTGGCGATATTCAGCGTGTCTCTGGTGGATTCTTTGAGAGACTGGTTGGTGCTGCGAAAGACAATCTTGGCAGTATCGGTAAGTTCTTCTCAGGTGCATAGACATCTATCTCTGAGAAAACCGGGTTGATGTTTACTGATATTGGCTCGTTCTTCACAGAAGGATTTGGCCTGTTGAACGGTCAGACTGGACTTGGTCTTAATGGCATTGTTGAGACCATCGGCAGTATGTTTGGCCCCATTGCGGCTGGCGCACAGTCTATCGGTAGTGCCATCTCGTCTGGCGTTGTGAGCTTCTTCCCTTCTATCTTCGCTGGACTTGGTACATTGGTGACAAGCGTTGGTAGTGCTATGGCTGCTATGATGCAGGCGATTGCTGCTGCTCTTTCTGCTATTCCTATCGCTGGTTGGATTGCTGCTGCTGCCGCTGTTGCAGGTGCAGTTGCTCTGATTGCTACGATTGCTTCAATTGCAAGTAATGTTTCCAATACACCCGTTGATGAACCTACTCCCGCATTCCAGGCAAAGAAGTACGCAAAGGGCACTCGCGGTGTTAAGAAGGGTCAGATTGCAAACGTTGATGAAAAGGGCGAAGAGCTGATTGTTCGTAACCCCGATCAGGGACGTATGACCTACCTTGAAAAGGGCGACGGTGTTATCCCTGCCAAGGAAACCGACAACCTGATGGCGATTGGTGCTGACCCCGAAGGCTGGCTGGCAAAGGGCTTGGCCGAAGTGACTGGTAGTGCTGCTGCCGGTGCTGGTATGAGTGCACAAGGTCCGAATGCGCAATTGAGTGGAGCTGCAGCAGCCGCAGCCGCTGGCGTTGGT